CACATTGATTTTATTTTGTAGTTCTGACAATTTTTTATTTTTAATGTCCGTAAATAGTTCCAATCTATTAAGTCCAACTCTTTCATATGTATCGTAAGAGTCTACCATTTGAGGATATTGTATACCTTCTTCTATTTCTTTACCTTCTTCTTCTATTTCTTTACCTTCTTCTTCTATTTCTTTACCTTCTTCTTCTATTTCTTTACCTTCTTCTTCTATTTCTTTACCTTCTTCTAAATCCAGGTTAGATTTTTGTTCATCGTCTGTTTCCAAACCTTCATCGATGCCTTGTTCTATTTCTTCTAAATCAAGTTCATCGAATTCTTGGTATAGTTCATCTAAACCTTCTTGTATTTCTTCTTCATCTGTTTCCTGGTCTCCATAAAATTCTTGGTATAGTTCATCCAAACCTTCTTGTATTTCTTCTTCAGGTGTTTCATAACCTTCATCGATTCCTTGTTCTATTTCTTGTAAATCATCGGGATCCATTTATTATATATTATTTATTATTTTCTTATATCTTGTAAATTGAATATTATAAACATTATAGATATTATCATTATTTGAATTTTAATTATTTTCATGTTTTGTATATTTACATTGTTTGATTCATCAATGATAGAAATATGTGCGAAAAAAAGTAAGATGATTATATACATGAGTTTTTTTAATTTTATTCTATTTTTTTTCATGTTCAAAATAAGTATTAGGATAACAAGATTCCCGAGTATACTATATATAGTTTGGTTAATAGATATCAACATTGTGTTTTCGTAATTCAAACCCCCTGCCACATGGGGAGTATAAAATAAATTTATAATTAAAAGTGTAGAAGTAATTATAGAAAAATACAACCAGTTTTTATGTTTTCTCATAGAATAAAATAGGTAGTTTACTATAATGAGAGATATTAATGTTGAAATAAAGCAAAATCTGTTAATCTTTTTACCAAAAATTAGAAAATGTGGGACCACGTCAAATTCTACCTGATTGATAAAAAAATCAGGTTCTTTTACGACTATATCTTTTTTTTTAATTAATTCATTTAGTTTATTCATATTTTATTATTCATTATATAATAAAATAAAACTTAAATGATATTAAATAAATGTTTCATTATTTAATCATTTTGACAATTTTATTAATTTATTACTTTGTAGAACAAAAAAATACTTATCGTAAATATTTATCAAGGGAATATTTTTCTCAAGGTATAGTAAAATTTGGTGGTAGAATACAACCTTATTTAGGAAAAGGTTTTTACAGACCTGCAAATGTACCATTAAAACCATTTGTATCAAAATATAAAAAAACTAGAGCGTCATATTTTAAACCTAATTTTTTATGTTATGATATGGAAAGATTAACGAAAACTAGAGATCAGGGATTGTGTGGTTCTTGTTGGGCTTTTTCAATAACATCTTTACTTGGTGACAGAATCGCTATTTATACAAATGGAAATAATATTTTGAATTTAAGTGTACAACAAATACTTTCTTGTTTTGGTAAAGAAAAAGGTTGTGAAGGCGAATCCCCCGAAGATATATTATTAGAATTACAAAAACAGCAAACTTTGTTAATAGAAGAAAAACATAGTAAATATAGTCAATTGATAGATACAAATATAAAGACTAAGTGTGTGGATTATAGTAAATACAGAGGGATAAATGTTAAACCGAATAGTGTTCATTCTCTAGGCAATGTTTATAGACGAAAATAAACCTGATAAGAAAAAACTAAAATATAATATTATAAATATAAAAAATGAACTTTTAAAAAACGGACCCGTTTTTGCAGTTATGACTATTTATGATGATTTTTACGAGTATGATGGTAGGTCTGTGTATAAACATGATAAAAATTTAACACCCACAGGTGGTCATGCCGTGGAGATAATTGGATATAGTGATGAAGGTGTTGATTTTAGAAAAGAAATTAAAGGTGAACCTTATTGGATTTGTAGGAATTCGTGGGGTAGTAAGTGGCCTGTAAATTCTACTACAAATGGGATATTTGCGATAAAAATGGGTACGAACGAGTGTGGTATCGAATCGAGAGTAGGGTGTGCAGAACCAGATGGATATGATGAAAATATTAACACTAGATTGTATAGTATGAAATTTACTAGTTTTAATTCATTTCTTAACAATCCATATAAAAAAGATTTTTTTATATAATTATATAAATGAATATTAAAAATGTTATACCAAGAATTTTAGAACTAAGTATTATTTTTCTATTGTATTACAATAGAAATAATAATTTAGATAAAAAACAAGAAATACTGTCTTTAATAGTAGAATTGTCAGGAAAAATGATTGAAAATAGTAGAAATTATATACTTACAGGTAATGAAAAATTTAAAAATAAATATAATGAATTGTTGGAAATTATAGAAGGAAACGGTAAATGGGATAAAGTAACTCCACATATTTGGTTTCGTGGACATTCTGAAAATTTTAGAAATATTATAAAAATATTAAATTTTGATTCTGATGAAAAAAAAATATCTGAACAAATTAGGACATTGATACATGATTCTATATGGGATGAGATTAGTGCAATTAATAATTATGATGGTAAAATTGATATCAATAACAAATCCAAACTAAAATTTGATGAAATGGAAAATAAAAAATTCATTCCTTTCAAACCTGTTGAAGACGATGAAGTAGTTGAAGTCAAAAAAAAATCTATAAATATTTTATTTGGCGTGGAATATATCGAAAGATATAATGAAATCCATTCTTTGGAATTTTTGTTGAGAAAAAAATATTTTGATAGAATAACAAATATACAAAGATCCGTAGATGTATTAATATTAATATTAATATTAATATATATTTTATATATAAAATATGTCGTTTAGAATTGAAAAAAAATTGTATTTAAATACATTTTTTGATAGTGGAAATAATAATTTTGTAATATATAGACCTTCTATTTCCACACCTGAACCTGAACCTGAACCTGAACCTGAACCTGAACCTGACCAACCGAACCTGAACCTGAACCTGAACCTGAACCTGAACCTGAACCGAACCTGAACCTGAACCTGAACCTGAACCTGAACCTGAACCTGACCCCACACCCGACATTTCAAGTATTCCTTCTGGTACAGAAATTATTATGGCTAATACAGATAACACGATAGCTATCGTGGTGGAAAGTACATACAATTCAGGAAAAGGTAGAGTTAGAGTTTTTGAATGGATAAATAATACTTGGTTACAAAGAGGTTATGATATTCCAGATTCTTCCGATATACCAACTAGTTTGTATAACGATTTTGGTAAATCTATAACCTTAGATAATCAGTCTCTTGATATATATGATTATCAAGAAATTAAATTAGAAGTAACTTATACACGTATTGATAATGGTTTGGATGAAACAGGATATTTTCAGTGGGATGTTGATACATGGATGAATTTAGAGGTTTAAAATGTAAAATCGAAATTTATTTTTTTGTTGTAGTAAAATATAAATGTTGAAAACAACAACAGAAAAAATGGATCAAACTGAAAGGGGAGAAATACCAAATCTTTTTGTAAAAGATTTGAAAAAAATCGTTTTTGATTATTGTGTAAACGATATATCAAAGATAAATTTTTTCAAGTTAAAAGAATCTATGAATGAACAGAATATACCAATATCTATCGTTGTGTTTAGACATGATATGTTATGTTTATCTGTTATACAACCTTATTGGGTGGAAGATTTGGATTATAACAACGACAAAATAAAACTTACTATTCACCCAGATACTCCTCTGAGAAATGAAGATATCATGATTAACGAACAAACAAGCGTAGAATTATCTATAATTTTATTAAATAGACATGGGATAACAGGTAAACAGTATAGTGTTGAAAAAGAAAATGAAATTTATCATGTGAGTATATTTAATATAGAACCAATTAGATATAGTGATATATTTTTACCAGAAGTTGAATATTTTGATATATATCAAAATATTTTTTTCACAGAAGAAGATTTTGATAAAAATATATATAACATAACATACAAATGTGATGAGATAAAAAAAATAAAAGAAAAAATTATTTAGTTATTTTTAAAATCGAATTTCATTTTTAAAATAAAAATAAAAATAACTAATTCGAAGATGGTTTCTCAAAAATCTAAAGATGAAAAATTCTGGACTATTATTACCAGAAAAAAGCATCTAAAGGTACGTAGAAATCCGTCTGAAGAAAAAAAAATGCAGAACGACGAAGTGAAGTGTACTTACGACGAAGCAGGTAAGGTTATTGATGAAATATGTGATTTACCTATGGTTATAAAAAAAACTATATATGAATACGTGAATCCATATAAAAACATATTAAATAATGTACTATATCCTGTAAAAATAAATTTATTAGATTTTAACGTGTCGAATGAAAAACATGATGAAAATACATATAGAAAATATACTTTCGTGTTTAAAACGATGTCATACCTAAATACCGATGATTATTTTGAATTTATCTATAAACATTTTATAGATAAAGAAAATGTTTATAAAAATTTCGTGATCCAAACAGAAAAAAAAATAAAAATTAGAATGTATAGAAAGTTAGAAAAAATAAAATACCTCAAATCGTTTTTTGATACAGGAGAAACTAATATGTTTGCTATATCCAACAACGTTGCTGATTTGTGTTATAGTAGTCTGTTTACTAGAAAGTTTTGGAGAAAAAATAAAGTCAACCAAGGTAAGTATTTTTTTGTACAGACACCATCTTTTTTCACACATCAATTAGATTATGTGTATGGAATAAAAAATTACAATTTTTTAAAAAATGTATGTAGGGAGATTTATTTGAGAATGAACAAAATCAAAGATATATACCCCTATACAAGTTCGTATTCAACTGTTATTTGTGATGTATGGGATATTAAAAAAATAGATGAAGATGTGATGAACATAAGAAAAAAATACGGAAATAATATTCTGCCTTTTATATAAATGACTCAAACAAAATGTGATTTAGATTATATAAAAAAAATGTTGTTGAAAAATTATGAAATATGTGGTGTTATAGATTTTAAAAGTGATTGTTTGTTTAAAATGTTACATAGAGGTAGTAGTATAGGTAAAAGTTATTGTGGGGGGAAAGATATGGAAATCGCCAAATCTTTTGGTTACTTTTGGCATACACATCCGAATAGTTCTAAAGCGTATCCTAGTGCTGAGGATTTGATGATGATGAGAAAAAAAAACCGAATTTTCCAGCTTATTTTTACAAAATGGGGGGTGTGGAAGACTTCAATGATAAAAGAAATAAGTGATGAAGATAGAATAAAATATATTAAAAAAATAAACAAAATATCTGGTAATAAAGGTGGTATATATTGGGGAACAGAAGGTGGTATGGGAAAATGGAAACCAGAATATAAAGAAATTGTAAATAATTATATAAAAAATATGAAAAAATTTTCCGTTAAAATTGAATTTTATACCTGGGATGAAATAAAAAACAAGGATTATTTCTATGATAAAGTAGATAAACAATATTTGTTAACATTTGAAAAATTTAAAGAAAATTTTAGATTAAAAACCAAAAAACGAAAGTTGGATTCAGTGAAGGACACTAAAAAAATGAAAATAACACCTAAAAAGGTTACTAAAAAAATGAAAATAACACCTAAAAAGGTTACTAAAAAAATGAAAATAACACCTAAAAAGGTTACTAAAAAAATGAAAATAACACCTAAAAAGGTTACTGAAAAAATGAAAATAACACCTAAAAAGGTTACTGAAAAAATGAAAATAACACCTAAAAAGGTTACTGAAAAAATGAAAATAACACCTAAAAAGGTTACTGAAACTAATAATGGAATAAATATTAAATCTATATTACCATGGTTATAAAAAATTTAAATTTATAATTTAAATTTTTTATAATAAATGATTAGAATACAAAAAAATACTGGTTGTAAAATATCTGATATTAGAAAATTATTAACTGAAGATCAGGAAAGATGTGGTGTTTTTGATCCAAATGGAGCATGTATGTTTAATATATTTCACACGGGAAAGAAGTGTCCTTCAGGAATGCGTCGTAAGTGTGGTGGTGTTTTGAACGATTTAGCAGTTGAATTTGGTTACTTTTGGCATACTCATACAAACTTTGATCCATCTTTTCCCAGTGTTGAAGATTTAGAAAATATGTTTGAAGCTAACCGTAAATTATCATTTATTATTACAAAATGGGGGATTTGGAGTATATCAAAAACACCAGAACAACAATTTAAAATTGATGATTCAATTAAAATAGATGGGAGAAAAAATATTACAAAATATTTTCACGAAAATGAGCATTTTTTACGTTCCAGGCTTCCTTTTGACCTTATGGAAGCCTGGAAAGATGAGTTCGAAAATTTTTTGAATAAATATATTAGTAATCTTGGTATTTTTTTGACAGTAAAATTTCATAAATGGGGTAAAAAAGAAGAAAATGAAAAATTTATAAAAAAACATATAATCCCAAAAGATAAAATTTTTGGTGATTTTTTAGAAAAGAAAAAGGATGAATATACTATAAATAATCATAATGCTGAAATAGAAAGTGAAAATTATGAAAAATATACTACACTTCTACAACAATCGATAGATAAAACAAAAAAAGATACAAATTTTTTAAAATTTTTAAAAACTATACGTGAAAATAATATAAAAAATTTGAAAAAAATAGAAAAAAATATTGAATTTTTTAAATATCATACTGAACTTGTAAAAAAAATGATACTAGATTTAAAATCACAAAAGAAAGAAATGAAAAGAATACAAGAACAAAAAGAAGAACAAAAAGAATTTGCTTCTAAAATTGAAAAAACAAAAAAAAGGGAAAGAGAACCTGAAGAAATTTCTTCAATAATAAATTGGAGGGCGAAAAAAATTGGAAAAAAAATATCCGATAAACAAGGAATTGGAAAAAAAATATCCGATAAACAAGGTTCGGAATATCTAACTAAATTATTAAATTTGAAATAATAAACATAGAATCGAATTTTATTTATACATGAAAAAAAAGTATAAATGGTTAATAAAACTTGCATAATTAAATTGAAAAATATCGATTTAGAAAAAGTTCATAAAAAATATAATATAAAATTATCATCTAATATTACAGAAAATAATAACGATAGTAATTCTACAACGCGTATAGATGTAACTATAAAAAATAATAATGTATCATTTTTAGATGAAAGTAAAAAAGTTATTAATTGTAGAGTAACTATGCTTGATAAGAATGGGAAAGAAATAAATACTTTATCTGGTTATAAATGTTTCTGGTGTAGGAATAAATTTTCCACTGATAGTTTAGGTTGTCCTATTAAATATATTCCTAAAAGATATTATGAAATATACAATTCGAAGATAACAAATGATATTTCGATAATAAACGATATTGTGGGGGATGATATAAATAAAGAGGTATTGGAAGATAAAATTGTTTCTCCTGATATTTATATATGTGATGGTATATTTTGTTCGTTTAATTGTATTTTAGCGTATATAAATGAAAATTCAAATAATCCCATGTATGAAAATTCCAGATTATTATTGAATAATATATATAGTAAAATTAATAACACCTTCAATTTTAAAATCACACCCGCCCCACATTGGAGAATGTTGAAAGAATATGGTGGAGTGATGGATATAAAAACGTTTCGACAAAATTTTAATAAATTTATATTTAAGAATACAGGTAATGTTGATGATATAAATTTCAAATGTACTTCTTTTCTGTTTAAAGAGGATATAAAAATATCAAATTTTATATAAATGGATGACTTTGTAATAATTACAGATGATAAAAAAAATATACCGTTTGTCGATTTTCTTTATGTGAAAAATATTGATAATAAAGATATTGTAAGTCAGTATATTTTTGACAAAGTTGATAATATTAAATGTGTATTTAATATTATCAACCAAATGTTTATAGATATTCCCAGAGAAGATGTTTATATAAAAGATAAAAAAATAGATAATATTTACGATATCCTTTATTATATAGAACAGAATTTTCTTCAGAAAAATAAATTATTAGTTTATTTTTTTTTTACACAGATATGTTTTGTTATACCTTTGAAAATATTATATGACATGACTAAAAATATAAACGAGGATATTATAATAACGGATGGTGGTAGAAATAATATAAATATTTACAATAATACTATTATTGTAAAGAAAAAATTGAATTCAGTATTACCAGATTATTATGAAAAATCTTGTGAAATGATTAATTTTTTATCTTTTGATATAATAATGGAAGTAGATTTTGTAATGAATACCACACAATTATATATAGAATCAGTATTTTAGGTTATGTATATCTTGGATTTTTTTCTCCCAATTATCACCTAATTTGTTTTTTAAAATTAATTTTTCTGATTCCGTTAATTCATCTGGATCCAAACCGGATTTTAAACCACATATTATATACTCGAATGCGTTATGTATAGAAGTTTCAGGATTCAAATAATCTACACTATTATACATATTTTCACCTATTTTACGATATTTTTCCTTATCTTCCGGAGATAAACTTTCTCTCATTTTTACTAAATAGTCATCTTCGTAAATACATTTTTTTTCTTCCGTCATTTAATTTTACAAAATTTATATTTAAATAATTATAAAATTGAAAATTTCGAATTCAAATTTCAGGGGTGTAAAAAACTAATAAAACAGAAAAAGTCGTTTTTTTATTGTTTTTATAAAAATTAAAATTGAATATTATTTATTGTTCATATTATAATACAAATATGAACAATAATACCATTTCGGTATGTGAAGAAATGTTGAAGGAAAGAGGATATACTATACAGAAAATAGAAGAAACTAATGATATTGTCAAAATATTTTTTTTAAACGAATTGGGGGAAAAATCCATTTTGAGTATCAATTATAGTAAATTGGATGTTAATTCTTTAAAAAACGAAATGGTTTATGTTTCCAGAAATAATATCAAACATTGTATTTTTGTTTATAGTAATGTTACTTCTTATAGTTACAATATTAAAAATTTTTACAAAAATATTAAAATAGAAATTTTCAAAATACATGAATTGAATTTTAATATAACTAAACATTTTCTCGTTCCAAAACATGAAAAATTAAATAATACAGAAAAAATGGAATTTATACATAAATGGGGAGAAAAAATACCTCAGATGCTAGTAGACGATCCAATTTCAAAATTTTATTATTATAAAAAAAATGATATTATTAAAATTACTAGAAAAACTGGTTATGTCACATACAGAATTGTTATTTAATTTATTATATATTAACTAAATACTGTCTAATTATTATCAATTACAAGTTCACAGTTTTACTCAACCATTCATACCAATTTATAGTCTTTGTATGTCGGTATTGAATATATAATTTTTATACACCAGTTATATATTTGTATATATAAATGGTGTATAAAAAAATAAATCAAATATACAATAAAAACGGTGATAACAAAATCGAAATAAAACATAAAATCGTACCTACACAACATCTATCTAATCCAGAAATTTGGGGACCGTCTTTCTGGTTCACTCTTCATAATTGTGCAAACAACTATCCCGTATCTGCAAATAACATATACAAAAAATATAGCAAAGGTTTTATACAAGGTATCCCTTTTATGATACCTTGTAAATCATGTGCAGAACATGCAAAATATTTTATACAAAAACATAATTTGGATTTGATATGCTCTGGAAAAGAAGAAATGTTTGTGTTTTTTTGGAAATTTCATAACGAGGTTAACAAAAGACATGGAAAAAAAGAATTGTCTTTAGAAAAAGTTAAAGAAATGTATAGCAAAAATGCAAAAATGATTATATTAAATGATTACGAATGAATAAAATAAAATTGAATAATATATATATATATTACTATAAAATAACTAAATTCCAGAATGAATTTTGGAATTCGCGAACGACAAGCCAATGTACCTTCAACATTATGTTGTAGGTACATATTCAAAAAAGGAAACAAAAAAGGTCAAATATGCTCTATAAAACCTAGGAATGGTAATTTTTGTAGTAAACATAAAAAATATGAACACAAAGATGAACACAAAGATGAACACAAAGATGAACACAAAGATGAACACAAAGATGAACACAAAGATGAAACGTGTAGGTACATATTCAAAAAAGGAAACAAAAAAGGTCAAATATGCTCTATAAAACCTAGGAATGGTAATTTTTGTAGTAAACATAAAAAATATGAACACAAGGATGAACACAAGGATGAACACAAGGATGAACACAAGGATGAACACAAGGATGAACACAAGGATGAACACAAGGATGAACACAAGGATGAACACAAGGATGAACACAAGAATGAACACAAAGATGAACATTTAATTAAAAAATATTCAGAAGATTTCGACAAAAGTCTACAGAAACACTTTAAAATATATAATGTAGGCTTTATGGGAAGAGGTAAATATGTTAAAGTAAAAATACCTGTAGAAGAATTATACGAAGTGAAGGTTGAAATTTATTTACTTTTTTATATAAAAAGTGGGGAAGTGAAACTGAATATCTTTAGTAAAGAAAAAGATACACAACATAATAATGTAATACTAGAACCTAATATTGACAGAGTTTATATGATAAACGAAGCGATGAAAGATTGTAATTTTACATATGATATATTATTCAGAAAAACAAAATTTTTTATTCTAAAAACAATGAACTTTATCGACTCGAAATGTATATTTAGAAATATTTTCAAAATGAAATGGAACGAACTTACACAAACATTCGTTGATAAAAATGTAAACGAAAATATTTCTAAATACGAAGGAATAGGTGATTGTTGTGTTTGTTGGAATTCCACTATATTCAAATCCAAATGTAAACACTCTTTGTGTTTGTCATGTTATAAAAATATACAAAGAAATACTAGACGTAATAATATATCATGTCCATTATGTAGAGGTAATTTTCAGTATGATAAAAAACCATTACAAACATTATTCAATAATTTGAATTTGAATTTGAATTTTTAATTTAAAATATATGATTTATGTTAATATAATACAAATTATATTAACATAAATCATATATTTATTGAACTGAGAATAGCCACAAAGAACTATCTTAAATTTTTCTCTCCCTAAATTCCTTTATTTTTTCTCAAAAATATCTTTTTAAGTATTCAGCAGGATCAAAATCTTTTACTTGTTTTTTTGGTGAAACTTGTTTTTTTGGTGAAACTTGTTTTTTTGGTGAAACTTGTTTTTTTGGTGAAACTTGTTTTTTTGGTGAAACTTGTTGATTGAAACACGAATTTGTGTTTTTTAGTTGTTTTCTAAAAACTGTATGGGTAACGGGTGAAACTTTTTGTAATACCTTTTTAACGTTTGGTCTTGCTGCTAAAAACATTTTTTCCATTTCTTCAACATCAAAAAATATATCGTTAGCATTTGTCCACTTTTCAATCTTGTATTCTTTAATTGTCACAGGGAGACCTTGTATTAATGTGTGTCCTAAATTTAAAACACAAGCAACTTCTTTTGTAAATCCACTACCTTTAGGTATTATACAATTTATGTCTTTCAATTTTTCAAGTCCAATACTATTAGCATCAAGTATAGAAATTTTATTATGATTTAATAAATAAATTAACAAAACATAAGTTGCAAAATATATACAATATCCACCAAAAACTCCTAGATCGTATGAACTTTGTACACCCCCGTCAATATTAGGCACCCCTCCCGCAAGATAACTTAATATTTCCGAACCCCCTTCTCTTCGACTGCGCATTTTTCGGGGAGTAAAATTAAGAACATCTGTAGTGTATGGTGTCAAATGAATCATTTTTTTTTGTAATCTTTGGTTTACATGTCCGAACAAGTGTTCAACGTTTTCGAATGTGGCATCATACATAGTACTTCCTGAGACATACAATTGAGAAGCACTAGGTGCATGTGGTTCGATTATAAACCATTTCCACATTCTCAGAGATATTTTTTTACAAACTATATAATTTGCATGACCTTCCACATCATTTTTATTTTTAATATGTCGATATATACCAAGTGGAAAAACAATTACGGTATTTACAGGTGGGATTTTCTTACCATGATTTTCTCCCATCAATTCGTCTGCGAACATGTCATAAAGTTCATCATTATTTTTTTTCACTGTCACTGTGGTATCCATTCGTTTAACCCAAAAATTGTAATTAACTTTATCATTGTTGAATAAATAAGCTGTGAGTCCTTGCATCATGGTAATTTTACAATATTTAGAAGTACTAAAACTAGTAATACTACTTTCATTATAATCTGTCGAAATAGTTGATAAATCATTATTTTTTTGTCTTAAATGTAATTGAGTAAAAATGTCAGATATTATCACGGACGATTGAATATTTTTCTTTACAAAGTCATTAACAGAAGAAACCACCTCGGGAAATAATTTAGAAGTTTCAAGTCTCCATAGTTGAGGGGACTGCTGCTTCGCGGATACAGCAGTGGAATGAGTGTCTGGAATTGGTATTTTAATATTTTCCTCTCTATTTTTTGATTTCATTTATTAATAAAAATAAAATATTTATTGTTTTTTAAGTTATTAAATCTCTGAAAGAGATTGTTTTGTACGACTTTGTTTTTTTCAAGGAAGTTTTGACACCAGGAGTAACATCGTCTTCGAAAGAAAATTCGGAGGTGTTGGAATTAATTGATTCTATAGAGGTTTTTTTTTTAGATTTTTCCGTTAATGGTTTGTAAAATAATTTCCCAAAGTTAGTTCCAGCATTGATGTGTTGTAATGTATGATCATATTTTTCCATCGATTCATATAGTATATTATATTGTTTGTATTTTAGAAAATCCCAACTGGTAATACCTCGTTTATATATTATATTTAACAGATGATTACGGTACACGGGATTTTCGTTTTTATTTTGGGAAACGTTTTTTTTTGCAGCAAAACCAAAATCTATCCATTTTAAATTACCATTTTTATCTTTCATCAAATTACCCTTGTGGGTATCTGCATGTACCCATCCTAATTTTTCAAAAACTTCCAACATATGTTTAGCTTTTCTGAAATCAAAATAATCTGTTCCAAAGTTTATTTTTTCTAAAAGTTCCATTATATAATACGCTTTATCACCACATATCCACGCATTGTATATTTTAGGTACAAAACCTGTTTTCCCGAGTTCCACTAAAGCTTGTATTTCTGTTAAAAAAGATTCCACGAGATAATGTCTGATACTTTTATTCTTACTGAAATCAAATGTTTTAAGAACATATTCACAATCGTTTTTTTTTTCATCTGAGTTTTTACATAATCGTGACGTTGAACCATAAGCACCTTTACCTAAAAAGTTTAACATTTTGTATTTTTTTTCATAATTGTAACAATTTTTCCCTTTTTTATTGTCTTCATTCATTATTTTTTCATAATATTTTTTAGGGACACTGGGTCCATAAATATACATGATATTTTCAGGTTTATCTTGTAAAATATTTATTTTGATTAAATCTTTCAATTCCTGTTTTCTTATGCTGGTTGATGTTTGTATTCCTAATTCACTAGCCCTTTTTTTTAAATCATCTATTTTCTCTGAAAAGAAATTTGTAAAAGTATTACTCATTTATTATATATATATATATATATATATAATATAAATAAAAACTCACCTATTTATAGATGATAATATTTCTTACAAAACAATATTGATATCACTATCTACTTGGGGGAAATCCCAGTTAAATTCACGGGACGTTTTTTTACTTCCACCTTCCCTAATTGTTCTTATGGAAGATTGTTTTTTAAAAGAACCCTGTCTGGGGGAGGATCTGGAGGAGGAGAGCTTTCCAAAAATTCGGCTTAAATATTCTTGTCTTTGTCTGGGGGAGGATCTGGAGGAGGAGAGCTTTCCAAAAATTCGGCTTAAATATTCTTGTCTTTGTCTGGGGGAGGATTTTAAAAAATCTTGTTGATTCATTTCATAAAATAGTCTTTCTCTTTCCACCTCTTCTCGTTTTTGTCTTTCCTCCGCTTCTCGTTTTTGTCTTTCCACCGCTTCTCGTTTTTTTCTTTCCGTCGCTTCTCGTTTTTTTTCATCTGTTTTTGATTTTGGCATGCGAAAATTTCTCCCTTTATTCGTTATTTGGTTGTTGGTCATCAAGTCGCGATCATATTTTTCCAAATGTTCATATAGTATATTATATTGTCTGTGTATAAGATAATTCCAAGTGGTAATACCTCGTCTCTTAATAATATTCAATATATGATTATTAAACATCTGATTTTTGTTTTTATTTTGAGATAAGTTTTTTTTTGCAGCAAAACCAAAATCTATCCATTTTAAATTACCATTTTTATCTTTCATCAAATTACCCTCGTGGGTATCTGCATGTACCCATCCTAATTTTTCAAAAACTTCCAACATATGTTTAGCTTGTTTGAAATCAAAATCTTTATCAAAGTTTATTTTTTCTAAACGTTCCATTATATAATACCCTGTATCACCACATATCCACGCATTGTATATTTTAGGTACAAAACCTGTTTTCCCGAGTTCCACTAAAGCTTGTACTTCTGTTAAAAAAGATTCCACATAATAATTATTTCTCCATTTGTTTATATTTTCTGGATATCTATTTAGTTCTATTTTTTTAAGAACATATTCACAATCGTTTTTTTTTTCATCTGAGTTTTTACACAATTTCCACGTTGCACCATAAGCACCTTGACCTAATGCGTGTTTAGTTTCATATTTTGTCTGATAATTGTAACAATTAATCCCTTTTTTATGGTCTTCATTCATTATTTTTTTGTAATATTTTTTAGGGACACTGGGTCCATAAATATACTCGATTTTTCCAGGTTTATCTTGTAAAATATTCTCTTTGATTAATTTTATCAATTCCTGTTTTCTTATACCATTATTTACATCTATTCCTAATTCACTAGCTCTTATTTTTAAATCATCTATTTTCTCTGAAAAGAAATTTTTAAAAGTATCACTCATTTATTATATATATATATATATATATAATAATAATAATAATAATTTTCCTGTTTTTTTTTTGTTTTTTTGTTTTTCTTATTAATAAATAAATGGAATTCAAATTACTTCTTATAATTTTTTTGACTTTATTAGTGACAGGTTTAATTGTTGTAATTTACGTTAGACCTAAATTTTTAAAAATATGTGAAGAGTGCGAAGAGTGTGAAGAGTGTGAAGAGTGTGAAGAGTGTGAAGAGTGTGAAGAGTGTGAAAAACAGGTGTTAAATTCGTAATTATCCTGAACATGTTTCACATATATCACTATTTTTAATTTCAAGGTTCATTTTCATTTCTTTATCGATATCTATTCCAAAATTTTGTGCATTCAGTGCAGGTTTGGAACGTATATAGTAAGAACCAGTTTTCAGACCTTTTTTCCAACCGTAAAAGTGTAATGTAGTTAAACTATTGAAATTAGGTTCGTTTAACCATAAATTCAAACTTTGACTTTGACAAACAAAGGGACCTCTTTCAGCAGAAAGTTCTATTATTTTTTTTTGTTTTATTTCCCAAACGGTTTTATATATATTTTTTAGACAAATGGGTAATTCTTTTAGGTTATTTACAGAACCTTTATTAAAAAGAATGTTGTTTTTAGTTTCTTCATTCCAAATACCGATTGTGTTTAAATCTTTCATAAGATGTTTATTCAAAATCATAAATTCACCGGCGATAGTTCTTCTAATATATATATTAGAAGTGTATGGTTCTATACATTCATTATTTCCCATTATCTGTGATGTACTGGCAGTGGGCATAAGTGCAATAAGTAAACTATTTCTCACACCATATTTAATAACATCTTTTCTGAGGGATTCCCAATCCCACATTCCACATAAATCTTTATTTTCCAATCCCCATAGTTGGTATTGGAAAATACCTTTTGATATCATACTATTTTTATACGAATAATATACACCTTTTTCTTTGGCAATTTCACAAGAAGTTTTCATAGAACTATAATAAATAGTTTCGAATATACGTTTATTAACATTTTTAGCTTCTTCAGATTCAAATGGTAAACGTAATCTTATAAACAAGTCTGCCAAACCTTGAACACCTATACCTATAGGTCTGTTATTAAAATTTGACAATTTACATTTTTCAGTTGGGTAAAAATTCAAATCTATTATTTTATTCAAATTAATAGTTAATATTTTTACAATATCAATTAATTTACGATAATTTATTTTTGGTCGTAGTATAACAGATAATTCCGAATACCCTCCTAAATAATCTACATTATCACCATTCACTACGAATAATTGAGGTACTGTTTTATATTCATGTTTTTCATCAACTTTTTCTTGTAATAAAATTGCATCATTTGAAGAAATTTCTTCAAATGATACGTTGGAATCTTTCAAAACCTGTTTTAGTAATTTACAATAAACACAATCTTTTTTAGTATATATTTTTACTTTACCATCACGTATTTTTTCTAGTTCGCATTTATACTCTGTGTAATCTTTACTGTTAATATATTCTTGTGAATGAATATCATCTTCTAGAATACTCGGTAAACAAATAGATGCCAAGTTACACACCGATGTTTCTTTCATATCACTATATTCAACAATTTCAGCACATAAATTACTAGACTTTATTGTACCTATATTATTTTGGTTTGATTTTTTATTACATGAATCCTTATATAACATATAAGGATTCCCTGTTTCTATCTGACAAGAGATTATAGAACTCCACACTTTTCGTGCATTAACTACTTTTTTTTTAATCTTATCGTCATTTTCATACGTTATATATAATTTTTCAAATTCTTCACCATAAACTTCAGTAAGTCCTTTACAGGAATCGGGACAGAATAATGTCCATTGTTCGTCATTTTGTACACGTTTCATGAATAAATCTGGAATCCATAATGCATAAAATAAATCCCTCGCTCTCAATTCTTCAGCTCCGTGATTTTTCTTCGCATCAAGAAATGTGAAAATATCACGATGCCAAGGTTCTATATAAACCGCGAAAGAACCTGGACGTTTACCACCTTGATTTATATATACCTGATACCCCGTTTAATACCTTCAATAACGGCATAATACCTGTAGATAGTCCGTTAGTTTTTCTAATAATTGAATTTTCTGCACGTATATCCCCAATACTCAAACCTATCCCACCAGACCATTTTGATATATTCGCCAAATCACCTATTGTTTCAAAAATATCCTCCACAGAATCATCTATACCTGCCAAAAAACAAGAACTCATCTGTGGTCTAGATGTTCCTGAATTATATAATGTTGGTGTTGCATGTGTAAAATATTTTTTACTCAACATATCATATGTTTGTCTAACACTATCAATATCATCTTTATGAATACCAATCGCAACTCTTAAAAATAAATGTTGTGGTCGTTCAATAGTTTTATTATTTACTTTTAGTAAATATGATTTTTCCAAAGTTTTTAATGAAAAAAAACCCAAATTATAATCCCTATTATAATCTATTATTCTATCAAGTGTTTCGTGATTTTCCATCACGAAATTATAAAACTCATCGCTTACCAATGGAAAATTCATATCATCACTTCTTGTGTTTTTATAAAGAATTTCAACAACATTTTTATATTTATCATCTGTATTCTTGTGTAAATTACTCACAGTCAACCTACTAGCTACTTCTTCGTAATATGGATTATCGACAGACATCGCAGCACAAACAGTTGCTGCCAAATTATCCAATTCACTTGTTTGTATTCCATCATACATACGAGATATTGTTTTTTGACATATTAATGTAGTATTTATCTTACCTTCTATACTATTGTTCATTTTTACTAATCTATTAACCCTTGTTAATATTTTATCAAAAGAAACTTCTTCCTTTTCACCATTTCTATTTGTGACGAACATTTTTAATAATATTTTTAACTTTATATTATTATTAAAATTTTTATTGTAATTTTAATAATATAATGTCAATTTAGTTTTATATTTAATTATTACATTTCAAAAGCATCTAATAATTCACTAAGTTCATCTGGATCTATATCACATTCTCTTAATTCGGAAATTTTATTTTCAAATTCTTCTTGTAAATCTAAATTTTCAATATTCATCCCGTTAATTTTTTTCATACATTCTTCATCTGTTTTATTTTCTTCTACTAGTCTTTCTCTTCTTTGTAATTCTTTTTTCCATATTTTTCTTTTTATTTCACATTTCTTCCCCTCTACTTTCTCCTCTACTTTCCCCTCTACTTTCTCCTCTACTTTCTCCTCTACTTTCTCCTCTACCTTTTCCTCTACTTTTTCCTCTACTTTCTCCTTCTCCTCTACTTTTTCCTCTACTTTTTCCTCTACTTTCTCCTCTACTTTCTCCTCTACTTTTTCCTCTACTTTTTCCTCTACTTTTTCCTCTACTTTCTCCTCTACTTTCTCCTCTACTTTCTCCTTCTCCTCTACTTTTTCCTCTACTTTTTCCTCTACTTTCTCCTCTACTTTCCCCTCTACTTTTTCCTCTACTTTCTCCTTCTCCTCTACTTTTTCCTCTACTTTTTCCTCTACTTTCTCCTCTACTTTCCCCTCTACTTTTTCCTCTACTTTCTCCTCTACCTTCCTTTTATTTTTATGTTTAGAACAATAGTCACCTTTACATTTTTTACCACACAATTTCCCTTTATTTTTCCCTCTGGTAATAACAAATTTACACCCTTTCTTCTCCCCTTTCTTCTCCCCTTTCTTCTCCCCTTTCTTCTCCCCTTTCTTCTCCCTACCTTCTCCCCTACCTTCTCCCCTACCTTCTCCCCTACCTTCTCCCCTACCTTCTCCCCTACCTTCTCCCCTACCTTCTCCTCTACCTTCTCCTCTACCTTCTCCTCTACCTTCTCCTCTACCTTCTCCTCTACCTTCTCCTCTACCTTCTCCTCTACCTTCTCCTCTACCTTCTCCTCTACCTTCTCCTCTACCTTCTCCTCTACCTTCTCCTCTACCTTCTCCTCTACCTTCTCCTCTACCTTCTCCTCTACCTTCCCTTTATTTTTATGTTTAGAACAATAGTCACCTTTACATTTTTTACCACACGATTTCCCTTTATTTTTCCCTCTAGTAATAACAAATTTACATTGGTTATTGTTCATATTTTTTTTAATAGAATGTTTCTTTATATCTTTAATATTTTCCCATTCAAATAATAAACATTCTTTATTTATGTCGTATTTTTTTGATATTGTAGAAATAAAAATATTTATCACATCATCATGGTAGGATATATTACCTTTGTAGGCGACGGAAACTTCCTGGGTCGTTTCGGTATTGTTGTTTGTATTCATTTCTGAACAAGTTAATTTTTATTGATAAAGTTATAAAATATTCGATTTAATTTGGTAATAAATGTATGTATATGTATGTATATGTATGTATGTATATGTATGTATATGTATGTATGTATATGTATGTATATGTATGTATGTATATGTATGTATATGTATGTATGTATATGTATGTATATGTATGTATGTATATGTATGTATATGTATGTATGTATATGTATGTACATAAAATCGAATTTTTATTTTTAGATAAAAATAAAAATAACAACCTACTTCAAGGTACAAAACTGAAGAAACGATTCTATAAAATGAACTCGCAAGTCAAGAATCTCACTGATATGCCAATTGACATTATCAAGAAAATAAACAACTACAGACCTAAAAAGGTGTATTTTCCTTTGGTTGTGACCTTCAACCACGGTGAAGAAACTTTTATATTAAAAATGGAAAACGATGAACTGTCTTGTAAGAAAAGAACATTGGAAAACGAGGTGAAATTTCGAGAAATATACTTTGAAAACAAAGATGCATTTAAAGAATTTATATTCTTTAAATTCAGTGATTACGCATATCAAGATTTACGAGATATGGGTGAGTTTACTATCAAGATATTCATGTCAAGCTTGATGTCTACTACTTTGTACATTGATTGTGTGAATGACGAATCTTCTATCAATCATATTCAAGACGAATTTGAAAAAAAAGTAAAACAATCTTTGGATACCGCGATTGGTATGTTGGGCAAGATGTATAGATATGAATAAAATAATAATAGTGTACATAAAGATAGAGTAGTGTAGTGTAGTGTAGTGTACATAAAGATAGTGTTAGTTTAGTGTAGTGTACATAAAGATAGTGTTAGTGTAGTGTACATAAAGATAGTGTTAGTGTAGTGTAGTGTACATAAAGATAGTGTTAGTGTAGTGTAGTGTACATAAAGATAGTGTTAGTGTAGTGTAGTGTACATAAAGATAGTGTTAGTGTAGTGTACATAAAGATAGTGTTAGTGTAGTGTAGTGTACATAAAGATAGTGTTAGTGTAGTGTAGTGTACATAAAGATAGTGTTAGTGTAGTGTAGTGTACATAAAGATAGTGTTAGTGTAGTGTAGTGTACATAAAGATAGTGTTAGTGTAGTGTAGTGTACATAAAGATAGTGTTAGTGTAGTGTAGTGTACATAAAGATAGTGTTAGTGTAGTGTAGTGTACATAAAGATAGAGTAGTGTTAGTGTAGTGTACATAAAGATAGTGTTAGTGTAGTGTAGTGTACATAAAGATAGTGTTAGTGTAGTGTAGTGTACATAAAGATAGTGTTAGTGTAGTGTAGTGTACATAAAGATAGTGTTAGTGTAGTGTAGTGTACATAAAATCGAATTTTTATTTTTAGATAAAAATAAAATTAACAACCTACTTCAAGGTACAAAACTGGAGAAAACGATGGACGAATCCAAACGCGAAACACTCGAATCCTATTATCTGGACCACTCTGACTTATCCGACTCCTTTTTATTACTACCTAATGATATTAAGAAAAAAATCAATCAGTATATGTCAACTAAACGTCCTAGATGTCAATATATTGACGCTCGTGATGTTTATTATCCTCCAGAACGTTGTGATAAGCTTGTGGGTATAAGAAGTAGATGTCGTACTGGAATTTACAGTGAAATATACTGTCCTTTACATAAAAAACATGACCAAACACTTTACAAATATAAATGGTAGTGTACATAAAGATAGAGTAGTGTTAGTGTTAGTGTAGTGTACATAAAGATAGTGTTAGTGTTAGTGTAGTGTACATAAAGATAGTGTTAGTGTAGTGTAGTGTACATAAAGATAGTGTTAGTGTAGTGTAGTGTACATAAAGATAGTGTTAGTGTAGTGTAGTGTACATAAAGATAGTGTTAGTGTATGTATGTGTGTACATAAAGATAGTGTTAGTGTATGTATGTGTGTACATAAAGATAGTGTAGTGTAGTGTACATAAAGATAGAGTAGTGTTAGTGTTAGTGTAGTGTACATAAAGATAGTGTTAGTGTAGTGTACATAAAGATAGTGTTAGTGTAGTGTAGTGTACATAAAGATAGTGTTAGTGTAGTGTAGTGTACATAAAGATAGTGTTAGTGTTAGTGTAGTGTAGTGTACATAAAGATAGTGTTAGTGTAGTGTAGTGTACATAAAGATAGTGTTAGTGTAGTGTAGTGTACATAAAGATAGTGTTAGTGTAGTGTAGTGTAGTGTACATAAATATAGTGTTAGTGTAGTGTAGTGTAGTGTACATAAAGATAGTGTTAGTGTATGTATGTGTGTATAAAATCGAATTTTTATTTTTAGATAAAAATAAAAATAACAACCTACTTCAAGGTACAAAACTGAAGAAACGATTCTATAAAATGAACTCGCAAGTCAAGAATCTCACTGATATGCCAATTGACATTATCAAGAAAATAAACAACTACAGACCTAAAAAGGTGTATTTTCCTTTGGTTGTGTCCTTCGACGACGGTCATGAAATTTTTATATTAAAAATGGAAAACGATGAACTGTCTTGTAAGAAGAGAACATTGGAAAACGAGGTGAATTTTCAAGAAATATACTTTGAAAACAAAGATGCATTTAAAGAATTTATATTCTTTAAATTCAGTGATTACGCACATCAAGATTTACAAGATATGGGTATGTTTACTATCAAGATATACATGTCAAACTTGATGTCTACTACTTTGTACATTGATTGTGTGAATGACCAATCTTCTATTAATCATGTTCGATACGAATTTGAAAAAAAAGTAAAACAATCTTTGGAGACTGCAATTGGTATGTTGGGCAAGATGTATAGATATGAATAAAATAATAGTGTACATAAAGATAGAGTAGTGTTAGTGTAGAGTAGTGTACATAAAGATAGTGTTAGTGTTAGTGTACATAAAGATAGAGTAGTGTTAGTGTACATAAAGATAGTGTTAGTGTAGTGTAGTGTACATAAAGATAGTGTTAGTGTAGTGTAGTGTACATAAAGATAGAGTAGTGTTAGTGTAGTGTACATAAAGATAGAGTAGTGTTAGTGTAGTGTGCATAAAGATAGTGTTAGTGTAGTGTAGTGTACATAAAGATAGAGTAGTGTTAGTGTAGTGTACATAAAGATAGTGTTAGTGTAGTGTAGTGTACATAAAGATAGAGTAGTGTTAGTGTAGTGTACATAAAGATAGTGTTAGTGTTAGTGTAGTGTGCATAAAGATAGTGTTAGTGTAGTGTAGTGTACATAAAGATAGAGTAGTGTTAGTGTAGTGTACATAAAGATAGTGTTAGTGTAGTGTAGTGTACATAAAGATAGAGTAGTGTTAGTGTAGTGTACATAAAGATAGTGTTAGTGTTAGTGTAGTGTGCATAAAGATAGTGTTAGTGTAGTGTAGTGTACATAAAGATAGAGTAGTGTTAGTGTAGTGTACATAAAGATAGTGTTAGTGTAGTGTAGTGTACATAAAGATAGAGTAGTGTTAGTGTAGTGTACATAAAGATAGAGTAGTGTTAGTGTAGTGTACATAAAGATAGAGTTAGTGTAGTGTAGTGTACATAAAGATAGAGTAGTGTTAGTGTAGTGTACATAAAGATAGTGTTAGTGTACATAAAGATAGTGTTAGTGTAGTGTAGTGTACATAAAGATAGTGTTAGTGTACATAAAGATAGTGTTAGTGTACATAAATTTATTTAAAAATATAAATTTATATTTTTAAATGAATTCTGATAATACATACGATTTAATTTCAACATTACCCGTATTAGAAAATGATAATGGTGAAGTATTCCCTCAACATTTACAAAAAATATTAGAAAATAATGAAAAAATATGGTATAGAAAATATATTATAATATTTTTACTTTTTTTTACAATATCTATAGTTGATTATAAACAAAAAGATATAATTTCATTATCACCTTATAATGAAATTATATCTTTTTTTATTTATAGTTTTTTAAAAACATTATTTTTCGTAATTCTATATTATTATTTGAATGATATGAATAATTAATTTACACCTTTTTCTCTATGGAGAACATGGCGCTTATTTGTTTGAGTTGTTCTGGTTCTTGTGGAGAAAATGTTTCTTGTGTAACGGTTGTGAAAATTTCCCCGGTAGGTAATAAAATTCTAAATCTGATAGTGTCAGAAGGTCTGAAATATAAATATTGTTCTGTGTGATCACCATTAAATTTCAAAAAAGATGAACTCTCAATATCTATAATATCACCTAATATAGCTCTGAATAACATTTTTTTAGAATTTGGATTATTAGAGTAAATTTTGTTGTGTAAAATATTGTTGTTATTTGTAAATTCTACATATAAATATGGGTAATTTAACATAGAATCCCCATTTCTATTTTCAACTATATCATTCGGTATAATTAAGTTTACGAGAGAAACTTTGTAATACGATTGTGAATTATAAGAAGTAAGGTTCATATTTAAGGGTGAGAAATTATCTTTAGTATAATCCAGTATTTTAAACGCTTGATTTGTTAACGGTACAGAAAAGTTATTCTTTACAATTCCAGATTTTATACTCCAATTTGTCGAAGCGGGGAAAGGTAAACCATTGTTTGATTTCGTGATTGTTTTGGAAATAATATTTCCCGACGAATCAGTTACCACTTTATAAGATGTGATGTAATGAGTGTCATAACTTAATCCATTATTTACAGTTATAAACATATTTTGATAGTAATTGTTAATATCGGAACTACCTGTGGTGGTTAACGGTATTTCAATATTATTAGTATCAATAAGTGTATATCCAGTACCAGATATATTTTCAAATCGTGTGATCTCTTGGCGTTCAACACTGCCTGTGAAAGGATTAGTTTTTATTTCTAAAAAGTTATTAATTGTATTTTGTGCAGTGATATTTGATATATTTTGAAGATTGAAAGATTTATAATAATATTCTATACTATCCATTACATTGTTATTTTTAGTTTGGTCTAAATTTTCTGATTTTTTGTACATTTGTTTGGAAATACTGAAGTAATGACTATTTCTCCATAAATCTATATCACCAGACAAGGTATTTAGATCAAATTCTAATAAATTGGTAGTATTGTTATAACTAATAATATCGGCATATTCATCTAAAGTTAAATTAACAAGTTTCATGCCATAATAAGCATTATTATATTTGGAACCATTGGGAACAAAGATCAAACCTTGTTTAACATCGGTGGGATCTTTGATAGTTATTTGTGTTAAATCTGGTGTATAATATATTTGAGTTGGATGTTTATATAATGTTAACAAACCTTTTCCGTTTTGTAAATATTTATATTCTTTTATTCTTCTGAAGGTATTTCCTGTTCCGTATTCCAATACCGCATTATTATAAAAATTATCTAATCGTTGTAATCCACTATTAACAGGATTAGGAGGATTTATAACCGTCGATGTAGTTAAATTTAGAGGAAAATAATTCAAATAAGGAGTGTTTGACGAAGGGGAAACTAAAACGTCATGTGTTTCATCAAAACCTAATATAGTCGTTAAAGGATAATCAGGTCTATCTATATACTGAGCTGTACTTACAGCTCCAATGTATGTATGAGTCAATGGTGAGGATGAAATTTTCGAAACATAAACACTAAAACTTGTATGTGGTATAAATGTGACTGTACAATTCTGACTACCTGGAGTGTATCTTCTAATAATAGTGGCGTCCGATGGATTTAAAGGAGTATAAACCATTGTTAACGAATCATATTTATAAAATTCAAGAATATCAGACGCGTTTAATAAATTATCAGGATTAGAATAATCCATTATAAAAGTATACGTTTTTCCAATATAAAAACTATAAAATGGAAATTCATTTCCGTTAAAATAAAATCTAGAACCACTGACATTGTTGGTTACTACGAATATATTCGGATCAGTTACAAATTGTATATTTATGTCGTTGTTGTTAATGATTACTATTTTATTGTCAATAACATTTACTTGAAAATCCGACGGTATCGTTGAAAACTTTTGCACACCTGTCAATGAATCAGATAAACTAGTTTCTAATTCTGATGCGATCGTCGAAATATTTTTTGAACCTGTAGAAATGTTGACATAACCATGTATATAAGTCCCGCTACTTGCAATCGTCGTTCTGAATATCAAATAATCATTTCTTCCAAATAGTATATTATAATCTTTCTTGTATACATAATATACGTCATTATCTGAAGTATTAGAAACATCACCTGCATCCATTATAGTCAAAGTAATTTCTTTTTCATCTCTATTGATACCACCCTCTACTGAATCGAAAAAATTACTTTTCCAACTTTTGACACTGGTCATCGAAGATATAGGATCCAATGCTTCCCCTTTTAATTTATCTCCTGATTGCGAAATAGGAACTTCGAAATCTGATGGATTGGGCCATCTATTTCTATTTCTATAAGTGCTATCAATCTCTATGTATTGTTTTTCCATTTTATAGAAAGGATTATTTTTTAAATTATCTTAAATTTTATATAAAATTTAAGATAATTTAAGATAAATGGTTTTAATTAAAAACGTTTTCTATTGGTGTTTTCTATTGGTGTTTATAAGTGTGGATATTATATATCTTTATAATATTTATTTTTAATTACCTGGTTGTCTTCGTGTGTATATTTCATTATCGAAATGTTGTCTTCGTCGTATTACCATCTCTTCGTATTCTCTTTTTATTCTTCTTTCGTGTTTCTGTAAGGATTTACGATGTAATTCCGCGATAGATTTGGACCATGTATCTCTATTTCTATAAGTGCTATCAATCTCTATGTATTGTTTTTCCATTTTATAGAAAGGATTATTTTTTAAATTATCTTAAATTTTATATAAAATTTAAGATAATTTAAGATAAATGGTTTTAATTAAAAACGTTTTCTATTGGTGTTTTCTATTGGTGTTTATAAGTGTGGATATTATATATCTTTATAATATTTATTTTTAATTACCTGGTTGTCTTCGTGTGTATATTTCATTATCGAAATGTTGTCTTCGTCGTATTACCATCTCTTCGTATTCTCTTTTTATTCTTCTTTCGTGTTTCTGTAAGGATTTACGATGTAATTCCGCGATAGATTTGGACCATGTATCTCTTATTTTTTTGTTCTCTCTTACTGGAAAAAGTCTATATTTATCATCTAACTCCACAGTTTTAAATATATCATTGCGTTCTTTAATTAAAAAAATTTCTTTATTTTTTATATCTTTTGAACCAGTTTCTTGTATAAATGATACACCTAAATTTAAAATACAAACGATTTGATCACTTAATTCACTCACAGGTTTTTTAGATTCTGTTTTAGATAAAAATTGTACAAGTATACTATGAGCATCACGTATTGAAATTCTAGTATGATTTTGTAAATATATTATTAAAATATAAATTGAAAAATAAGAACAATATCCACCAATATCTTCAACATCAAACAAAGATTGTACCCCTTTTTGTTTTTGTATAAAGTTTTTTGTTTTTGTATCGATGACATAATTATATAACAATTTATCACGACTTTTTTTTTGCTTTATTTCCATTGGATGGTAATATAATAAATCTCTAGTGTATGGTAATAATTTAAATTCTTTCGTGTAATCATTAAATCTTTCCATGATATAATCAATATTGTTCCAAGTAGTTAAGTAAGAAGTACTCGATTCACCATTTATTGTTCCATGTGGTTCAATTACAAACCATCTCCAAGTCTTATTATTTGTTTTTTTACAAACTAAATGATTTGTATGTCCAGCTCTATTTAAATTTTTTTTATCCCATGATGACAATACAAGAGAAAAAACAACTACAGTATCTACAGGTGGGGCGAAATTATAATTCGAATTTTTCCCATTAAGTTCATTTTTAAAAATTCTAAAAAAATCAATAGCTTTTTTTGTGTTATCTCCAGTTATAGGATTTTGTTGCCAATTATAAATTTTACTATGTGATAGAGTATATGTTGTCCAATATTTAACATTTTCTGTATTGTAATTATGTAGAACTATAGTAGATTTAGTTGTATCAAGATTTCGAAAAATTAACGCGTTTTGTGTTAAATCTTTACTATTTTTGTTGATACACAAATCAAGTGAAATATTTGAGATATAAACTTTATTTATATCTTGTTTGATTTTTTGTTCATTTGTATTTGTTATATATTCTTTTAATCCTGGTAAAAGTTTATCAGTATTAGTATCTATACTTGTCCAATAAATCCATTCTTTTTTTGTCATTTTGAATCCTGTTAATTTATCATCAGAAGAAAAGGGTATAAATACTTTCTCCTCCTTATTTTTACCTTTGGAAGATTTCTTTTCTTCTTTTTGTTCATTCATTTATATATATATATATATATCAATTATTTTTTTCATTCCATTCAATATATGTTTTTTCTAATTGACACAATTCTTTCAACCAAATAGTTTCTTCGGATGTGGAAAGAAGTTTTGATAAAATTTTCTGTAGATCTTCAATATTTTTTTTCAATTCATCAAGTTTATTTTTAGAGAAATTTTTCATAGGTAGATTAAGTAGATAATCATACGAATTATGGGAATCTTTTTTATATTGTTTTTTTTCCATCGTGATATAAATTTTATCTTCTGGGATATTTATAAGAATTATTTCCTTGGTGATAATATCATTTATAAATTGTTGTTTAGTTTTTAAATTTTCCAATTTTTGTTGTAAATTGGAAATCTGATTATGTTTTCTTTTGACATAATAATCATATCTGATTTTACAAAAATTTTCCAATATGGAGTTTATATTTTCAAATTTTTTAATTTTTTCATCATTATCAAATAAAACTAAATTGCTAGTATGTAGTTTAGTAGTCAATTTCAATAATTTATCCGTTTTTTTATCGTTATATTCTTCTACTATAAATTTTACATCTTTAGGTGTGGAATAATTTTTAATTTTTTTAATTTTTTTATCTTCTATATATGTTTCCAATTCTTCTTTGAATTTATCCGTCCATTTTCCAATAGGTAGTTCTGTAACATTCACTTTATTATCATCCCTAATACTTATTCCACGAGTTTCAAAAGTGGTTGAATCTATTTTTTTAATATCTCCCTTGAACCCTCTATACCAAGGTTTCAATGAAATGTTATTTAATTCTTTCGTTTTTATCCAATGTTTGATACCATTTATTATATCTATTGGATTATAACATGGTATATTACAAGACCACCCTGAACCTATACCAGCAGTACAACCGTTTATAAGAATCATTGGAACAATTGGAACGTAAAATTTAGGTTCTATATAATCACCATCGTCTGATATATAATCTAATAATCCATCATCTTCTTTTCTAAATATTAATTCAGTCAATTCTTCCATTTTAGTAAAAATGTACCTTGCGGATGCTGCATCTTTACCACCAGATAACCTGGTTCCAAACATTCCATCTCTGTACAAAATAGGAATATTATTACTCCCTGGAAATTCATTGGCGAGTTTTATAATAGTTTCGTACAAATTACCTTCACCGTGGTGGTAATTTGTATGTTCCGCAACGTAACCTGCTAATTGTGCCACTTTTAAAGATTTTGAATTAAATGACAAATTTCTTTTTTTCAAAGAAAATAAAATTTTCCGTTGTGATTCCTTCAATCCATCTACTATATTAGGTATAGATCTTTTACAATCAGAGATAGAAAATTTAATCATTTCGTTGTCTATAAAATTACTTATAGTCATGTTCGATATTTCACCTTTGTCATCCAAAGATATACTTTTTGTAATATCGAATTCAGAAATCCATTTTTTCCTTTCATTAGAGAAATTTTTATGGAAAACTTTATTCATACTTTCATCCACGATTTCATCGTTAATATATTTTACAATTTTTAATCCAAAAGTATCAGGGACGTCTTCGGCTTTTGTAGTTCCTAATCCTTTATAATATTTAATATTTACATTTCTATTCTTATTTTTTTTATACCATTCCTTGAACCGTAATTCATCGTAAAACAACACATCTTTTTGTTTTTTGTTTTTTATTCTAACAATTGGAGTTTTCATACTTACAATATATTGATTTTCGCGTTTTAGAATACTGGGGAATAATTTGTGAATAAAATTTATTATTAAAGATTCTATATGTAGTCCGTCAACATCAGCATCTGTCATTAACATAATTTTTCCATAATTTAATTTTTTCCAATTATCTTCAATCGTATAATCAATATTAAATTGTAAACCAATCACTTTGATAATATCTGATATAATTTTATTTTGGGTGATAGATTTAATAGTGGCATTTCTCACATTCAACAATTTACCACGTAAAGCGTAAATACCAAAATAATCCCTACCTTTTTTTCCAAATACACCTTTTTGTATCCCAGCTACCGCATATGTTTTTGCAGATAAACCCTCACATAAAATAAGAATACATTCATGTGATTTTTTAGTATTTGATAAATTTGCGGGATCCAATCCATCTATTTTTATATATTTCTTTCTATTTGAACTTTGAGTTTTTTTCAAATTTACCATTTCTTTTGACAATATAATATCTTTGATTTTTTGAATAACTGACCATTTTAATACATTTTTTATATATCTATCATCTATTTTAATAGTTGTTTTAGGAGATTCGAGTCTGTTTTTATCCTGACCGTCAAATTCGGGTTTATCGACAGTTGAAACTACAAACAACCTGAAAAATTTCTTTACGTCTTTTATAGTAAGTTGTGGTTTATTTGGTTTGTTCAATTTTTTAAGAATAGGTCTGAAAATTTCCTCTGAACAGGAATCTACATGTACTCCACCCAATCTAGTATAAACACCGTTTACAAAAGAAACAAATTCAAATTCACAATCGTCTTCACCTTCATTACTACTCAAAACAATATCATATTTTTCCGTTTTTATATTAATAATATTACAATTTTTACTGTAAAGTTTTGAATATTGTAATAAATTTTTAACAGGTACCTTTTGTTCATTTAGAAATACATTAACATTAGTCAACATAGAAGTATCTACTACGAATCTAGAATACAACTCGATCATATCACGACTATATGACTGGATTCCAAATTGTTTAAAATCTGGATACCATGTAATCTTTGTATATCCAGATTTTATAGATGATTTTTTTACACTGGGTTTATTTACTATTCTCATATTATTTTCCCATACTTGTTTGAAATATTTTTTGTTTACTGGATCCACACCCTCTACTATAAACTTTGTGGAAAATACAGAACATAATTTTCCACCCAAACCATTTCTACCAGACAATTCACGTGTTTTTTCATCGTCATAATTTGATCCAGTTAATAAATGACCAAAAATTAATGTATGGTTATAACATTTTTCCAGTTCATTAATTTCTATTGGAATAATATTACCATCATTCCAAACACTTGTTTCTCCAGTTTCCTCATTTATAGTAACTTTTATCTTTTTACAAGGTGTATCTCCATTTTTACTCCTAAAAACATTATCGATAGCATTTGACAAAATTTCTATAAAAATACGTAATAATGCAGGTGGAAAATCGATATTTTTCCTCTTTATTTCATACTCGTCATTTAAAACATATTCCTGAATTTTTTTTACTTTTTTACTACCAACATACATATCACTTCTGGACAATATATGTTCTATGGGATCTTTCTTAATATATTTCGGTTTTGTAGAAATTGACATTTTTATAATAATTTAAAAATTATTATGAAAAATCGATTTTATATTAATTTTTATAATAATATATATTTACAGATTTTAATGAAGAACATGACTTGAAGATAAAATTATTAAATTTTGTTTTGACACGATAAAGTCATGATGGTTTTATCATTTCTAATCTTCACCTGTGTCCATATATCTTTCATGTGATTGCATTGCATTATTGTTAAATTGAGCTATTGTTGCAGGTGGTGCCAACGCAGGTGGTGCTATCGCTTGTGCTGCATTATTTCTTGCTGCGAATCTTTGGGCATTTCTATCCTCCATTACATCTCTCTCTTCTAAAACATTAAATGCATCATCGTGTTTTTTCCTTAAAATCACATATCTATAATCCATAAAATTATGAGGTCTTGCAGACATCAAAATATATCCTATGTTTAGAACACAAGCAACACCCTGATTTAATACATTTCCAGGTCTAGGACATCTCATCGCTGGTAACTGTTTAAACATAAAACTGGTAGCGTCTTGTATTGAAATTTTAGTATGATTAAACAAATATATTAATAATATATAAGTTGAAAAATATATACAATATCCACCATGTACCTGTAAATCATAAAAGCCTTGTATACCCCTTCCAACATTGTTTGGTCGGGGGTATAGGCTATTTAAGTCATCATGCTGATATGTATAAACGTTTCGTGGGTTTTCCAATAGTATATTCGGGGCTATATTGAAGTCACTCAAGTTACCATACGGAAACAAGGTATTTACTCCACCTAGTGAATTATTTACTTGATTAAAAAGATAGTTCATATTCATCCACACGGCTTGATAAAATCCTCTTCGTGTACGGTCAGGTGTGTGTGGTTCGATTATAAACCATCTCCATTTCCTTCTAGTTGTTTTTTTAAAAACTATAAAATTTGCATGACCCCCAACCCATTGTCGGTTGGTGGAATTATACATTGTTAAACCCAATGGAAAAACAACTACGGAACCAACAGGTGGAACAAGTCCATTTGGGTTATAAAATTCCCTCGCGATCGTATCAATCACAGGTCTAACATTTGATATATGTGGCCAAATATACTGATCATCATTGCCAAACTGCTCACGTAAAGTCTGTACCCAAAACGCAAGATCAGAAAAGGAATTACTAATTGTAAATCTATTGTCAGTATTGTCATTTCTATTGTTCACATGAATACAATTATGGGTATGAGCGTCTACATCATCAACATTTCCACTTCTAACTTTTATATATAATCTTAACAAGATATTAGATACACGTACATATCGAAGATCTCGTGAAATTCTAAAATCTGTATTTTGTCTGACAGTTTGTAAATAATTTCTTAATCCATTTTGTAAATCACCCCCACACATTGTTCTAGACGTAGCATCTAACAACTGTTGCGGAGTTCTTCCAGCTAATAATTGTTTCATTTCATCACTTTGGTTCCCAATAATTGGAAAGGTTACTTGATGTTCTTTGAATTGCATGGTTTTTTTCTGTTTTTTAGGTTCATTTGGTTTTCTCAATTGAACACCGGTGTCTGAGTTTTTTCTTTTCGTCATTTATATTATACATTTTTTTTTTTTAAAATATATTATAATATGTGATTTAATGGTGACATACGTGGTATTAAATTAAAAACAATACTGGTAACGTCTTGTGTTGTTTTTATTTTTTCCAATTCTTCCGGATTTTCTTAACATATTTTCTTTTCTTTCAGTACTCAATTGTAATTATTATAATTATTTAATAAAATAATTATAATAAATGGTTAATGACACATTTTGGATAAATGATATTTATGTATTATTTGAAAATGATAATATATTACCAACGAAAGAAATGAGTTTGGAAAAAAGAATGAATACATTGACTAAATTGGTTTTTATACTCAGTATAATACTATATTTGTTAAATTTTTCATTTGTCGATTTATATTTAATTTTTTCTGTCACGATTATTATTATTCTTTACTATTTACAAATAAAGCCGATGAATAATAAAATTATTGAGAATTTTCAAAATAATAGACAATATAAAAAAAAGTCTGATATGAATTGTATTCAAAAAAAAGATACAGTATTTCAACCTTCACAAAATTTAGATATAATAGATACGAAAATAAGTAAACGAAATAAAACTTTATCAGGTCCACCTAACCCTAAAACATTACGTAATCCGATAGTAGTAGCTCCACCGACAGACTTGTCATATTGGAAGAAAAATCAATCTATAACTCATTCTTCAACGAATACATCTAGAACAAATGACTTTTACAATTCAGGTTATATTTCTATACCTGACAAATACATAAATAACAACACATTGAATGATTTTAAAAAACATTCGAATATAGATTATCCTGACGCATGTTCTAATCATCACAAAAACACATGTGAAACATTCGAATATAAACGTCCAAAACGTAATTATAAAAATAGTTATTTATCTAAAAATACAGGTATTCATAGAGAATGTGGTTATGATAAAAACAATATACAACACAATATACCCATAAACAAATTTAATAATAATAAACATCAAAATGAAATTTTTGATGGTTATAATGAAAACTTGTACACTCACACAGTTATGCCTGGTATGTACCTTAAAAGTACAGAATCTGATCCTATAAATTCGAATTTGGGAATTTCTTTCACTAAACGTAATAGAAATTTTATAAAAAAACAAAATGGGGAAAATGATGTATTTATAGAAACAAACCAATCTATTATCGAACCTGTCAGTATTTGTCCCAATAATGTGGACCCTGCAGATGTATATGATCCTAGACACACTGGTTATGGAACATCATATCGTTCGTATGTTGATAAAAAGTTAGGACAACCAAAATTTTACTATGATGATATTAATGCTGTTAGAATGCCAAATTATATAACACGTAGTAATATTGATATAATTAACAACATGAATACTTACGGACAACAAAATAACAATACACCTGAAAACCTACGTGGTATAGTTCATAAAAATTACCTTGATGGAGTAATGAAACAGAGACATGATATACAAACCAATTTTATGAAAAAATACAAAGATAGATTTATGCAACTCAGAGAAATGCCATTAAGGTAATTTTTATTTAATAAAAATCTTTTGTGTGAAAATATACCATATTTATTCAAATATACACTAACACTATCTTTATGTACACTACACTACACTAACACTATCTTTATGTACACTACACTAACACTATCTTTATGTACACTACACTAACACTATCTTTATGTACACTACACTAACACTATCTTTATGTACACTACACTAACACTATCTTTATGTACACTACACTAACACTATCTTTATGTACACTACACTAACACTATCTTTATGTACACTACACTAACACTATCTTTATGTACACTACCATTTATATTTGTAAAGTGTTTGGTCATATTTTTTATGTTCAGGACAGTATATTTCACTATAAATTCCACTACGACATCTACTTCTCGTACCCACATCCTTAACACAACGATGTGGTTTATGATAATTATTACGATCGATAATATATTGACATCTAGCACGAACAATATACTTATTGATTTTTTCCCTAATAACATTAGGTAGTAGGGAAACTTTATCATTTAGTAATGAAAGTACATCAGTATCCTCATATGGAGGAGGTGGAGAAAGTGGTGGGGGTGGTGGAGGTGGTGTTTGGGGGGGTGAAAGATAGGTTTCGTGCTTGAATTCGTCCATCGTTTCTTCAGTTTTGTACCTTGAAGTAGGTTGTTAATTTTATTTTTTATCTAAAAATAAAATTCGATTTTATACACATACATGCACATACACATACATACACATACATACACATACATACACATACATACACATACATACACATACATACACATACATACACATACATACACATACACATGTGAAAAATTAAAAATTATCCTGTATAAATGGTTTATTATTTTTAAATTTTTCATATTCACTTAATAATTTATGTTGTGCATCAATTAATTCATTGAAATCTAATGAATTTAACATGTCTATATATACTTTAGGATTGTTATGTGAATTATTATAAACAGGTATTTTTAACATGTGTTTTTCTCCTGAATTTAAATATTTTTTAGGTTTACATTTCAAAAGAATACATGATTTATAACAATGATTCGTGTTCGTATTAGTGTTTGTATAATTAACATAAATATATATTGGTAAAAAAGCTAAACATATGTATATTTCATCAAAAATAAGTTTGAACTGAAACTTATAACTGTTATATACATTCGTTATAGGTAAAACTATATGGAATATAGAATCACCTTGTACCCAATAATTCATCATTTCTTCTATTATAAAAGACAACATATTTTTAATTTTATTCCGTAATTCAATTATATTTTGTATGTTTACATTTTCCACAAATACATTATATTTTTCTTTATAAGGGTCTAAATATTTATATATACAATCTTTTATAATTTGTGGGAAAATTTTCTTTATTTCTTGATTAATTTGTTCTTGAATATCCATTTTATTTATATTTATCCATGTTTAAATATAAATAAACGTGATATTACGGGTGTGGATGTGGATGTGGATGTTGATGTGGATGTGGGTGTGGGTGTGGATGTGGATGTGGATGTTGATGTGGATGTTGATGTGGATGTGGGTGTGGGTGTGGGTGTGGATGTTGATGTGGATGTAGGTGTGGATGTGGACGTTGGTGTGGATGTGGATGTGGATGTGGGTGTTGATGTGGATGTGGGTGTGGATGTGGGTGTGGATGTGGGTGTGGGTGTGGGTGTGGGTGTGGATGTGGATGTGGATGTGGGTGTGGGTGTTGATGTGGATGTTGATGTTGATGTGGGTGTGGGTGTGGGTGTGGATGTGGGTGTGGGTGTGGGTGTGGATGTGGGTGTGGGTGTGGGTGTGGGTGTGGATGTGGGTGTGGGTGTGGATGTAGGTGTGGATGTGGACGTTGGTGTGGACGTTGGTGTGGACGTTGGTGTGGACGTTGGTGTGGATGTGGGTGTGGATGTGGGTGTGGGTGTGGATGTGGACGTTGGTGTGGACGTTGGTGTGGACGTTGGTGTGGACGTTGGTGTGGGTGTGGACGTTGGTGTGGATGTGGGTGTGGACGTTGGTGTGGGTGTGGATGTGGGTGTGGGTGTGGGTGTTGATGTGGATGTGGGTGTGGGTGTGGATGTTGATGTGGATGTTGATGTGGACGTTGGTGTGGATGTGGGTGTGGACGTTGGTGTGGATGTGGGTGTGGATGTTCCTGTTTAGGTTCCTGTTTAGGTTCCTGTTTAGGTTCCTGTTTAGGTTCCTGTTTAGGTTCCTGTTTAGGTTCCTGTTTAGGTTCCTGTTTAGGTTCCTGTTTAGGTTCCTGTTTAGGTTCCTGTTTAGGTTCCTGTTTAGGTTCCTGTTTAGGTTCCTGTTTAGGTTCCTGTTTAGGTTCCTGTTTAGGTTCCTGTTTAGGTTCCTGTTTAGGTAATTCGTTTTTTTTAAATAAATCCGTCCACAGTTTGTATTTAACGTTTATTATATTCGCGATTTTAGGGGTATTCACGATTTTAGGGGTATTCATGATTTTAGGGGTATTCATGATTTTAGGGGTATTCATGATTTTAGGGGTATTCACGATTTTCATTTCATGACCAAATTTACATTTATCCCCAAATTTACATTTATCCCCAAATTTACAAGGAGGTAAAACATCATGATGATATTTACAATCTTTTCCTTTTTTACAATTTAAACCAAAAACACATTTTTGTGTTTTTGTATATGTATTTTTTTTATATAATTCAAGAAGAATTTTTGTTTTTGTTTTTGTTTTTGTTTTTGTTTTTGTTTTTGTTTTTGTTTTTTTTCTAGATACAAGAATCCATTTTTTATTTTCAGAAATATTATGTTGGTTATATTTTTTAGTGTATGTTATATTTGTATTTTTTGTGATATTCTTAATTTTTTCCAAATATATATTTTCTTGATTTAATTCAACTTGTTTTTCTAATTCAATTTGTTTTATTTCATTTTCATCCAGAGATTCGTTTATTTCTTGTATGTTTTCTATATCTATTTCTATTTTAATAATATTAACACGTGGAATAATTTGAATTTCCCGTTTTTTCTTTTTAGTTTTTTCTGTTTTATTGATTACAGTATTATCCTTTTTTTTCTTAACTTCCAATACATTATAATATTTTCGTTTTCCACCATTTCTCCTGTGAGTATTTGTCGAATTGTATTTTTTCGTATTTCTATTAATTATTTTTTGTTTTGCTATTTTTTCTTGTTTTAGAAAATACAACTTTCTATTTTCATCTTCCTCTTCTTTCATTCTAAGCAACATTTTTTTTGGATATTTTGGTAAAGAATCCATAAATTCTTTATCTAATTTTTCTTGTTCAATTCTGTTTTTTTTTTCAATTTGTTTTTTAATTTTAATGTTAATTTTAATGTTATTAATATGTTCATGTAATGTTTTAAATTTTGAAAGAGATGATGTTGTTCGAATAGGTTTTGGTAAAATATTTTTTGTTGTTTTTATATTTTTTTGTTTTTCGAATATCATTTTATAGTAAAGATCATCGTTTGCATATGTATACAAATCTATATTTTCTTCAAGATTATCATAGTAGTTAATAGATTTATTTATATCTTTTATTTCGTTTGAAATACGTTTTTCCATACCTCTGTATTCGGCTTCCGATAGTTCGACGACACCGGCGTTTTTTTGAATATCTCTTTCAGTCTCCTTTAAGAGAGTATTCTTTTTCAAGATTTCACAAGTTAAACTCATTATCTTTGATTAGTTGTTTTATTCTAAATATATATATATAAATTCGATTTTATATATATATATATATAAATTTTCGTAAAAAGTTTGTTTTTATTTTTCTATTTAGTTAAATTCATAATGTTAAAAGCTGAACGAATCATAAGTTCGATAACTTTTAGTAACATTTAACACTTTTTCACCATACTTTATGAAAATATATCGAGGATAAATGTTGTCCCGTACTGTTTATCTTTTTGAAACTAAATATATTTTATTTTTATTATCTACTTTCAATCTTTTTTTTAAGATTGTTGAATATTTCGTCTAATTTTATACATTATTAATTTCTTGGCACAACTCATTACGTGATTTAAATACCCATTTTCCTTTTACTTTACCTGTAAAAATATTCCGACCTTCTACTACAAATTTACGAGGATTTATCCCAAACTTCAAAATTGCTATTTCTCGAAGTTTAATTAATGGAAAATTATATTCATCTATTTCACAATTGGGTATTTTTTTACTATCACTTAAATTAGGTGAAGGTTTTGACGATCCTTGTAATTTAATACCAATATCGTTACATAGTTCTATTCGGGTTTTCAATTTCCGCTCGAAAGTTGTTTTGTGTAGTTCAATTCCACATGTTTTGGCAAATTCTCTAACCCTTGTTACAGGGTAATTTTTAGTATTTTTTAAACAATTAGGTATATTTTTACATTCATAATCTCTTTTCGAATTCGTTTTAATTTCATCGCATAATTCTTTACGTGTTTTCAGTTTTTTATTAATTTTTTCAGTTTTGTATATATCAATACCACATTTCACAGCTATTTTTCTTAATCTATTTATAGGGTATTTTTTAGTATTTTTTAAACAATTAGGTATATTTTTACATTCTTCTTCACTATCATATTTTTGTGATGAAGATTGTGAACTTTGTTGTTTTTTAGATTGTTTTTTAATATCTCTACAAAGTTCGCGACGGTTTCTTTTTATTACTTTACCATTTACTACTTTAGTTACAGGGATATTACATGTTCCAGCATGTTGCCGTATTTTGTCCATGGAAACATTTTTCGTATCAAGACAATTAGGTAATTCTTTGCATTCTTCTTCATTATCATCTATTTGCAATGAAGATTGTGGTGGTGGTGAACTTTGTTGTTTTTTAGATTGTTTTTTAATATCTCTACAAAGTTCACGACGGTTTCTTTTTACCACTTTACCATTTACTACTTTAGTTACAGGGATATTACATAATACAGCGTGTTGTCGTATTTTGTCCATAGAAATATTTTTCGTATCAATACAATTAGGTAATTCTTTACATTCTTCATTCATTTATTATTAAACATTATTACATATTAAAATTTTTTTATTTTCTCCATGTAATTGGACCATATTAATATACATATTTTGGTACAAACCAAGTCTCATGGGATTATCCATATCTCTATTTGTCATAAGAATAGAATCTTTAGTTTCTGTACAATTCAAAAATTTTACATTTTCTAATACTAGATCGTATAGTAAAGTGGGTATAGGTGGTTTTATTATCTCTACACTACCCAAATCTGGAAAATTTGAAAATTTACGTTTAGGATTATTTTTCAGTAATGTATTTTTCAATTTTCGGAGTTCTTTATTATCGTATAGAGAAGAGTATCTTATCTTGAAATTTCCCTTTATACCGAAAGCCATTAAAATTACTTTATAATCTTTTATTATATTTTTAAAATTATAATTTTTCCAAGAAGGTTTGTCATATAGTTCAGTACTAGATTGTATAGTAAATACTAAATCATGCGTTTTACCACTTCCTGACTCACTACGTATATCTTTTAATATTCTTTTTAGATATCCATTCCATTTAAGTATTGTCGGTCTACCATCCACGACGTGAATTCCGTGTATATCACGGAAGTTTAATCTACTTATAAATTCTTTTTTGAAATTTTTGTGAATTGTTAATGGTTTATCTACTTTTTCTAGAACTAAATTTCTTAAATCTTTTGGGAGTTTATTTAAGAAAGTTTTTAAATCCATATTTTTCTCGGACATTTTTTTGGAAATGGCATCGCATAATTCTTTTCTATTCCTATAAATATTAATTCCACATTCGTTAGCAATATCTCTAACTCTTGATATAGGAAATTCTTTAGTATTTGTAAAACAATTTGATATTTCTTTACATTGTTCTTTTCGTTCACTCATTTATATACTATTAAAGAATTATATTTTTTTAATAAATGAATGAATCGTTTATTAAAAAAAAAGAATACGACGAATTACAAAAAAATCTTGAAATTATTAAAAATAACAGGGGTGATATACTTAAATTAGAGAATATATTTTCCACTATTAATGTTAATGATTTGATAAAGTTAAAATTACATTGTTCAGATATATATTACAATACTGGAGAGGATAATATTTTGGAAGATATAGAATACGATTTGTTGGAAAAAATAATAATTACAAAAAAACCTGATTATAAATTAACAATTGGTAGTATTATCAGAGATAAAAACAAAAAAATAAAATTACCTGTGTATATGTGTTCTTTGGATAAAATAAAAATTACAGATAATATAAAAATTAAACAATTTGGTAATGATAAAAATAACTATATTATACAAGATAAATTGGATGGAGTTTCATGTTTATTAGTTTATAATAATGATAACATAAATATGTTTACAAGAGGGGACGGAATTATAGGTTCGGATATATCCATTTTAACAAAATATATAACAGGTATTCCTAAAAATAAGAATTTAAATGTGATTATTAGAGGAGAATTAATTATAAAAAAATCTGAATTTACCAAATGTGAAAAATATAGTAATCCTAGAAATATGGTTTCTGGTATAATAAATAGTCGAAAAATATGTAGAAATGTTGAAAAGATAAGGTTTGTATCATATGAAATAATTACGACAACTGAATTTCAGCAAAAACCAACAGAACAAATTGAAAATTTGAAAAAATATGGATTTGAAGTTGTAAGTTATACAAAAAAATATGATATAACTCCCGAAAAACTTTTTGATATATTAAAAAATAGAAGAGAATGTTCAGAATATTGTATTGATGGATTGGTGATACAATCAGATAAACCATACCGTAGAGTTACTGAAAATAATCCAAAGTATTCTCTAGCCTTTAAACACAATTTTACAGACAATATAAAACAGACAGAAGTGATAAGTGTCGAATGGAATGTTAGTAAATGGGGTATATTAAAACCGAGAATAGCATTAAAACCTGTTGTGATAGATGATGTAAAAATTGGTTTCACAACAGGTTTTAATGCTAAATTTGTAAAAAAAAACAAAATCGGGAAAGGGACTATTGTAAATATATGTCGTTCTGGGGATGTTATACCTTATATAACATCTGTGGTTAAATCTACTAGTCCTGACTTACCATCTATTCCCTACACTTGGAGTAAAAATAATGTAGATATTTTTATCAATAATAAAAAAGATGAAAAAATCCATATAAAACAGATTTTGTACTTTTTCCAGAATTTAGGGGTTAAATATATGAATTTATCAACTTTTCAAAAATTATACGAAAATGGTTTCGATACTATCGAAACCATTTTCAACATGTCATCTTCGGATATTGAAAATATAAAAGGTTTTAATAAATTGTCATCAGAAAAAATTGTAAAAACTATTTATAACTCCAGAAAACGATTGACTCCTGTAAATATACTTTCGTATTCAAGTGTTTTCGGAATTGGTTTGGGGGAGAAAAAGATTAAAATATTGTTAAATAATATCCCCGAATTATTAACCGAAACCGAAAATGATGATATTTTGATTTCTAAAATAATGAAAATTAAAGGTTTTTCGGAAATATCTGCGAAAAAAATTGTTAACAACTTGGTAAAATGTAAAAATATAGTAAAAAAATTGACACCATACTATATAAATGATGAATTAAATACAAATGATACAATTATAGAAAAATATAATGTTAATATAGATTTTACTAATAAAAAAGTCGTATTTACGGGATTTAGAGATAAAAATCTAGAACAATATATAGAAAATAGTGGTGGAAAAGTAGTACAGAGTGTAAGTACAAAAACGGATTATGTTATATATAAACAGGATTCTACAAGTTCCAAGGTGAAAAAAGCGAAAACGTTAAATATACAACTTTTAAAATTAGAGGATATTGTAAAACTTTAATACCCGTCTATATTGAAGTTTTGTTGTCTCCATCTATCATAAATAAATACTACAAGTTCATTTTTTCGTAATCTAGAATAACCTCTGAAATTCATATCCCTACATATAGTTCTAAGTGTCGCAACATTCAAAGATAATAATTTCCGTTTTACTCTAACTTCTAAAGGGAAAGTATCTGTTATTCGTTTATTTTTCCCAACTTTCATCCCTTTCCTAAAACATTCTAAATTTGTCCCAGATCTTTTAGTCGGATGTCGATTTCTACCACAAAAAAATTGTTTATCTGTTTTTATAGGTTTCCATAATTCTCTATAACTATCATCTATATCCATATTATAACCTACTCCGAAACCTTTTCTCATACAATCATATTTATTACCTTGTATATGTGTCCCATTTATTAAACCTCTAAACAATTTATTATTACCACAGTAAATATTCATTTATTAATAATAAATATTATTTTCTAGGATAACAATGTTTTCTAGTTTCCGGGGCGTATTCAAAACAATGGTTAGGATAAAAAGATATAACTTTATTAATATTACCCCTGGGAGTAGTTGTTTTAGTTCTAAACCCAGCTTCTCTTTCTATACAGACCGGTTTATGACTTTTGTAATCACCTCTCCAATGTCTAGTGTAAGGAAAATGATCATAATCTGTTTTTATTTGTTTAATATAATCAATATCTGGAACGTGTGGGTTATATTGATTTTTATGATGTATTAAATCTTTAATCAATTCTTTATTCATTTATTATATAAAAAATATATTTTTTATATAATAAATGATAGTTAGTAAAAATTATATATACATTTCTCTATATATATTGAAGTTTATATGGTCTTATTCATATTATATCTACTATATGTATTATATTGTTAAATACACTGGTAAAACTATCAGATTCTTTAGAAAACAATTCTACACGGAAATCGACGAAAAATCTTATACAGATTGGGTATTATTAGAATAAAATCGAATAATACAAATAAGTTTTATAATTTATTAAAAATGAGTAAAGTTTTCAAAAACACAAGGTCTCAAACCAAAAAAATTCAAAATTTTATTTTTAACGAACTCAAAATACATACTTTTAAAGGTAATTTTCACAAACATTTTATCACCCCTAGTAAACTCAGAGATTATTTTTTCAATGATGGTTTTGTTAGAATATTAAAACATAAAAATATGTTGAAAAAAAACGACAATTTATTCCTAGATTATATTTTCAATAACGGAAACTTATTCGAAAAATATGTAAATAATTATCTTTCGGATAAATACAAAAATAAATACGTAGAAATCACAAAAAATTCCTTCGATATTACTGAAGACAATTTTAATAAAACTATAAAATGTATACATGAAAATTACTCAGTCATTTCTTCCGCACCACTTATAAATACTAAAAACAACACTAGGGGTTGTGCGGATCTTATAGTAAAAGGTCATGTTATACAAGATTTATTTCCATATATTATAGATAATATAAACATAGACGTAGATATGTACTACATCATTGATATAAAAGACAAAATTCTAAAATTGAAAACAGACGGGTATAGTTTCTTGAGAAATCCGGACACAGACTACTTTGTATGTCAAACCTATATATATTCTTCTGCACTAAACGATATACAACAAAAATACTCTAGATACTCATTCATATTAGGTTGTGGAAATTCTTTTACTTCAAAAAATAAAAAATACACGTCTAACAACACCTTTAATCGTATAGGGGTTATAGATTTCTACAAAGAACAATCTGTAATTGAAAAAATTAAAAAATACATCCGAACTGAACGATTTATATATAAAAATAAAAAGGATATCGATATTAACACCATAGGAATGAACGAACTCCTACCTTTTAATTCTAGTAATAATCTACATCCTGATGTAATCAATATCAAAAAAAAAATATTAAACGAAAAAAAGGATATTACACTTTTATTGAAAACAAACAAGCAAAATAGAAATAATGCATTCAGTAAAGGTATTTTCGATATGGACGATAATAGATGTACTAGTGAAAATCTGGGAATTACCGGTAACATGTCAGAATTAATCGATGACATTTTGAGTATAAATAGACAAGAAAAAGAATTGATTCGTCCTTCGGATATAAACACTTGTACACTACAAAAAACAACAGAAAATATTTGTTTTGTAGATACAGAAACATTACATATTCGTAATTATGATAATTTTCCACAATCCGATATAATAAATAGGATATTCTTAATCGGAGTATATTATTTTGATAAACATAGTAGAAACTGGACATTTAAACAATTTCATTTACAAGACTTGAACAACGAATACAACCTTATCAACAATTTTCACAAATTCATTGTGAAAATAGGAAATCCGACTATCCTTCATTGGCATGCAGATGAGTTTATATTGAGGAAATCTTTCGAAAGAGTAAAACTTCATATTCTGTTTAATCTTTTAAATTTTATAGATATGAGGAAAATTTTTGTAGACAATAATATCGTCATAAAAAATTTATATAAATACGATCTAAAAAATGTCGTAAAAAATATGTATGAACACAAATTTATACAAACTAAATATGATACACAATGTATGAATGGTCTGGATGCAATGATACATGCTATAAATTTTTATCAAAATAATAAACAAAATAAACTATACATGAATGATATTTACAGGTACAATAAAATAGACACTATAGTTCTAAAAGAAATTCTGGATTTTCTACACTCTAAATATTTATAATCTACTTCTCTTGTTTCAAAATCCACCCATAAACTTTTCTTTTATGGTACTCATCCAATCTATCTAAAAATACTACTATATTTTCATATAGTAACCACTTATCATAAAAATGTTTCCAGTCATTACCAAAAATTTCAATACATACATCTTGGTTAAAGTTTAACTGTATATAAAATAATAATTTTGAACTTTGGTTTAAATTGTATAAATCCATTTATTTATACAATTTAATTTTTAACACATATATATTTATATATCTAACATATTTATATATTTAGAGTACAGGGAAACCTAAAGCACCACCACTGACACGGATGATGTTGTTGTTTACAGCAGTTACTACAAATTCACCTTCAGTGGCAACACTGGCACCCGTCAAGGGACGAATAGCAACGTTAGTCAATTTACCATAGTTAGTGGAACCCATAGGGTCAAGAGCACATATGTCTAACGAGTAGGAGTAAGAATGTAATCCTACTTCGGTGGGGATAGACTGTGCATGATAGTATGGATTTACCAAGTGGAAGTAGTCAGATCCCATAGATGAAAGACGGGCAGTGTTTTCGTAAACAAGAGTGACAGAAGATATAGGGTTAACACCATCAGTCAAATTATCGTATCGGGTAATTACCCCAGGGTTAGTTACTCCAGCACCAGTATTTATGGTGGTATCTTCTACATTGTAGTTGGACCAGTCATGTTTAGTATCCTTGTTGCGGATACCAAAGAACAAGGCCTTTACAGCATGTGAGAAACGGATGTCGAAACTATGTTCAGTGGCTGTCGCCGTAACTTTTTGTCTCGGGGCAGTCTGGACTTGTTCTATGAGAATATCACGAGGAGCACAAGCCATACGCTTACGTTCATCATTAGATACGATGGCGTAGTTGGCCCATACCTGTACGTCAGACAGAGTGGGGGTCGTGAAACCAGCAGCTTCGGTGTTAATTAATTCACTGAGTTCACGGAAGCTGAAAGTAATGCGCATATCGTTGTAAGGAAGAGCTGCAGTTGGGAGTGCGACACCAGAGTCACGACTGTAGAAGAAAGGAAGTGGAAGGTTGAGAGTCTGTGCGGGAATACCAGTAGCCGCGATAGTTCCCTTAGAGAAACCTTCGCGGTTACCGATCATATGATAGTAACCTTCTTTCTTGGAGGCAGGTACAGTGAATGCAGCCCAGAAATCTAAATGGTAGTTATCGAAACGGGCAGCTACCAAGTCGTTGAAAGTTATGGCACATTCCTTGATTAAGTTGTGCATAAAGTTCTTGGTCCAAAATACGTAGGTGTCGGCGTCAGTGGTAACAGCACCGACGGTAAGACGCAACCAAGTGTTCAAGAGGTAGTCACCAGCACGACTAATACTGACGGACCATTCTTGACCGAAACCAGGGGTTCCAGAAGAACGGGAGAGGACTACTGGGACTTGAGTGAACCAGGTAGACTTACGAGTTTCACGAACGAAGTATGCGGTGGCGTCAGGACCGCCGTACATGTACTTTTCAATTTCGTCGAAAGTAGCTAAATCAATAAACCCGGAGGTTACATTTGATGTTGAGATAGATGAAGACATTTTATTATTACTAAATATTTTTTTTTTAAGTTTTTTTTTATTTTTCAAGTTTTTCAAGTTTTTCAAGTTTTTTTTTAAGTTTTTTCAAGTTTTTTTTAAGTTTTTTTTTAAGTTTTTTCAAGTTTTTTCCATCACTTCAGTAATCATTTTCTGACGATACATAACTGACATTAATTTAGCTTGTTCATCACCAAATATATTTATATTAAATAATTTAAAACGAGATTTTCCTTTTTCATCATTCCAATAACAAACCCAATAATCTTTTTGTTTTTTTATGCCAAAAAATAATAATTCTTTATCGATATATGTCATATTATAATTAAATATTTCATTTTTATAAATTATATTTTTAATGTGGAAGTGTGTTGATAACCGTAAGAAAACATTTCCAATTTATCTTTAGAAGAAATACCGAAATCGAATGGTTTTATATCGGAGTATTTGGAAAATTGTATGATTTTATTGTTTTTGGAAAATTGTTGTATTTTATATTCGTTTAATGAAGACATTGGAATAATTAATAAATTGTATAAATATTCCAATGTGTTTTTATTTTCCAAATCATATTTAGATTTATGTTTCAACAATATTGATAAAATATTCTCACCATAATCATGTGCTATATCTACTGGAAAATTATTGTAAACACCACCGTCAATATAAAAATTATCACCGTATTTATATTTTTCAAAAACCATTGGTAAATTAGAACTCATTCTCAAGGCTGTCAAACAAGGTAAATCTGGATAATTTTTATACGAAATATATTCAGGACAATCTTTTGTCAAGTTGTATGTTGTACAAACTAATGTTTTGTTAAATTTATTTTTTAATTGTTGTAAAGTTGGTAAAAATCCTATTTTTTCAATAGTCATTTTTTCTAAAATTTCATGAATAAGACTAAAAGATATGACCCCTTCACCATTTATTATATTACATAAATTTAGTTTATTTATTTTTTCAATAACATTATTTTTACATATATAGACAACTATTTCAATAGGTGTATAACCTATAATAATGAAATAACTAATTATAGACCCTATAGATGTTCCTATATACGTATTTATTTTTTTCAACAAATACTGTTCGGATAAATATTGTAATGAACCTAAAGCAATTAAACCTTTTGTAGAACCACCTGAAATAACTAATGTATCATAACATTTATTAGTAATACCATTTTCACTTTCATCTCCCGGTTCATTTTCACTTTCATCTCCCGGTTCATTTTCACTTTCATCTCCCGGTTCATTTTCACTTTCATCTTCTGTTATTTCACACCCGTACTCAAAATATTCAATATTTTTATTTTTAATCATTTTTTTTTAAAATTTTTTGTTTAAATATTTAATCATTTTTTTTGAAAACTATCCCTTCCCAATTCTTATTCTTTTTTACAACCCCCTTTTTTGAAAACTATCCCTTCCCAATTCTTATTCTTTTTTACAACCCCCCCTCTTTCCGTATATTGTTGACATGGTCTACCTTTAGGGTAATATTTATCAGTACTATGGAACATAGTGGCCATTTTACATTCCGAGTTTGTCAGACAACTATCAATACACTGACTTTTTGTTTTCATCGTTTCTCCACCTAATTTATTATATTTTTTATCTACCCAAGCATTAGATATCAATTCATAGGGAGATTCTTTACATTCTTCACATTTCGGACATTCTTTACATTCTTCACATTTCGGACATTCTTTACATTCTTCACATTTCGGACATTCTTTACATTCTTCACATTTCGGACATTCTTTACATTCTTCACATTTCGGACATTCTTTACATTCTTCACATTTCGGACATAATTTTTTCTGAATAGGTTCAGGTTTTACTATATAAAAAATAACTATACCTAAATTTATTAAAAATAATAATGCGAATAAAATTACAAAAATAATCATTTATTATAAAAAAATAAAAAAATGATTTTTTTTTATAATAAATGAGTGGAAATGAAGAAGAATGTAAACAATTACATAATTGTCTTGACAGTAAAAGTAATTCTATGGAAAGAGTTCGACGTCATGCCGTATTATGTAATATCCCTGTAACTAAAGTAGTAAATGGTAAAACCCTAAAAAGAAACCGTCGTGAACTTTGCAGAGATATTAAAAAAAAATCCAATAGAAACAGAGACGATTTTGATGAGAAAGAATGTATAGATGTCCCCAATTGTCTTGATACGAAAAGTCTTTCTATGGAAAGGTTACGAAAATATGCTGTATTATGTAATATCCCTGTAACTAAAGTAGTAAATGGTAAAACTCTAAAAAGAAACCGTCGTGAACTTTGTAGAGATATTAGAAACCAATTTCGTCCTCCATCATCTCGTCCTCCATCATCTCGTCCTCCATCATCTCGTCCTCCATCATCTCGTCCTCCATCATCTCGTCCTCCACCATACCCTATTCCATCATCTATTAATAGTGAATCCGATTTATTTTTAAGTTTACCCTCTGTTTTACAAAATATGGTTATGGGACAATTAGAATGTTGGGAACAGATGAGGTTTACGTTGAAAGAATGGCAACACAGAGTAATACAGAGAGTTAATAGATATCATAAAGTATTAGCAGTACACAATACAGGTTGTGGTAAAACATTAACAGCTGCAACAATGGCGCATTGTTGGTTACAAGAAAATCCTAGAAATAGAGTAGTTTTTGTATCACCTGCTTCATTGATAAGTAATTTTACTAACGAGTTAAAGGCTAATAAAATCAAGACAGATAGAAGAGTTGAAGTATTTTCATTTGCTAAAGTTGTTAGAATGTTTAATAATTATACATTAGACGATATTCGTTCTGATGAATTTACATTATTTATAGTGGATGAAGTACATAATTGCAAAGGATTCGGTAGAGGAACAAATGGTAGACCACCTAGAAATAGAAGTAAAATATCAACAAGTCTTTTTTATTTGTTAAAAGAAGCTAGAAAGGTTCTTCTTTTGACAGCGACACCTGTTGTGAATAAACTTTCAGATTTACTTTTTCCTTTTATTGTTCTGGATAATAGATTTAGACACATACACTGGTGGGATGCTAATACTACTGTAAATTTGGAAACTGAACTCGTCCCATATTTGTCCCAACATATTCAAGGACAGATTGATTTTAAAAATTGTGTTAATGATATTCAAGAACATTTTCCTGAAGAAATTCATAGAGCGAAATTCGTAGATATGAATGATAGTGATATAACCCGGTATATAAATAGAATTAATAATATAAATCCTAGAAGCAATTCATTTTTAGTAAGTGATCGTACTAATACTAATATCAATTCTAAACTTGAAGAGGTTAATAGAATTTTAAGAAATAATAATGGTAAAACACTCATTTATACAAATTGGATAGAAAAAGGTATTAGAAAATTAAGAAATTTATTAAGAGGTAGAAATTTTAAGATAATAGATGGAAAAACACCTATGAAACTAAGACAAGAAATAGTAAGAGAATACAATAATAATGAATTACAATATTTAATTATTACAAAAGCTGGTAGTGAAGGTTTAGATTTAAAAGGAACACGTAATGTATTATTATTAGAACCCTCGATGACTTATTCCGAAACAAGACAGATAATTGGACGAGCTGTAAGATTAGGTTCACATTCACACTTACCTGTGAATCAAAGAAATGTCAAAATATTTTATATGTTACTTAAAATTCCAAATAGATATATTGATACGGATGCTGTCCCTAGGCGAGATTCAGATGTATATGTAAATGAATTATTCAGAGAAAGATTTAATTACCCTCATGATGCCATAAGACAAACTGGGGATTTAAGAGCGTTTCAACTTAACAATAGAAAAAGGGAATTAGTAGAATATAGTAATCAAATTTTAGAAGAACATACTTTACCAGTTTTAGAGGATTAATTAATAAACAGAAAATATATTATAATTTTTAAATATTAATATTTAAAAATTATATTGAATATTCAATATAATCAGGGTTCAGGTGTGGGTTCAGGTGTGGGTTCAGGTGTGGGTTCAGGTGTGGGTTCAGGTGTGGGTTCGGGTGTGGGTTCAGGTGTAGGTTCAGGTGTGGGTTCAGGTGTAGGTTCAGGTGTGGGTTCAGGTGTAGGTTCAGGTGTGGGTTCAGGTGTGGGTTCAGGTGTGGGTTCAGGTGTGGGTTCAGGTGTGGGTTCAGGTGTGGGTTCAGGTGTGGGTTCAGGTGTAGGTTCAGGTGTAGGTTCAGGTGTGGGTGGTAATGTTGTAATATGTGTATTTTCAAGTTCTTTTAATTCTCTAAATAATTCATCATTTAGAGATTTTTGTTCATTATTATTTAATTTTTTTATACATTTTTTTTCATTTTCTATTTTTTCTACAAAATTATCGTTGTTATTAAGAGTGAAATTATTATAAGACTTCAAAGTTTTTAATTCGTTTTCAAGATAATTAATTTTACTCTTGAAATAGTAAATAAAAAAAAGTAAAAAAATTACAATTGCTAATATTAAGATATATTCTTTTGTAAGAAACATTTTTAAATAAAAATATATATATTTAAATTAGATTCTATAATTTTTTAATAATAAGATTATTATTTTCAAACCATTGTTTTATTTGAACACATGTATTTTTTACACTATTACTATACCAAAATATGACACTTTTCATATTTTGTATAGTATAAAAAGATTCTTCTTTAGTTTCTAAATAGTTTTTTATGTATTTGATATTATTTATTTTATTACGCAGAGTTGTTTCATCGTTAGATAAATTATTTTCTGGTAACGGTAAATGTATATAATCCATAATTAATTTAACCAATTCATGTTTTTTCCAATTTATACACCTTTTACCCTTATTAACTTTTCTTTTATCATCTTCTTCTTCTTTTTCAGTATTTTTAATGAAAAATTCGTTTGTTTTTATATCTATTATACCATAATGTTTATATCTATTGTTGTATATTCTCTCTAAATTATTAGTGTTAAAATTATTAAATTCTTGTATAATATCATTCGGACATGATTGCCAAATAAAAGGTGAGATTGAATTGTTTATACATTTTATATTTTTATCGTTTATTGTACAAATAAATGTTGTATTTTCTATATTAAAATCTTCTATAGTAATATTTACAAATGTATCATAAGATTTTATAAACAAGAAAGGGTTGTAAAGGTTGATAATAAAATTTCTTGAATTCACATTATCTATTTTTTTCTCAAGGAGGGATATTATGGCTGATTCAAGAATAAATTGTTGTTTTTCAATTGGTAATAATAATAAGTTTTGTTTCAGTTGTATTAAATTTTCAGATTTTATATATTTTACAATATTCATAGTGTTTATATTTTTAAGAATAGAAATAAATGAAATGTCGTGAGTGATTTTGGGATTTTTTGTATAAAAACTTGAAAATTGTATAGTGTTATTAAGAGTTATGTCATCTACAATAAAAAATATATTGTCGTTTTCTCTTAAAAAACAAGTAAAACCATATTTATTTGTTAATAATATATTTTCAGATATTATTTTATTCAAACTTGCTATAATTTCAAATAACGTATAACTAGATAAATTTGAAAAAATTTCATCTATATGGTATGAAAATTTTTTCTTGAATAGTATTTCTATTTGTTTTATAATTTCTTCATATTTAGGATAATATAAATTATAATTAGTATTTAAAGTTTCTATTTTTTCTTCAGATATTTTAAAGTTATCACATTTATAATCACATGATTTATACTCACACTCTCTAGAAAAGTCTAATGTTTTGTCAGTAACTCTGTTTCTATTGTAAAATAATTTACAATCAACAGTATTTTTTTTAATAATATATTCTACAAATTTTATATTTTTATCTTTGATTTCAGAAATTTTATACATATTAAGGTCTATACTTTTTTTAACATCATCTGGGACACTTACATATTGGTAAATTTTCAAAACTGGTTTAATATTATTTTTTATCAATGTGTTATGGGAGTTAAGTCTCCAACCACGTGCTATTATTTGATCTAATTCAGAATAATTCCAATAGGGGGTTAGTATATGTTCATGTTGAATATCTTTGAAAGTATATCCTTCTGATATTACCCCTGAACCTAAAACTACATTTATATATTCACCTTGATAATTTTTTGGATCATTAAATAAATTTAAACTTTTAGAAATATCTGTACTATTAATATATTTAGAAGAAGTTATCAATATATATCTTGGTTCTTTTGTGATATTTTCAAAAGAAGAAATTTTTGAATTTGAAAAACCAAATAAGTCAAGTAAATATGAAAATAATATTATACCACTACCATGTACGAATTCACAATACACAAATGATTTTTCCTTTTTATTATATGAATCAAGTATGCGTTTTATAACTTTGTAATATTTAACACTAAACTTTTTCAAATTATTCAACATATTTTCATGATCTTCCCCATTTTTGGTAATCTCGTTTACAATGGGATTATTTTTTTCCGTAAGTTTGAATTTTTTATTTTTCACGTATTTATCAAAACCTTTCGCACCAACAGAACCATCTGGGAATACGAATAAACTAGCTTGACGACTATTCATTCTGAATGAACTTTTTTTATCAGTCTGAATATCTTCATTGTATATAATATTGTATTTTTCTTTTTGGAAATTTATCATTTTACAAACATCGACAGAAAAAGTTTGTAAACCGAATATATTTGTTTCACCGATATATTTTTTGGGAATATTATTTTTATAAGAAGTTTTCAAGTAAGAAATTTTTCCTTTTATTTTATTTTTAAATTCTTGTTCTTTACCTGTTTTAAATTTTATAATTACACCTTTATTATCAACATCGAAGAAATTTTTGGTGAAATTTTTAGATACATCAAATTTATTATTAACCGGTAACAATAAATTCATTATGTAAGGTAATTCGTCAACAGTATCTTTCATAGGTGTCCCTGTCATCAATAAAATTTTACAATTTTTCGTATTATCAAATAATCTAGAAAATTCTTTATACATTTTAGAATATTTTATAACATTTATTTGTTTTTGTTTTTCCTTTTCCACAAAGGGAAAATTATGCACTTCATCAATTACAAATATGTAATCTGAATATATATTTTCAAGTTGTTTATTATTATACTTTGCTATATTATCAGAAAAAGTTTGCATGGTTTCAAATCTATAAAATTGTTTAACCATTTTGTTGATTCTTCTCTGTTTAACATCATCACTAAGATTCGGGTAATTTTTTGGAATATATTTATTTTTTGTAAATTTAAATACCAATTCGTTTTTATAATTTTGAAGTAAATCCGTATTTTTCGCTATTATTATAGCACCTTTTATTTTTTTAATATTAATATCATCTATATCATTCAATCTTCTTATATTCTCTATTAATCCTATAGATGCACCAGTTTTACCTGTTCCTGGTGAATGAAACAATAATAATTTATCGTATTTAGTTATATTCGACAAATATCTACTTATAAAATGTTGATGTTTTAAAAACCCAATTTTTTTTTCACTATTTTTTTTAATATCCTGGTCTAATTTTAATTCGTTGAATTCTTTTAATTTAAAAATATTTTCTTCGAATTGTTTTTCTTCAGAAATAATCGTATCGTAATCATATATTTCTGGATAATATGGTATAAAATCTGAAATATCCATTTATTTATAATCTAAAATTATAAATAAATAATTATTTATTCAAATGAATTTAAATCATATTTAAATATATTTCTTTTTCATGTTTCGAAAAGGATTTCCAAATTTTAATCAATTTAGATGTTATTTCTTTAGGTGTATCATTATTATATTTATTTTTTATTCTACTTCTATTTTGTAATGAAAACATATTAAATGCCATTTTTTCCATCTTTTTATCACTTTCTCCTCTTTTTCGTGACTTCACCACTCCTCTTTTTTGTGACTTCACCACTCCTCTTTTTTGTGACTTCACCACTCCTCTTTTTTGTGACTTCACCACTCCTCTTTTTTGTGACTTCACCACTCCTCTTTTTTGTGACTTCACCACTCCTCTTTTTTGTGACTTCACCACTCCTCTTTTTTGTGACTTCACCACTCCTCTTTTTTGTGAAAAGTTTTCGGGTTCAGGTTCGGGTGTAGGTTCAGGTTCGGGTGTAGGTTCGGGTTCGGGTTCGTGTGTAGGTTCGAGTGTAGGTTCAGGTTCGGGTGTAGGTTCGGGTTCGGGTTCGGGTGTAGGTTCGGGTTCGTGTGTAGGTTCGAGTGTAGGTTCAGGTTCGGGTGTAGGTTCGGGTTCGGGTTCGTGTGTAGGTTCGGGTGTAGGTTCAGGTTCGGGTGTAGGTTCAGGTGTAGGTTCAGGTTCGAGTGTAGGTTCAGGTTCGGGTAAGAGTATTAATTTATTTTCATTATAAATTTTCATTTCCTCTAAATATCTATTTTTATCTTGATTTTCTAATTTTTTGAATTTTTTATAAATATCATCTTTTAAAGATTTGTGTATATTCCAATGTTCGGATACTATTTTTATTATTTCTTTACCGCTTATTCCATGTGTTTTAATTTTTCCGGTATCTTTAAAATCTTTACAAAATAATATATACGCATTTCTAGCTCTTCTAGGTTTATTAGGATCTTTTTTATTTTTAATGCATCTTTTTATTCTTTTATTGGTTATATTTTTTCCCCATTCTTTTTTAATAAATTCAACGTCTTTATGTTTATGTTTATCTAAAAAATCTAGTACATATTGACTAACATCTTGTAAATTTTTCATTTTAAATATAAATTTAATGTTTAACTTATTTATTTGAAAAATGTTTGTTTAAAATTTATTAAATGTTCATATGATAAATTTTTAAAAATATACATAATATTTGTATACATATATTCGTTAATTTCATTGATAGTATTTTCCGCAAACAGATTATTTTTTACATTATTTATTTCTTCTTGTATTTCTTCCTGATATTGTAATTGTAATTGTAGTTCTGTTTCATCATCTAATTCTTCATTTGTATCGTTTATATTTAAATTTTGGTGACAAAAAGACATTTATTAATAACAGTATAAGTTTAAATTGTTATCTTATATCATATAACATTTTACAGAATTTTAAAAAAATAATTTTTTCATCTGTATTCATTTCTATTTTTTTATAATGAGTTTTTATGTTGTGTAAATATATTTCAAAAATATCTTCAAGTTCATATTTATTTTGTTCTAACCATAATTCAAACATTTATATAAAATATTATATATTTAAAATTGAATTAAAATAAAATATTGAAGATAAAATATAAATGAATAATCAAAACGATAATAATAATAATATAAATATCATTTACGAGTTCAATGTACCGTCCGAGCAAAAAATAAATATTGAAGATAATTCAGATGGTTTTATGAGTGGTTTAGTTAATGTTATAAACGAAATTAATGTTTTCGATGTTTTAAATAATAATGATATTGATACAACAATAGAGAATGATATTGACACTAATAATATTATTAGTGTTATTGGTAATAATATTTTATCATCTATAGAGGATTATTTGCTAGAATCAGTTTTGAATATTTCTTTTGAGGAAGAAAAGGGGATGTTGAGAGATGAAAATGTAAGTATTGAAATAAAAAAAGAAAAGTTTAAAGATAATGTATCAGGGGAATGTTGTATATGTTGTTCTAAATATATGAAAAACGAAGAATATATTAAATTGGAATGTGGACATTTATTTCATAGTGGGTGTATAGAGGAATGGGTAAAATATAAAAAAAATTGTCCTGTGTGTAGGATAAAAATATAAAATATAGTCTATATATAAAATGAATTTCGATAAAATTGTGTATTATATATACGAATATCCTTTTGAGTTAATGTTTGTATTTATAGTAATTAGTTTAATATTATACGCCGTGTATAGAAAATGTAGAGGGTTTAAAGGAACGTGGTCTAGAACATATTATTTACCATCATCCAAAAATGTTTATGGAAAATTTATTCCATATAAAAAAACTAGTGGAAAACGTGATAGTAAAGGGGAAATTGAATGTAGAAGAATTTTGGAGAAAATATTTAAATGTTCATTCGATAAATGTCGTCCAGATTTTTTACGAAATGATGTAACTGGAGGTAATTTTAATTTGGAGATAGATTGTTATAATTCCAGATTAAAGTTAGGTGTGGAGTATAACGGTGTACAACATTATAAATATACCCCTTTTTTTCATAAAAATAAAGAAGCTTTTTATAATCAGAAATATAGAGATGAATTAAAAAGAAGAATGTGTAAAGATAACAAAATTATACTTATAGAAGTTCCTTATGATATAAAAATTGAAAATATTGAAAGTTATTTGGTGGAAAAATTAAAAAATAAAGGTTTTCGTATTTAATAAAATTGAATTTTAATTGACATTATCAATTAAAATTTAAATGGACGAATTTGTTTACGATATTGAAAAAATTTCTTTTGGTGTATATTCTCCCGATGAAATTAAAAAAATGTCTGTTTGTTTGGTAGATAATCCTAAAAAGACTGGTTACGGGACAGTTTACGATGAAAGAATGGGAACAATTGAATTTAATAAAAAATGTGAAACATGTAATTTACCATCTGAATTGTGTCATGGTCATTTTGGACATATTGAATTAAATGAACCTATTATAAATCCACTTTATTATAAACACGCAATTAATTTTTTGAAATGTGTATGTTTAAAATGTAATAAACTTCTTATTACACGAGAAAATATAGAATTGTTAGAATTAGATAAATGTAAAGGTTATGATAAATTTATAGAAATTTTTAAAAAAATACAAAAAATTGATATGTGTTATCAAATTGATGAAAAAGGGGATAAGTGTGGTTATAATCAACCTAATATAAAACTTAATACGGATAATACGATTTCGTTATCATATAATAAAAAAACTGAAATTATTTTATCAGTGAGAGAATTGAAAAAAATTTTCGAAAAAGTAAAAAATGAAGATATTATAATGTTGGGATTTGATCCAAAACTTATTCATCCTAGAAACTTGATAATTGTCAATCTACCAGTTTTACCAATTTGTGATAGACCATATGTGAAATGTGATAGTAGTATATGTGATGACGATTTGACAAATCAATATATAGAAATTGTTAAACTGAACAACAATATTAAAAAACAGGAAAATACTGAAAAAAAACGCAAAGATATTTACAGTTTGGAATTTAGAGTATCTACTATGTTTAATAATAGTAAAGGTAAAGCTAAACATACTACTAGTTCTAGATCTATAAAGGGGATAAAAGAAAGAATAGTGGGTAAAGATGGTTTGATACGTAATAACATGATGGGTAAAAGAGTGAATCAGTCTGCTAGAACTGTAATAGGGCCTGATCCAAATCTGAAAACAGACCAGTTAGCTGTTCCGTACAAAATTGCTGAAACACTTACTATACCTGAAATTGTTACTAGATATAATTTGGATAAAATGAATAATTTATTAGAAAATGATAAAATTAACTATGTGATTAAAAAAAATAATGTCAAAATCAATATCGAATATGCTACTAAAAATAAACCGACTGAATTATTATATAAAGATATTATATGTAGAGGGAGTAAAAAGATAAAAGTTTTTTCAGGCAGGGAGGAATTACAAAAAGGAGATAAAATCTTACGTGATGGGAAATTTTTAGAAAATATATCATACCCTGCTAGAAAAAAATATATATTAGAATATGGCGATATAGTTGAAAGACAATTACAGAATGGTGATTTGGTATTATTAAACAGACAGCCTACACTACATAAAGGTTCTATGATTGCAATGGAGGTAGTATTAAAACCTCATAAAACCTTACGTATGAATTTAGCGTGTACAAAATCTTTCAACGCTGATTTTGATGGTGATGAAATGAATTTACATGTTCCACAATCTATAGAGGCGATTGTGGAATTAAAATATTTGTCAAAAATTCAAAATAACATTATTTCACCACAGGGTAGTAAAACTAATATCGTTATCGTTCAGGATTCGTTGTTAGGGGCTTATAAAATGACAAAGGATAACACGACTATTACCAAAGAACAATTTTTTAATATAAGTATGAAAATAGAAAGATATAAAAACGATTCCATTTTCAAAAAAATGAAACACATTCGGAAAATTTTAAAATTAAAAAATAAACCAGGATAATTGTTTTAACGGTAAAGGAATAATATCTCTGATTTTACCTATAAACTTAAATTATATTAACAACAATAAAGGTTCCGATAAAGAACCAATATTGAAAATTTTCAAAGGGGTATTGTACGAAGGTGTTTTAAACAAAAAAATATTAGGGTCTTCTTATAATTCTTTGATACAGATTATATACAAAGAATATGGTGTTGATGAAGTTATGAGATTTATAAATGATATACAATTCGTTACCAATGAATGGAATTTACTAAAAGGTTTCAGTGTAGGTTTGAAAGATTGTTTAGTTAATAATAAAAATACGACAATTGAAGTTGAAAAAACAATCCAGAAATGTTTTATGGAAGCTGAATGTATAAAAAAAATGATTAAACATCCAGGAATAAGAGAAATTAAAGTAAATTCTATATTGAACAAGGCGAAAGATGTAGGTTTATCCCTTTCCAAAAATTCTCTTGATAAAGAGAATAATTTTATATCCACTGTAATGTCTGGTAGTAAAGGTGATTTTTTCAACATTTCACAAATTACAGGATTATTAGGACAACAGAATGTATTGGGCAAAAGAATACAAAAAACGTTAGATGGTAAACGTAGATCACTTTATCATTATCCTAGGGAACCTCTATCTGAAAAAATGGAATATGAATCGAAAGGTTTTATTTCTTCATCTTTTATCAAAGGATTAAATCCTAGAGAATTTTTTTTCCATTCGATGTCTGGTAGAGAAGGTATTTCGGATTCCGCATTATGTACAGCAACATCAGGATATATACAAAGACGTATAGTAAAATTAACTGAAGATATGAAAATTACATATAATTCAACCGTTAATAATTCGTGTGATGAGATATACCAATTTATGTATAACGAGGATGGATTTAATCCTACTAAAACAGTTATGGTGGATGGTGAACAACAATGCTGTGATATAGATAGATTAGTTGATAAACTTAATACATCTTTTGAAAATATGTTAAATAAAATCAAATTTTGATTTATAAAATTTGAATAAAATAAAAAATGAGTAAAAATAAAGTTTTTATTTATTCATCGAAACTCATCCATGAAGAGGATGAAAATGTTGAATATAAAAAACAATACAACGCTACTTTTTATAAAACTTTGTTTAGAATTTATGGTATAAATGAAAATCAGGAAAATGTATGTTTGGTTATTGATGATTTTACTCCTTTCGCGTATTTAGAATTACCAGAGATAGATGGTAGTATTAATAAATGGTATAATAAAAATAATATATTATTTTTCTATAATGAATTTATAAAACAAGCCAGGAAAAAAATGTACGCGTTTCAAAACCCTGTCAAATATGAAATTGTATATAAAAAAAAGTTATATAAATATAATATAAACCCGAAAACCAATAAACCATATTTATATCCATTTATAAAATTATATTTTAAATGTAGGAAAGATATAAAAAAATTATATTACTATTGTGATAAAAAAATTATTATAAAAACTATTTCCGATAAACCTTTAAAAGTAAATATTCACCAAAGTGAATCGGATGAATTGTTACAATTTTTTTCGATGATGAATTTACCTCGTAATGGTTGGGTAGAGTTCAAAGGTAATGAAATTGGTGATGAAGATAAACAAACTATATGTGATAAGGAATACAAAGTTTCATATAAAAAAATTAAAAAACATGAAAAACAATTGAATTTATCCAATCCTAAAATCTTGAGTTTTGATATAGAAGTGTATTCTAGTGATCCGACTAGAATGCCAGATTATAATAACCCACAAGATGAAATATTTCAGATTTCGTGTATTTTTTTGAATTATGTAGATGATATAACTACTTGTAGAAAATTTTTATTAACGTTAGGTGCTCCGTCCCAAAAAATAACTGGTAAAGATGTAAACATTCAATCTTATAAAAATGAAAAAGAATTATTACTGGGTTTCGTTGAATTGACGAAAAAAGAAAAACCACATATTATAACTGGATATAATATATTAGGATTTGATGTACACTACATGTTGGAAAGAACTAAATTAGAAAAAAATAGAATATCTAAAAAATTCAAAAAAATAGGTTTTACTAAAGATTTGATTTCTGAAGAAAAATGTTTAAGTTGGTCATCTACAGCTTTTTCAAATCAAGAATTCAAATATATCGATAGTGAAGGTATAGTTTTTATTGATTTATACCCTATAGTACAAAGAGAATATAAATTAGATAATTATAAACTAAAAACTATTTCAACATATTTTTTAGGACAGAGTAAAGACCCTTTAACTGCTCAAGATATATTCGATTCTTATAAACTAGGAGTGTTGAGTAATAGTGACTCTAAATTAGCGAAAGATTCACTTGCAATTTGTGGTAAATATTGTGTTCAAGATAGTTATTTGGTTTTAAAATTATTTTTACATTTACAAGTATGGAATGGTATGTGTGAAATGTCTAAGATTTGTAATGTTTCTTTATTTTCTATTTTTTACAAAGGACAACAAATAAAGGTATTTTCACAGGTTTTCAAATATTGTTATGAAAACGATATCGTTATAGACAAGGATAATTATTTACAAAGTAAAAATCCATCGGAGATAGATGAAAAATTTTCAGGAGCTTACGTTTTTGACCCTAAACCAGGTGTGTATAGTATGGTTGTCCCATTTGATTTCGCATCACTTTACCCAACTACTATTATCGCTTACAATATAGACTATTCTACATTTGTAGATAATGATAATGATAATATAAATGATGAAGATTGTAATATAATGGAATGGGAAGAACATATAGGTTGTGAACACGATAAAGTTATCATAAACATAAAACGGATAGAAAATCAAATATTGAAATATAAAGATGAAATTGAAAAATTGGAAAAAAAAAAGAAAAATACTTTATTAAGATGTAGAAAAGTTGATTTCAATGAAAAAATTTCTACTTTGAAAACAGAAATAAGAAACCTTAAAAAAGAACGAACAACTTTTAATAAAGTAAAGTCTAAAAAAATAGTATGTAAAAAAATGAAATATAAATTTGTAAAAACGCATAAAGGAGTTATCCCGACTATTATGCAAAATCTATTAGATGCCAGAAAAAATACTCGTAAAACAATATCGGAAAATAAAAAGAAAATGGAAGAAATAAATGATCCTGAAATAATTAAAAAATTAAAAAATGTAAACAGTGTTTTAAATAAAAGACAATTAGCTTATAAAGTATCAGCCAACTCTATGTATGGTGCGATGGGAGTAAAAAAAGGTTATATTCCATTTATAGAAGGAGCGAGATGTATCACGTACATGGGAACACAAAATATCAAAAAAGTTGCAGATTTAATTCCATCTAAATACAATGGTGAACTTATATATGGTGATACAGATTCTAATTATATACATTTCCCACATTTAAAAGATCCAAAAAAACTATGGGATTATTCTGAAAAAGTGGCTAAAGAGATTTCGACAGAATTTTTAAAACCTATGAAATTAGAGTTTGAAGAAGTTATTTATAGACGTTTTATGATTTTGACTAAAAAAAGATATATGTATCAAAGTACTAATAGAGAAGGGGATAAAAATGATAAAGTTGGTAAAAAGGGGGTATTGTTGGTTAGAAGAGATAACTGTAAATTTATAAGAGATATATATGAACAAGTGATTTTTAGAATATTTAATAAAGAAATATACCAAGATGTTGTGTATTTCATAACTCAAAAATTAAATGAAATGTTCTCCAAAACTTTACCTATTGAAGATTTTATCATCACCAAATCTATCAAAAATACAGATACAGATACAATGCCTGTAATTACTGGAAATGATGAAACAGATAAATTAAACTGGGAAAAATGGGAAAATGAAAGATTGATAAAAGATATAACTGACAAATCAAGTAATAAAATAAATATGGGTTCTTATAAAGTTTCCACGTACCCTAAAACAGAAGAAGATATAAAATTTGCTCTTGAAGAAAAAAATGTTTCTAATAGGAGAGAATTTTATATAAAATGTTTACCTGCCCATGTACAATTAGCTGAAAAAATAAAAGATAGAGGTATTATATGTTCCGCTGGTTCTAGGATAGAATATGTTTTAATAGATAAAAATGATAGAAATATAGATAAGTTCAAACAATGTGAAAAAAATGAATACTATGAATACGCCAAAAAACATTCTGATAATGTTAAATTAGGATTTCTGGATTATTTGAAATTGTTAATTAACCCGTTAGACGAAGTATTAAATGTTATATTTAAAGATAGTCCATATTTCACAGAAAAATTTACTAAAAAACAATACGAATATAGACTATTAAAATATAAAAATCTCCTCGAATTGAAGGATTTGTTTAAACCTTCACTAATATTCGAATAGTTTTTATCAATAACGAACTGAAAGAGTGTGTAATAATGAAGAATATATAATATCTGAATTAACGTCATAAATATTCTCACCTAAATTATGATATTTTTTTCCGGAATAATTATTAAGTATTTTAATTATAACATCGTTACTTTTTAACCATTTGAGAATATTTATAGATTTATCGGATAAATCTTTACAATCTAATAAATTTAATATCACACCATCTGGTAATTTATCTTGATCATTTTTATAAAGATGTGATAAAATGTATTCTATATCATCTTTATAATTCAATGTAATTATTTTTATTCTAGTATCTACATTGTCTATTCTTACATTATTTAACGATTTTTGATTGAAAACGAGTTCGTATTGGTTATAAACACCAATCATGGTGTTTATATTAAAACCATTCGAGATTTTATCATGAAATTTGTAAAAATATCTAGGTTCTACTAAATAATCATTCGTATTTAATAGAACCTTGTTAATATTAGTACATCTAATTTTCTGTAAATTTTCATAATTATACGAATTAAAAACTATTATAGGTTTTGTTGTATTGTGTATGAATTTTTCCAGAATACTCGATAACGTAATCATATTTTCAGTATTCGTTTTAATCATTATACCATCACAAAAGGTATAACGATTACGTATATGATTTAATAAAATTTCTATTCTATCTATAAAACGATTGGAATTACATTTTACTTTTATGTAATTTATATTGTTATGCGACAAATGTTGTTCAATGTTCCCACTTGTAAAATCAAGTAGTAGAATTTTTTTATTTATTATTTTTTTAGAATTTTTCCTAATATTATAAATTAATAATATTATACATAAAACAGATAATAAAAATAAAGATAGTAATACCTTTTTAGTATTTTGGTCAAACATTTATTATAATATATAAAATCGATATTTATATAATTAATTATATATTATACAAAATGTCTACTAAGAATTTAATCAATATCCTTAAAAAATATTCCAAAAAAAGTACTGAAAAATTAGAAATCATTGAAAAAAAAATATCCCAAATTGATGATAAAAAAATATTATACAATATATTAAATGAATTATATAATAATGTTGAAATACGTGATATTGTAAAACGTTTGGATAAAAAACAAACTTCTTGGAACAATCCTGTTTTCTACTCTTTTCAAAAACAGATAAATGAACAAAATGAATTTATAAAAAAACCATTCGAAGTAGAAGAAGGTGTTTTGGAATGTAGTTGTGGTTCTAAAAAGGTTTTTTCTTATTCCAAACAGACTAGATCGGCTGATGAACCAATGACTACATTTGCAGAATGTATCATGTGTAAAAAAAAATGGACTTATTCTGGATAATATAAATACATTAATTTAAAAAAAAAAAAAGAAATAAAAATGGTTGATACAGAATTCATAACTCGTGTAAAAAAATATCCCAATATCGGTGAAATTATTAATTATACTACATACAAGTATCCAAAATGGATTGTGGATTATGGTGATAAATTTACAACTACATTTGATTTTTTAAATAATAGATGGGAAAATCTTATGAAAAATGTAAATACTGCTAAAATATTATTGGTTAGTAAACTTTATAAAGAAAATAGTGATGACGATGAAGTTACGAAAAATTTGTTTTTCGTAAGTCAATTATTAATTTCAACAGGTTTTTTATTGAGAAAAAATAACGAATATACAAGATGTAAAAATTGCAATTGTGTGTTCCCTACTGTCGAAATACAAAAACAAATGTTATCTCAAAATTTAATTACGAAAATACACGACCAATGCGTTTGTATCTATACTTGTTAAGTAATCGTTTTTCTTCTTCTTCTAAGGTACCTTTGTCTGTAAATGTAATATAATCCTCATCTATTGAAAAATCACTCGGTTTTAAAATGGACCAGTCTATATATTCCTTTATCAACCCTACTTTGGAATATATATACCCTACTAAAGAACTACACCAAAATCTATTAGTTTTTTTAGGATTACTATCAACACCAAAATAAGCTTCTACCCAATCACTGGGTATTATATCGTATGGTTTATTATAAACAACATCATGTATTTTTTTCATTTTTTCCTGTGTAAAAAGATCATTATCACTAATAACTTTTCTAACGTAAACTTTAGTATTTGATTTTTTACAATTATGTAAAATTTCTTTTAAAGGAGTTATCTGAACACCGAATTTAACTTCACCGTCTTGTGGATCTTTGGTAAAATTCAAACTTGATTCCCATATAAAATCACCTTTTAAACACGGGTGAATAAACTTTGGATTTCTTAAAAATATTCCCACGTGTGTATAATTACTAGATGTTCCATATTTGATTAACATATCGAATAATTTGTTACATCCTTTACCATTACCCTCAAATAATAGTAGATCCCCTGTTTTCAAATCGTCTATATAAAGTTGATTATCAGTAAACATTTGTATATATTATTTTATCTATAAATTTAAAATTGAATTACACAATAATTATTTGAATAAAAATAAATGTCTGCGACAATAAAACTTTCAGAAATACCAGAAGATAAAAAAGATAAAATTGAAAATGATTTGAAAATACAAATAAATAAAAATAATTACAAAACAAAATTTAAACAAGCCCCGAAATATATTTATTCATATAATATAGACGATGATGATAATGTTTATTTACCTTTTTCTTATGGTTATAACGAATTACACATAGATAAAATTAATAAAAAAAGATATACAAAAATAAACCATAAATCCCAATTTACTGTAAGAGATGAACAAATAAAACTTATAAATGAAACGATAAAATGTCTCAACAAAACAAATAGTTGTATAATAAGTGCTTATACAGGTTTTGGTAAATGTTTAGCTAAAAATACCCCTATATTGATGTACAACGGTCATATAAAATATGTACAAAATATTAAAAAAAATGATAAAATAATGGGAGATGATTCTACACCACGCAACGTGTTAAGTATTTCCACGGGTAAAGAAATGTTATACAAAATAACCCTTGAAAACAGTGAACAATTTACCGTGAATCAATCACATATATTAAGTCTGGAAATAGACTATAGACTATATTACATGCAATGGGATAACATTACTGAAAATTATTTCACTTTTTATTTTGACAAAGATACATTAAGTATTAAAAGAATATATTCTAGAAAATACAATAACATTAAAAAATTTATAAATTTTAAAATTCAATATGACAATATTGTAAATATAAGCGTCAATACATATATAGGTCTTAGTAGATATATCAAAATGTTTTTGAAAATGTACAAGAAACCAGTGTTTTTCGACGAACAAAAAACAAAACATTCACCTTACAAAGTGGGGGTGTGTATAGGAAAAACAGAAAATGATAATTTATTTATGAATTTACAAAATGAAAAAATGAAAATACCTAGTAAATACCTAGTAAATTCAATGAGTGTTAGATATCAATTTTTAGCAGGACTAGTTGATACTTTGGGCTGTTTTGAAAACTATAGTATAATTATAAAAATAAAAAACAAAAATCTACTAAATGATATTATTTTGTTATGTAATACATTATTTATATTTACACAATGTTTCAGTTGTATTGATAATTGTTTCATAATCAAACTATACGGTAAAAATATTTGTAAAATCCCTATAAAAATACCTATTGATATACACGGTGAAAAATCATATACCTTGAAGGGTTTTGACCCTTCAACAAACTTTTCATTTGTCGTAGAAAAAGTTGGAGTGGGTAATTATTACGGTTTCGAAATAGATGGGAATAAACTTTTCATGTTAGGTAATTGTATAGTTACCCATAACACTTTCTGTTCATTAGTATTATCGTCTAAGATAGGATTAAAAACTATGATCATCGTCAATAAATTAGTATTGATGAATCAATGGCAAAAAAGTATCGAAAAAATGTTTCCTGGAGTTAACGTTTGTAAAATTAAACCTGGGACTAAAATTATTGAAAAAAAATACGATTTTTATATAATAAACGCTATTAATATAGAAAAAATAAATCGTGATAATTTTATAGATATAGGTCTTGTTATAGTAGATGAGGCACATTTAATAATGGCTGAAACTCTTTCAAAATCATTATTACATATATGTCCACGTTACTTGATAGGTTTGACAGCCACTCCTTATCGTCCTGATGGATTGGATGATTTATTAAATATTTATTTTAGTGAAAATAGAATAGTGAGAAAATTGTGGAGAGAACATACTGTATTTAAAATAAATACTAATTTTAAACCAGAGATAAGTTACGGATCTTCAGGACAAATAAATTGGGGAAAATTATTGGATGAGATTTCTTTGAACGAAAAACGTAATAATATGATTGTTCATATTATTACTAAATATAAAGAACGTAATTTTTTAATTTTAACAAAAAGAATCTCACAAGGTGAGATTCTTTATGAAAAATTATTGTCAAAAAACGAGAACGTAGACACATTGTTGGGGAAAAAACAAGATTTTGACAAAGAATGTCGTATTTTAATAGGTACTTGTCAAAAAGTAGGTGTTGGATTTGATTTCCCTAAAATTGACACTCTTATAATTGCGATGGACATTGAAGAATATTTTATCCAGTATTTAGGTAGGTGTATGAGACGAAAAGATGTAAATCCTATTATATTCGATTTAGTCGACGATAATAAAATTTTACATAGACATTATAAAACACGTGAAAAAATCTACAAAGAACATGGTGGAACTATAAAAATTATGAATATATAATTTCCCATTTTTATATTTTTTTTCATTTATTAATCATATAATTAATAAATGAAAGACTATTTCATAACTTATTTTTCATATAATAAATATTCATCTAAATATTTATTAAGTTACATTTTAAAAGAAACTTTTTCTGATTATTTATGTATTTATATAAAAACGAAAAACAAAATAAAACTACATTTTACATCACCTGATAATAATAAAAAAGAATTACTCAAAATACAAAAAAATATAGACGAACCTGTTATAATAAAGGATTTTGAAAAAAATGATATAGTTACAAATATAGAAAAAGATATAGAAAATTGTGTAGTTATACCTTTTAAGTTTGGTGAAACTAAATATTTTATAACTTTATTAAATATGAATTGTGAAAATAAAGAAAAAAGTATAAAACAAATTCAAGAATTAGGTTTTTTCTTTAATTTTTTTTTACATTCTGAATACAAAACTTTAAATACGGAACAGATTTTCCTAGCAGAAATGAGTCACGAGATAAGGACTCCACTTAATGGTATAATTGGATATAATCAACTTTTATCCAAAACAACACTTGATAAAACTCAGAAAAATTATCTAAAATCTATGAACGAATGTAATATTCAATTAATGACAATAATAAATGATGTTTTTGATTTCACCAATTTAAAAAATGGTAATATGAAAATAGTAGAAGAGTGTTATTTTTTAGGCGATATACAAAAAATCATAAACGATACTGTATGTACTCTTTTAAATGATAAAAAACAAAAATTAGTATTCAATTTTTCCGAACAACTACCTAGACATGTAATAAATGATAAAAGTAAATTTATACAAATTTTGATAAATATTATATCTAATTCTATAAAATATTCAAAGGAAAATGATACAATAGAAATAAAAATTGACTTGGAAAATGATAAAATGTTACGAATACAAATAACTGACAATGGACCAGGTATAGAAGAAAAACATTTAGAATGTTTATTTGATTGTATGTATAAATCAGATAATAATAAAAAAAGTTTAGGATTAGGATTATATATAACAAAAAAATTAGTAGATGTTATAAAAGGTGAAATTGATGTTCAAACAAAATTAGGTTATGGAACAACTTTTATATGCAAGATTCCTTTTGAAAAATACGAACTCGAAAATATAAACAGCGAATATATTTTAGGAATATTCAAAGGGAGAAATGTGTTGCTAGTTGATGATAATATTAATAACAGAATTGTTATTTCAGAGTATCTACATGAACTTCAAATAAATCCATATATATGTGCATCTGCTTTAGAGGCTATGAGAATGATTTTGTGTAAAAGATATCATTTCGATTTAGCGTTAATAGATATATGTATGCCTACTATATCAGGTATAGAATTAGCATTTCAGATAAAAGAGGAAGTACCATCATTACCATTGTTTGCGTTATCATCTGATGATAATTTTATAAAAACTTCAGATTTTATGTATATTCTTCCTAAACCTATAGATAAAGTTATATTAATTGATAGAATGTGTAAAGTGTTCAAAAATAGTAAAATAAATAATCCTTTGACTATAACTAATACTTTTAATATATATGATACCAAAATATTAATAGTTGAAGATGATAAACACAATAGTAATATTCTCAAAAATATGTTAAACGTTATTAATTTTGTAAATGTTGAAATTTGTGATGATGGAGTAATAGCTTTACAAAATATAAAATCTGATAAAGTAAAATATGATATAATAATACTTGACTTAAAAATGCCTATAATGGATGGTATAACTTTTATGAAAAATATACATAAATTAAAAAATGTAATAAACATACCAAATATAATTATAACTTCCGCACATATTTCTGAAGAAGATAGACGTATATGTGAATCACTAAATGTTCAAAACTTTATTACAAAACCTATAATGTTATGTAGATTAAAAAAATGTATTTATAATATATTTGATTTAAATTCTAAATAGTATTAAATAAATGTCAAAGTCATTATTATTTCCCGATGTATATTCATGTTGTGAGTATATTTTAAATTCATTTTGGAAAACAATTTTTAAAAATTTATCACTCGGTAAAAGTCCGTATGGAACTTTTATAAAAAATGATATTTTATACTGTACTTACAAAAATAAAGAATTTATCATATCTCTTTGTAATAAAAATACAATTAAATTATATATTAATTTGAAATTATTTTTTAAAACTAAATTGGGGTTAATGACAAATAAAGAAAAAAAAAGAAAACGTGAAAATTTTAATAATATAAATAATAGTATTAACGAAAAACGGAAATCTTGGTTAGATATAAAAAAGAAAAATGTTCGCGAATATTATATAGAACATTTTGTGTTAAATATTAAAAAAAAATACAATTTTAATCATGAAAAAAGTAAAGAACTTCTTGATGAAATATTCATAAATCTTTTTTTAAAAAATATAAAACCTACTGATATTATTTACAATGATAATGATATCAGTGGTATAAAAGGTTTGAATATTTCAAATAATTCATTCGTTTTCGATTACAAAAAAACTGAAACTGAACAAAAAAATATTTCAAATATTTATCAAGATTCGGAATATATATCCACTATATATTTACAACATGAATGGAGAAAATATTTGAATAGTTTGCAAAAATCGATAACGTGTTAATTTATCTTTAATCCCTGTATTCAAAGATAAATTAAAAAAACAAATAATTAAAAACAAATAATTAAAAACAAATAATTAAAAACAAATAATTAAAAACAAATAATTAAAAACAAATAATTAAAAACAAATAATTAAAAACAAATAATTAAAAACAAATAATTAAAAACAAATAATTAAAAACAAATAATTAAAAACAAATAATTAAAAACAAATAATTAAAAACAAATAATTAAAAACAAATAATTAAAAACAAAATTATTCGTTTTCCCCTAACACTTTTTTTATCTCTTTTACATTTTTTTGTATGGTTAATTCTGATAAATTAGTTTTTTTAGCAAACTCCTTTATATTCAAAGGAATTTTATTCTTGCAAATCCAATAAAATATCAAACCCGCAGCGACCGATTGAGGTCTAGATCTGTTTATATTCGACGATTTATTTTTAATTTTTTCATAAAGTTCTAAAATTTCATTTTTTGAGATAGTTCCAGCGTTTAGATTATTTAATATACTAATTATCAAATTAGCAGGTGAAATTTGCAATATTTGTATATTTGATTCTCTTGGGCTATGTAAGTTAACATACTTTAATCCTTTCAAACTAGTTTTTTTATCTAACGAAAACATTCGTATTAAATTTTCGTAAGGTTGTGGGTCGTTATTTATTTTAAAAGAATTGAATATACATGCGAAAATAATCGCTTTTCTAGAATTACCACGAAATATTTTTCCATTTGTTATTTTTTTATAAATACTATTCGCTGTAGATAATATAGTTTCATTAAAACCTAGTCTTTCTACATCTTTATAAATATTTTTATCGTTTATTTTCCTAACTTGTATACGTGTTGGATCAGAACTTCTTTTATTATCTTTATTACTATAATATCTCCATTCTTTATTGGATCCTATAACATCTCTTAATTCTTCACCACATATTGAACAAGTTAATTTTCCATTCATATCACACGTTTCATAATGAAGACATTTTTTGGAATCTTTTTCTTTATTTAAATGTTCATTTTTTGTATTGTTATACTCTTTGAACATTTTTTCAAATATAACGAAATTATCCATTTTGATTTTATTTTGATTTTATTTTTTTTTTTCAATTTTATCTATTTTCATCTAAAACCATTACAGCCATGGCAGCGTAATTATGTAAATCAATTAAAGTGTCTCTTATTTTTTCATCTTCCACTAGAGTTACTCCATTATTAGTAATATGATTCAATCTTGAAATCTTGTCTCCAATTCTCACAAGTACACCAATCACTCCATATTTAGCAAAAGCATCACCATAATCTTTATTTTTTTGTTTAAATAGATCCAATGCTTCTTGTTGAACATTTATCAATTGCACGTCTCTATAATCTTCAAAAACATTATTAAAATCCATTTTAGGATAAAAATAAATATTTAAATTATATTTTTCGTTTGTTTAAATCTTTCAACAATTTCTTTACATATTTTTTGTTTACATTTTTTATCTTTTTCACGATAGTCAATATTACATATTTTCGAAAATTCATCTATTATAGATATTTTATAATGTTTTCCTATATCTGATATTTGTTTTTTGTCGGGATTGTATAATTTATTTAAATCCACTTTTAAATCTAACATACCTGTTCCTATATTTGCTTGTTTTCCACAAACAATAGAAGCTGATACCCCTTTTGTATTTTCTATATCACCTTTGCATGCACTGTTTAAAAAATTATCCATTGATTCTTCAAATGTAGCTTTACAAATAGGTCCATTATTATCATTTCTCAAAGTATACCTAGATATCGAAGATATACTACCTGTGTGTGTCATTCTATCTACCAATAAACGAACATGACAAATATTTACATCGTTCATTATATCCACAAACTCATTTATCATGTATTCTCTACAAGCTTCAATACCTAACAGGTTATATATTTCCCATATATTATTGGTAAACGTTTTAGTTTTATCTACTCTGTTGTCAAAATTCAATATACTGTTAAAATCACCACCGTTTGTTTCTATAATCCATTCGCCATTTTTTTCTATATAAAATAATTCTTCTACATTTTCTATACCGGTCAGAGTTATATTTAATATTTTTTCAGAAAAAAAATCTTTCAAAAAATAATATTTATAATTTTCTTGGTTGATATACATTTTATCATAATCGTAATTATAATGTATATCATTAAAATCTACAAAAATATGTATTTCAAATATTCCATCCGGTGCGAAAATACTATCAACTATTTCACATTTTTGGTTTATAATTTTACATAATTTTTCTAATGATATTTTATATTTGTACAATTTATATTCATCAATTTTTATGACTATACAGTATTTTGAAAATTTAAATTCATTATAAACATCAACATACATGTCATACCAATATTCTCTTTTTTTATCAATCTCGTAAATTATATCTTTACTTATGTTATTCAGTTTTACATCTATTAATTTACTACCAAATATATTTTGTACATATTCAAGGTCAGTATTATTTTCTTTTAAATAAATCATATTGTTTATAATTTTCTGTTCTTTGGTAGCATTTAACAATTGTTGTAATCTAGGAATACCTTTATTAAAACCTTTTTCAGATAAACCCGCTTTGTGGAAAGAATCTAAAGTCATTTGTGTATTTTTTTCTCCTATACTTTGTGCACAAATAATACCCACACTCTCACCGGGTTCTATAAATGTGTCGAAATACATTTTCTGTATATTTTTTTTTAACAAGTTTAAAAGTAATGGATATATTTTTTGACGTTCTAGTTGTTTACGTAATTTTTTTTTATGAAGTTCACATACGGATATAGCTGTATTTTCAGGTATAGTTTTTACCGGTTTTATAAAATCCAAAATATATTCTATTTCTTCTTTTGTCAACTTTCTTTTCTCCATTTATTTTTTTTTATATCATTTTTTCAAAATCGATTTTACACCTTTAAACATTTTACGTTGGTGTAATATATATATATATATATATATAAATGACATTTAAAATTTATAGTGATATAAAATTTCCAGAATTACAACGTGTTTATAATAAAGTAAATGATGTCGTAAATGTTAAAAATATTTCATCTTCCGCTTTTGGAGATTTAATAACTGTTCATCATTTTCCTGAAATTTCTTTATTATTTAATTATGGTCCAACAAATAAAATAAAAACAAAAAATGCGAATTCGGGTAATATTTTGTATGAAGATTCGTTAATAAAATTAAATACTGGAACAACTGTTAACTCTTATAGTGAATTTAAAAGTAAACAATACTTAAATTATCAGCCAGGGTTTGGAGTTTGTGTTAGGTTTTCGGCGATATTTGACACACAGATTACAGATAATCCAACTGAACAAGATATATGTTTGGGTGACGATGAAAATTCTTTAGGATTTTATTATACAAACAATGATATGAATATACGTTTACGTCGTACAGGACAATTTGAAAAATATAATATAGATGTAGTATCCCCTCCTACAATTTCTGATAATATATTACTCACATTAAACAATATTGTTTATACCATACCTGTAACAGCTTCGACCGACAATTGTCAAACCGCTATTGAAATTTACAATTTTCTCGTTTCTAATGTTACTTTCAATACTTTGTTTGACATTTACCTGTACGGTAATCAAATAAATATTGTTTGTGTTGAAAGTAAACCGTTATCCACATTCTCTATAGACATTGGTACTACTGGTTCTAATATAGTTTTAAATAGAATTAATCAAGGTGTTAGTAGACAAGAAATACTAATTTCGCGAAATAAGTGGAACATTGATAAATGTGACGGTACGGGTATTTTACCTGTTATAAATTGGGGAAATGGTAATGTTTATCAAATTAAATTTCAATGGTTAGGTTTTGGCAATTTGGAATTTTTTATAGAAAATCCTGAAACATCTGAATTTATATTAGTACATAAACACATACATGCTAATACGAGCAATTTACCATCTATGTCAAATCCTTCTTTTCAATTTATGACGAAATCACAAAATTTAAATAACACTGTTAATATAACAACTTCATTATGTTCAGTATTAGTATCTAATAATATTAGTAATTATATTAATCCTTATGGCAATGTTCTTAATCATTTAACAACTAAAACAATTGGAACAACTGAAGAAAATTTAATATCTTTTTATAATCCATTAAATATAAATGGAATCACCAATAAATCACCTATAAAAATTATAAAAATTATAATAACATCTTCTAAAGCTAGTAATTTTAAAATTTATAAAAATAACATTATCCATGTTAATAGTTCGTGGGATAAAAGTGGTAAAATTTATTTTGATGAATCCTCTACTACTTCATCGCAGGGTGATTTAATTTTGATCGAACGTAATGAAAAACAAGATAAAATACAACTTTTACCTATTAGTAATATACAAAATGAAATATTTGTTATTAATCCTGGTGATATAATTACTTTTACTGGTATTTCTGATGTAACAGGAAATATTGTGAATATTTTAGTTGATTGGATCGAAACATATTAAAAAAAAAAATTTTTTTTTATTATAATAAATGAATGTTTTGAAAATGGTTAAAAAAAACAATCCGCTATCTGGAGGTGTTTTGAAAAAAATGGATGCTATGACTGCTGTTAATATAAGTTTATCTGTAGTTGGTCTTGTTGGTTTAGGTAATTTGAGTAAACTAGCTTATGACGAAAATTGTACTAGTCATTTAAATGATACCAATAGAATGTTATTACGTTCAGGAGTATTATTATTATGGTTGAGTGTACTACTTTCTTTCTCGGGTATTGTTGTTTCGTTCAAATCTCCTATTGCTAGATTATTGGTATTAATTTCAAACATTGTCGGTCTTGTTACTCTTGTTCTTGTTACTCAGTTATTATTACAGGAAAAATGTATGGATTTATTGAATGATGTTGAATTATTATCCGCAAGAGTTTCTCTTGTATTAGTATGGGTATTCGTACTTTCTGATGTTATACAAAATGTTTTAGAAACTTTATCTAAACCTATCAAGTTATAAAAATTTGTTGGATATAATAAATGAAATTTAAAAATTATAAATTTATTATATCTCCTTCAACAAGAATAAATAAAAAATTCATGGTTGTTATATCCAATCATAAATTTAAAAAAACAATACATTTTGGACAAAAAGGATTTTCAGATTACACTATACACAAAGACTATGATAGAATGTTGAGGTATTCTAAAAGACATGAAAAAAATGAAGATTGGGATAATATTTTAACCGCTGGATTTTGGGCAAAATGGGTATTATGGAATAAACCCTCTTTTAGAGATTCTATAAAAGATATCGAATCAAGGAAAAATATTAAAATTTATATTAAGAAAGGTATATAATGAATAAACAATCACTTTACCTTACAAATCTAAATTTTACGGGTAAACAATATAAATATTTTTAAAATTATATTAGTGATGAGATATTTTATAAATAAAATAAATAAAAATAAATAAAATAAATAAAAATAAATAAAATAAATAATAAATATGGAAAAAAATAAATTTGTCGCATTATTACTATCTTATCTATTTGGTATATTTGGTTTGGATAGAATTTATCTAGGATGTATAACTTCTGGTATATTTAAGTTGTTGACTTTAGGAGGTTTTGGAATATGGTATTTTATAGATTTTTCATTACTTTTGATGAATTCATTACAACAATCGTCCAGTACTGTTTTATGTGATGGTTATGAATGGAATAAAACATCAATCTTATTAGCTTTCTGGTTCTCGATTGTTATATTATTTTTATGGTTTTTAAAATATATGTTTAGAAAACCTATAAAAGAAAAAGGTCAAAAGGTCGTACAGTCATTGAATATATTCTAAATTTTGTTAAGTAGACTATACATTTCGTTATATCCTCCTATAAATTTATGGTTTATAAATATTATAGGGACAGTGTTATGATTTTTAATTTTAGGTTTTAACATTTTCATTATTTCAGATTTATTTTTAAGAGTTATAGTCACATTTTCATACTTTAAATTATTATTTTTTAACAACTTTTTTAATTTTTTACAATATACACATCCGTGTTTTGTATAAATTTTTATATTCATTTAGTATATTCAATATAAAAATTTTACCCGAATGTATTTTCACTACATATAGTTACATACAAAAACCCATCTTCGTCTTTATGTTCATTATATACGGATTTTAATAATTTAGAGCCTGGTATTAGTGTGTTATTAACAAATAAAAATAAAGCCTTTTCCGGTTTTAATACCAACCTTTTTCTAATCACATATATAAATTGTCCAAAAGTCAATTCGGAAGGGGTTAAAAATTTATGTTTATCAATTATTGGTAATGATGAATTTTTCTTATTTTCTACAATTATAGGTATTCTATCTGGATATTTCAACAATATTCTAATAGATTCATTTTTTCTTTTCTCAAATGTAAATTTTCGTTTAAAATCATTCATTTATTATATACATATACATTTAAATATTCAATATAGTATTGTGTATAAATTTACATTTAAAATTTTAATTATAATTAAAAATGAATACGGAAAAGGATATTTTAAAAAAAAAATTAAAAGAAAAAATTAAAAATTATAAAATTTCTAGACAAAATAAACAAATTAAAAAAAAACATATCGATAAAACTTTTGAAAAATTAAATATAGACAAAGACTTGTTTATTGAAGATCTCAAAAATTGTCAAAAAAATAACAAATCTAATAAACACATTATTGACATGTTTAAATAAATTTATATTCCGCAATATAATTCTAATATACTCTGTTATAACGTCCAGTAGCAGGATTTAATTTCATTTTACATTTTTTCAACGGGTATTTATTTTTTGGAATTTTTTTGTGTGCAACACCTCCGACACGTATACAACGACCAGTATCAGGATTTATTACAAAACTATCTTTACTTGGTCTAGGAGGGGGTTTTTTACCTGGTTTAGGAGGTTTTTTACCTGGTCTAGGAGGGGGTTTTTTACCTGGTTTAGGAGGTTTTTTACCTGGTTTAGTGGTTTTTTTACATTTTGCATTTTTTACAAAAGATAACCTTTCATACTCATTTTGTAACCGTTTAAAATCCTCTTCATTTCCACCTTTATCTGGATGTAATTTTAAAGCGTTTTGACGATAACATTTTTTAATAGTCACATCATCACAATTATATTTTGAACAAAAATCATAAAACTCCTTCATTTATTTTAGAAAATATTTTAGAAAATTTTTTCTAAAATATTTTCTAAAATTTTAGAAAAAAGATTGATATAAAGTATTAATTATACTAAATAAATGACAGAAGTTATGTTGGATTTAGAAACATTAGGAGTTACTCCTGATTCTTGTATATTAACAATAGCTGCTATAAAATGGGATAGAAAAAGTCCTATGAAATCTAAAGAGTCTTGTGATATATTCTACAGAAAGATAAATATAGATACATGTGTATCACTTGGTATGAAAATAGATGAAAAGACTTTGGATTGGTGGTCAAAACAACCTGATGAAAGTTATAATGAAGCATTTGATAAAAATGATAGGGTTTGTATAACTGATGCATTATTGGATTTTTTTGATTGGTATGGTTTTTCTAAAAATATATGGTCTAACGGGGATGATTTTGATTGTGTTATTATAAATGAATATGCTAGAAAATTAGGTGTTAAAACACCTTGGAAATACTGGGAAACTAGAGATGTTAGAACTTTATTGGATTTAGGAGGTGTAAAGTATAAAGGTGTTTTACATAATGCAGTGGATGATTGTTATTCACAGATTATTGCGTGTAAAAAAGCATTATATAAAATAAACAATTAAAATAAATGTTTAGGAATTATATTTACGAATATTTAAAAATTAAAGAAGAAATAAAAAGCCATAACAATATTCTACTTGGATTGAGGAAAAGATCTAATATCCTAGAAACTGAAATGATCAAATATATGAAAGAACATAATCATGAAGGTATAAAAATAACTGAAAACAAAATATTAGTATTGGAAAATATAGAACCTAGAAATTCATTAGTAACAAAAAAAAATATGGAACATATGATATCTGTAATGAAAAATAATGGTATAAAAAATCCTAATTTTTTAGTTAATGAAATAAATAGTACATTTAATGAAAAAAAAAATGAAAATAAATCACATTACAAAATAAAAATAAAAAATAAAAAATAAAAACCGTGAAACATTTTATAAAGGAGTTTGTATATTTATAAATAATGACCGAAAAAGAACAAATATTGAATTTTGAATTATCCGACGATGAAAGAATACAACTTTTAAACGAATATTATAAAAAAGACAAAGATGGAATCATAGAGATATTACATAAAATAATAAGTATGTATACTGTAAGTGGTATTACTATATTGAGGAAATTTTTAGTAAATATCAGTATTAAGTCTGAAATACCTTTCGAATTAAAATGTTTGACCTGTAACGCTTTATTTAGTTTTACAGAATATAAAGAACATATAGAATTAAATGATGAAGAAAAATTAGTAATTGCCAAAAAAGATTCGAATAAAAAAATTGATAAACGTAATAAAGTCAGATTAGAAATAGCGTATGATATACTAAATAATATATGTATAATTGAAAAAAATGAAAACAAATTGCCTATACCTAGAAAAATTGAACTTATTTTCAGATTAATGGAACATCCAAAATATAAACAGGATTGCATTGTGTATTTCATTAATTTTCTAGAAAATAAAAATATAGAATCAGTGTATAAATATAAAACTATTCTGTCTATTGAGTATAATACAAAATTAAGAACAATACATAAAAATTATTTTTTAGAAAAATTAATGATGGAATTTATAAAATTAGATATTAATTTAATTTACTACAAAATATTAGCATGTCAATATTTACTGAAAAAGAAAATAGACAAAGTTGAAATTTTTGAATATTTGTCAAAATTTATGACTGATGAAAATTTAGATTACAATAGAAGATCTGATGCAGCAGATATTTTAATAAGATATGGAAACGAAGAATTTAAACAATTGGCTAGAAATGTATTATTTTTTCTAGGTAGTGAAAATAAACAAACTACAATATATGATAATAAACAAAATGTACATGTTCAGGAAATAGAAGAATCTGTTGTGGAAATATTGGAGAAATTATATGATACGAAAATTATACATATCAACGGAAAAGAAATAACTTTACAAGATGCTATAAATCAGTTTTATAATTTTTTGAAAAATAACAATATTATACAAATCAAAGACGTAAAATCTTCTAATGAAGATTGTGAAGAAATGAAAATGATAAAAAAGGCATTCGAACGAATAGAATTAGATAATATCACATATTCGAAATTTAATATGAAATTAAGTAGAATATTTTTATTAATATGGTCTTATATATATAATCACAAATACCAACACGAACTTAAAATTAGATTATACGAAGAACTTATAGATATGTATAATACTTGTTCATCTGGTTTCATATCAAGATTGGTAAATGTAGTAAGTGGATTCGACAATATGAATATAAAAATATCTTTTAAACAACAAATTATTTCCAATTTCAAAGGTAGAATTCAAAAAAAAATACAGAGTATAACAGATGAAAATTCAGTTTTTAGAAATAATAAAATCATTACAAGAGATATCATCGTTTTAAATTCTGATGATATTTCAAATAAAAAAGATGTTAAAATACAACAAATATTAGACTCTGGAGTCTCCCTTGATATATATATGGAAAAATTTCAAGAAAAAGTATTGAATGAATTGATCATAAATACAGATAAATATTCAGAACGTAAAAATTTTTCACTTTTTTTAAAAGTTGTGGTTCAAAATATATACATGGAATTATACAATGAATTTAATCAATATATTTCTGATGACGATTTCGAATTATATTTTAGAGAAGCTGTATATACTTTTGAAGGATGTCATGTATAATGTAATATAAAAATACAATACAATACAATAAATGAAAATGAAAATCTTATCAAAATTTGTTATTTTTTTATTATCTGAAAATACTTATATAAGAAATTATGTTTTAGAAACTTTAATCCCTGTATGTGGAGTTTTTTTAAAATTTTAAAAAAAATATTTATAATTATAAATGTCAAAACCTCAAAATTATGTCCGTTTAGGAAATTATAGTAATGGAAAAATAGCAAAAAATGTTCCTTTGGTAACAGGAACTTCAATCGTCCCTGAATACAATTTACCCACCCCTAATACTTTTTGTCAAACTTGTGGTAATGGTTCTGGATATTTAAATATTACTAGCGCATATGGCAGTGGTGCTGATGTGTGTAGTACTGAAATGAAAGAACGTAAATGTATGTAAATTACACATTTATATAAGAATGGTTATTATATAACAAATTGTAATATTTTAACAATTTAATAAAAACAAAAATAAAACAGATACATATTAGGGTTATTAAAAATATTTGATATTTCATATTCATGTGTAAATCCACGAAAAACCAAAAACCGACAAAAGAACATAATATAATTTCTAAAAATAACATCAATGTAAATTTAATTTTGATTTCTACTTCAGGAGTGGAAAAACACATTTATTATTATTGTATAAATGTTTATATTATATTATATATTATAAAATGACATATAAAAAATACAAACAATTGTGCGATAATATCACAAGTATTATTTCAAATGTTAAATATATAAAACGTAAAAAAAATATAGATGATAAAGAAAATTTTACTTACAGAGATCATCTACAACGAGGGAAAAATAGATTAGTAGATGAACATCATGGTTTTACTAACATATATCATTATGGTACTGCACATGGAAATTGTCCCGCGTCAAGTTATTATGAAGACGGTGACCATCATGGATATCATTATTCTAATTGTCATCAAAACTATCACATAGGGACTGGTACTCCACTACATAATATATGTGGACATGGTCCAACCACATTTAATATAGATGAAATACCTTGATTTTATATTGCTTTGAATTTTTTGTAAGCTTTATCTTTAAGATATTCAACAGTGTTTATTAAATATTGTATATCTAACCCTTTTAAAATATCATATACAATATTTATGTTTTTATTATCATGTTCAAAAACTGGTTTACTAATATTACCATACATAGTCTGATACTTAAAGTGTTTAACTTTATCAACAGTTATTTCTATAATACCAACCCATTGGTGTTCTTGTAAAGTCCAAAATTCACCACGGGACGTTTCATTCCACGAGTTTTTGTTTACATCTTTCCATATTTCCACACCATTTTCCTCTTCCAAACATATTTTACCATCTTCAACAGGTCCAAATATTTGAATATTTCCATATTTATGAAATTTCATACACGTACATATATACAAAGAAAAATCACAATTGATATTTTTATCATATAAAATATCCAATAAAAATATCATATGATAAGGTTTAGAAACTAATGTTGTACCATAAGTTTCTAATATATAATCTAATTCGTCATACCATTCCATCTTTATAAAATTTCTAATTTGTATATATTTTTGTAAATTTATATTTTTTATAAATTTATTAAATTCTTTTCTATACGGATCTATGAATTTAAAAATATATTCAACTATAACTAATGGTAATGTTTGTATTTTATTAAATATATCATCACCTTTTTTTCTAATTATTTTATCATTATGAATATTACAAAGGTTTTTATCGTTATTAGAACATTTATAATTTTTGTATTTTCTATTTTGTTTTTCAATAATGTATTGACATTTTTCTTTTTTTATATTCATTTTACCATTATTTCATGCTAATATATTTATTCGATTTTACTTTGTTTCAAATTTATATATTATAATAAATGTCTGGTATAAATACTCCGAAAAATTTAAAGTTGTATAAACAAGTAAAAAAGGATGCAGATGCAAAATTTAAAAACCATGGGATATATAAAAGTTCTTGGATAGTGAGAGAATATAAAAAAAGAGGGGGTGAATATAAAGGTTCTAAACCAACTAAAAAACAAGGTCTTAAAAGATGGTTTGAAGAAAAATGGACTAGGGTTGGTAAAGATGGAAAAACAACAAATAAACCTTGTGGTAGAAGTTCTAAAGAAATGAAAAACAATGTTAAAAAAGGATTATGCCGTCCTTTAAAACGTGTAACTAAAAATACCCCGAAAACCATAAAAGAATTAGGTACCGAAGTATTAATAAAACGTTATATAAAAAAAATGAAAAATCCGGATAAAAATATATTGTAATATTATCCGGATTTTCATTTCAAATTATAATTCCCCCGCGATAACTCCCAAATATTTATCTATATCACCACTGAATTGTGGACAAACTTTAATAATTTTTTTAGATACTTCATCTTGTATCATAACAGCTTTATTTTCAAATTTTAAAAAATCTAATCCAGTGGCAATTTTGAACTCTTCCATTGTGGAAATATCTTTTAAAGCCCATAAATACCCCATACCATATTGTACATGCAACGTTGCTATCAATGGACTTTCGTCTTGTTGAGATGCTATCAACCATCTACTACATTGTCTAGTTAGTTTTCTTATATCTTCATATTTACTATTTATAGTTTTTCTATTAGTTAAATAATAAATATATACCAGTAATATTAACAACAAAATTATAAAAAATATATTTTTATTCATTTAGTATTGTAAATAAATAAATATTACGAATGTTTATAAACATTATATTAAATAAATGTTTATAAAAATTTTACTATTTATTTTTTTATTTACAATCTTTCTGAAATACAAACCTAATTCAGTTAAAGAAAATTATACAAAATATAATAAAATCGAAGAATTGAAAAATATTCTCAAACCAATGTTTCAACAAAGTTTTAATGGGAAATTAAAAAAATTAAATGATATTGATATCTTCAAAGATATCAATATACAAATTGGTAATAAGTCTTATACAATAAATAAAAAAGATATTTATCTTTGTATGTATGATGAAAATAATAAATTTTATGAAAATCAACAATTAATATATGTTTTACTACACGAAATATCTCATGTAATATGTGATGATATTGGACATACAGATGATTTTTTTGAAATTTTTGACGAGTTGTTAAATATAGCTATACGTATGAAAATATACGATCCCGAATTTGTATTGAAAGAAAAATATTGTACGTAGTTTAATCTATAAAATGTATAACATTATTACCGTAAATATGTTCGTTATCTATTTGTAAAACATCCAAATTATTATTCACTTTAACATCTCCATCGATATACGTAATCAAAATATCATCATCAGATTTGGTTTTATATTTAGATACAGGATTTTGTTTTATTATATCTAAAGAAAGTTTAAAATTTAATACAGAATCATATATTATTTTCCTAGCATAATAAAAATCTATATTTTGAACATTTATATTATTATTCTCAAAAAAACTATCCAAAATAACAAATAACGTTATATTTTCAACATTGTTGAAATAATCAACCATTCTAGCCTTTTCAATTATAGTTTTAAATATTGTAGTATTAACAGTTTTAGTTAATATGTGTAATACTGAATTTTCTTTTAATTCAAATTCGTATTTTTTTTGTTCGGGTATATCTATATTAAAATTTGAATATACTTGATTATAAGGTCCTATACTTGTCATTTTATATTACAAATAAATTAAAAAAAATCAAATATATTTTTTTTTATGTCAGCTATAATCGTTTTAAAACTCTCCATGTAGAAAGTTTTAAATATAAATTCATCATCTTCCATATAAGGTTGTAATCTAGTACAATAATTCATACTTTTGAGATTTTCAACCATTTTTCTGTATTTATCAAGTTTCAACATTTTTTTATTTATACCAAATTTAAAAATACCTTGAAACATTCTATATAATTTAATTCCATAAAAGTTTACAGAAATATTTCTTAACACAGTGTTAAAAAAATGTCCGTTCTTTTCAACTCGTTTGTAAAATTTGAATTTTAAAGTAGGAAGAATATCTGAAATTTCAAAATTATATTCATCGGTGTCACAAATATATTTATTTATATAATTCAAATATTCTTTTGTTTTAAGGTTTTTATGTTTTGAAAAATGTATATTGAAAATTTCATAATAATCCATTAATTGATAATCATATTCAACACTGTATAAACAACAAGTTAAATTATATTTTAAATGTTCCATTACATCATTTAATTTTTCTTTATACGGATCAATATATTCATATATAATTTCTTTCAAAACATTCGGAAGTATTTTTATTTCACATATTGTATTCTCCTCATTTGTTTTTATATTTTTATCAACATACATTCCACAAGGTACCTTTTGACCAGTAAATCGGTCCATTTTCATCTCGTCGTTGTAGCGAGATGAAATAGTTTGATTTTTCAAAGTCGATTTTTTGATATTCATTTCGAATAATCGTTAGTTATCCAAATTTATTTTCAAAAAATAAAATTCGATTTAAAATCCAAGATCAATATCTTCACATAAATACATAATAAAACTTTCTTTATTTTTCTCTTCAGTCAACCCACTACTCTCTCTAGCCTCCATATACTTTTTAAAGAATGTTTCTTTATATTCAGGATGTTCTTCATCTAATTCTTTGATTAATTTTCTAGTTTTTATCAAAATTTCTTTAATTTCAGCCATTTTGTTCTGATGTTCTTTATAAGTCCAAGTCAATTGAGCCTTCTTTACCTTATTTGTAATATATAACTCGTACGGGTCTTCTTCAGTTTTCTTACTTTCCTCCAATAACAACTTTTCCCTTTCCTTTATTTCGTCCATGGACTTTTTCTCCTCTATTCTTTTTTGTTTAACATTTTCAGAAATACTTTCCTTCATCTCCTTCTTCAAATCAACTTCTTTTGTCTCTTTAGAATAATCCGACGAGACTGTTAAAGGAAACGGTCTACCTACATATGTGTGAAAAATTTTATTGTACGAATCTATATTTTTTATAATATATTCTGCGCGTTGATTAGCTTCTATTTCAGTTTGATAATTACCTCTTAATTTAGCGAACCCATAAACTCCTTTTTTGTTAGGGGTTGCACCTTTTGCAGGAATAAAAGATATCAATCCATATCTCTGTAATTCAACAGGTGGATCTACATAAGTTCTTTCAACTTTTTGAAATTTTTTAACAAAATCATTATTATTATTTTCATTAACCGCATTTATACCTTCTTCTCCTGTAAGAGGTGGAACTTCTGGTATCGGTTTCCATTTATTATTTAAATCTCTATCACTAGGACAGGTTAAAGACGATTCTTTTGACATTTTTATATTTTTTCAAGTCTTTAATTGGTTTTTCTATATATGAAAAAATTATTTTTTATAATAGGACAATATTCACACTCAATACCATTACATCTACAATTATAACATACTCTTTTTTCAATTTTAAAAATAAAATTATATGTGTAAATGAATTTTACACATATAATTTCAGAATTATTGAAATACTCTATAACAGTCATATGGAATATAGATTGTTATAATAACCATTGTCAATCATGTAAAAAAGATTATGAAAAAAATCCAGAATTCGGTTTTGGATATAATCACATTCGTGACATTGACAATATTTTTGAAGAATTACTAGAGGAAAATTCTTCAAAAATAAATATATGGTTTAACATAGCTAAAAATCATTATCCTAATACTAATATAATTATAAAAAAATTAAAGAACCTAAATGTTCTTTTTAGTTTAGACACGACTATTAATAAAGCTAATATTGTATTTAGTAATATAGAGTTATTATATCCTTTTTTGATGTCTAAATGGATACATTTCAATAAAGAATATAAAATTAATTTTGACTTTTTGGACGAAGGGGACTTGTTTGGCGAAGGAGACTTGTTTGACGAAGGAGACTTGTTTGACGAAGGAGACTTGTTTGACGAAGGAGACTTGTTTGACGAAGGAGACTTGTTTGACGAAGGAGACTTGTTTGACGAAGGAGACTTGTTTGACGAAGGAGATGAAGGAGACTTTTTACTAGACGAAGGAGATGAAGGAGACTTTTTACTAGACGAAGGAGATGAAGGAGACTTTTTACTAGACGAAGGAGATGAAGGAGACTTTTTACTAGACAAAGGAGATGAATGACAATATACAATTGATAATATATTAATTAATTTTTAATTTGGAGAATAATTCGGTTAAATTTTTGAATCCACAGTTACTTTATAAGTATAAATATTAACATCTACATTTTTAGATTTTTCATTCTCTTTTGAAGAGAATGTTTCTTTTCTTGTATACAAATATTTCAATAAACATGGTGATAATACTAACTCCAATTGATCTTGATTAATAATGTTTAATGGTAAGTTTTTTATATTTTCACCCCAATATTTTTCATCGAATTTTTTTCTAGTTCGTTTTATTTCTTCCCAAAAATTTTTGGACTTTGGTAATTTTCCGATTGCATCCTTTGCAGATTTCTTATATTCAAGATATTTTTTATCAGGAACAGATGTGGATAAAAATAAATGATCCATTGGCATAATTATCTCCATAACACAACATTCACTCATCCCTCCCCATTCATAAATTGGAAAATTAATACTCCAACTACAAGAAAAAGGAATCGGATGTATTAAATCTCTTTCTGGGTTTTTAACTCTTATCATACGAAAAATTTTCACATAAGATTTAGAAAAAATTTTATATTTTTTTATTCCAATTAAATTTTTATATTCAGTAATGTATTTTTTTGAATATCTATTAAATAATTCAACATTTTTTTTAACATCTTCAGGATATTTTTTAAAATCATATCCTTCTTTATATTTATTTGTGAAAGTAGAAGTTACAATATTTTCGTACATTTCCTTAAAATTATTATATTTTTTTATATCCGCATTTATATTTACTAATTGTTTTTTAACGTATTCTAAAAAATATCCTGGTAAATTTGGATAACTTGGTATATCGTTAAATATTTCTTCCAATGTTTTAGGTGTTTTTTCCTCAGACTTTAAATACTTTTTCATTTATATATACGAAGAAGTATTATTTCATATTTTTCAAATCGTTAATTAGATTATTATCAATATTTAATGGGAATTTAAATATTGTAGTATAAATTGTTTAGATTAAAAGAATAACTTTATTATTAAACCTTTGAACATTTAAAACGAAGACTTTTGCTAAAATTATATTTAGATTTTTAACAAAAAAAGTTAAAATTTGTTAAAAATTAAAATCGAATTAAAATATAACATCTAATAATATATTATAAAGTATGTCAAAATATTCTTGCGAACGATGTGGAAAAGAATTTTCTCAAAAATCTCATTATGATTCTCATAAAAGGAGGAAAAAACCTTGTGAAAATTATTCAAATAAAATTCAAAAAATGGTAGATAAAAAAGTAAAAGAGACTATTAATGATTTAAATTTTAAAAATTTTAAAAAATTGATTTTAAAAAATGAAGAAATAATTAATCAAACATATAACATGGACACGTTCAAAGACCTTTATGAGTTTCTTCAATTGTATGAAGAAAATAATATTATAACTTGGTTAAAAGAACCATGGGTTGGTAAAGATAAACAAGAATCTCTATTAAGATTATTCGCTGGACTTGGATTAATAGACAAAATAAAGTCATATGATATTTGTAAAGGTAATTACAATGAAAAAACTATAGCAAAAAATACTACAATAAAAGATGTATTTTACAATCAAGAAGATAACCTTATCAATCTAAAAGATAAAGGAGATTCATCTGATCTAACTGGTATTTGTAAAAAGAATGAAAAACATTTATTAGTTTCAACATCAAAAAATTTAAATAAAACACAAGTTGGAAAACTTGACATTGATAAAATATTAACCAATTTTAAACAGTATGAAGATGAAGAATATACTATGTCTTTATGCATATGTGTTAGAGATAGAATTGATTTTGAATTTATGAGAAAAAATGTAGAAAAAACAAATCATCAATTAAAATCATTGATAGAAAAAGAAGATACTATTATTATTGACTGGGATGACTTGAACCAATCATATCATCAATTTAAAATATTTTATGGACAGACTTCTATTGATAATATTATTAATTCAAATAAAACTACATTATGTTTAAAAATGCATCAATATCTTGGTGTCTTAAAAACACTTAGAATGAAGAATTACGAAAAGAAAAAAATTCTGTGGGGTCATATTCAAAGAAGTGGAAAAAGTTATATTATTGGAGGTTGTATTATTGAGGATAGCAAAGATAAAGATGAATGTAATTATTTGGTAATTACAACAGCACCAAATGAAACAATCGAACAACAAAGAAAAGTATTTGATTGTATTCAATTAACAGGCTTTAATATTATCGTATTAAATGGTAAAAATAAAAAACCTGATTTAACCAAAAAAAATATTATTATTTGTTCTAAACAATTCTTACAGACTAAAATTGATAAAGGACATGATAAAACTAAACATAGTCGGGAAAAAACAAAAACTATTGCTTGGTTAAAGAAAATGTCTTTTGATATGAGATTCGTTGATGAAAGTCATAATGGAGGAACAACAGAATTAGCAAAGAAAACATTAGATTTTTATGGAAAACAAGCATTTACAGTTCAAATTACAGCAACATATTCTAAACCGATAAATGATTATAATATTCCAAAGGATTGTTGGATTTTATGGGATTTAGAAGATATAAAACTTTGTAAAAATATTACAAATGAAGGTAGTATAATTAGATTAGTAGAAAAACATGGTGATTGTATTCTAAATATCATTTCAAAATATTCCCAAGATAGTATAATTAGTGAATATTCAAAATATCCAGAATTGTGGTTATTAACAGATGAAATTAAGCCAGATGTTGTATCTGAAATAATAAATTATACACAAGATAATAATTATGGATGGTCACCCGATGCTTGTTTCCTTCTTAAACAAGCAATAAAAAAAGACAAAGAAACACATAAATCTAAAATAGTAATAAAGAAAGAGTTTCAAAATGAAGGAGAAAATTTAAAATTATGGTATAGAGTTTTTGGAAAAAAAAATAAATTTGGAATTCCTGATAAAGATTATCCAGATGATATTGTATTTATGAAGAGGATTGAAAAAATATGTAAAGACCCAACAATAGATTCACGATTTATTGGTGAAGGAGATTTTAATAATGAACCTATGATTATTATGGCATTCTTACCTCAAAATAATATTCATAAAATTTCAGAAGCAACAATAAAACTTTTGGAAATAAATAATGTTATTCCAGAGTATGAAATAATTAGTATTAATAGTAAAACAACTAATAATCCTAAACAATCTATTGAAGATGCACGTAATAAAGCAAGAAATAGTGGAAAGAAAGGAGTCTTGGTATTAAGTGGAAAACAATGTAGTCTTGGAGTATCAATTGATAATTGTGATATTGTATTATTACTAAATAACAGTATGGGATTTGATATGATTTATCAGATGATGTTTCGTTGTATGACAGAAGGAAAGAATAAAAAATGTGGTTTTGTGGTAGATTTGAATATTCATAGAGTAATTGAAACTTCTGTAATCAATTATGCTTCATTGATAAAACCAGATATTCATCCAAGAGACGCTACAAAATTCATTCTGCAAGAAAGACTTATCAATTTAAATGGTGATCATTGGATGCCTTCTTTCGGAAATGATGTTTCTAAAATTACTGCTTTATGTGAAAATGTATATGAATTATATTCGTCTAATACTGAAAATGCACTTAATCATTTCCTAAATCGTCTTCGTTTTAAGGAAATATTACTTACAAAAGAAGAACAAAAAATATTTAATGCTATGTTTAGCAATACAACACCTACGAAAAAACAAAAAGAATTAATAGATAAACTTTTGGAGGAAGATGAAGAAAAAGAAAAAATTAAAAAGGGTATTGAAAAAACAAAAGTTGATAATGAAGACATAGATACATCATCAGAAACAAGTAATAAAGATGAAAAAGAAGAAAAACAAATAAACTATATGGATATTCTAAAACATATTATTCCTCTTATATGTCTATTAACAATTCATGATAAAGAAACATCGTTTGTAGAAATGTTTGAATTAATTGAAAAGAATGAATATGTGTATAATATCCTAATTGACCAAACTAAAAGTTGGTGGGGTAAATCAATTGATTCAAAAATAATAAAAAAATTTATAAATGTGTATATAAAATATATGAAAGATGACAAAGAAACTAATCAGATTATTAGAACCGTCAAAGAACTATTTATGAAAAATATTAAAAATAATAGAGAACTATCCAACTTGATTGATAAATATTTAATTCCACGAGAACTTGAAAAGAAAAAGAATGCTGAGGTTTCAACACCATTTAAATTAAGACAGGAAATGTTAGATAAAATACCTGATGAATTCTGGACATCTATAAAGAAAGTGTTTGAACCGTGTGCTGGTAAAGGTGGATTTATTGTAGATATAATTGATAGATTTATGAATGGTCTTAAGGATGTTATACCAGACGAAAAAGAAAGATATAGAACAATTGTAGAAGAGTGTTTGTATTTTAGTGATATTAATCCTACCAATATCTTTATCTGTAAATTATTGATAGACCCTTATAACGAGTATAATGATAAATTGAAGTATAATAAAGGAAATACATTAGAATTAGATATTAAAGAAAAATGGGATATTGATGGGTTTGATGCTGTTATAGGAAATCCTCCATATAACTCATCTGGCAATACAGGAACAGGGAATACAATCTGGCAAAAATTTACACGAAAATCCTTAGATGAATGGTTATATGATGATGGTTACCTTGTATTTGTCCACCCTCCAGGTTGGAGAAAACCAAATACAAAAAGGGGGAAATTTTACGGTATGTATGAACAAATGACAAAAAATAACCAAATGTTGTATTTATCAATTCATGGTGTTAAAGACGGTCAAAAAACCTTTAATTGTGGAACACGGTATGATTGGTATATTATTCAAAAAACACCAAAAATAAAAAATACTATTGTAAATGATGAAAATGGTAAAGATTTGGATATTGATATGTCTAATTTTGAATGGTTACCAAACTATAATATTGATATGGTTCAAAAAATATTAGCAAAAGAAGGTGATGAGAAGTGTAATATTATTTATAGCCCGTCAGCATATGAACATAGGAAAAAATGGATGTCTAAAATTAAAGATGATGAATTTAGATATATTTGTATTCATTCGACACCAAAAAATGGAACAAGGTATATGTATAGTAGGATAAATAGTAATGGACATTTTAATATTTCAAAGATAATATTTGGAGAAACTGGTATTTATAATAGTATTATTGATATTGATGGAAAATACGGTTTGACGAATGGTTGTATTGGTATAGAAATTGATACTGTTGAAACGGGACAGCGTTATAAGAAATTTTTAGAAAGTGAGGTGATGTCAAATATTATAAAGAGTTGTTCGTTTTCATCATTTAGGGTTGATTGGAATATTTTCAAAGATTTCAAAAAAGACTTTTGGAAAGAATTTATCTGACTACAATTTAAAATAAAAATTACTAATTAAATATAAAAATAATACTATTTATTAAATTTTTATTATAACATATAGATGTTATAATAAAATACCTACACATAAAAGTAGTGATTATAAATTAACAACAGTTAAATACTATTTATCCCATTCTAAAATCAATTGTAAAGACCATCAACTAGAAAAGGAAACCCCAAAAATATTTGGATTAGGTCGGCGTTTTAAATGTTCAAAGGTGTAAAATAATTAATTACAACAATAATTTTTCGAAAACTTCCGACATTTCATCTGCCCTTTCATCTTCCCTTAATAGTTCAGCAAATGCATTATCCACCTCTCGTTCTATTTCTTCCAACGCTTGTTTCGCTTTTTGTTTAGCTATTTTTTGTTTTTCTTTCCTTTTAGGTGCGAGTCTTCGAATAGCTTTTAATTTCTCTCTATATTTTTCGTTCGGGGTCAATTTTTTTTTATTTATATAATTAAATGCAGTATCAACTTTTTTGTTAGTTTGTAAATCAATTTTAGTCATTGATTTAATTAAATTATCTACACTATCATCTATTATATTATTGACTTTTTTTTTCAAATCTGTTTTTTTAAAATTTTTTTTATTTTTTTTATTTAAATTTTTTTTAAAATTTATATAATTAACCATTTATTTATAAAAATAAAAATTAAATATACATAAATTTTTTTTAAAATTTATATAATTAACCATTTATTTATAAAAATAAAAATTAAATATACATAAATTTATTAGAAATATTATTATTTTCATATTTAACTAAATCGTCTATTAATGTAGTATTTATATTCAAAGGAAAATTTAAACTAGTGGTCTTAAATTGCATATTAGAGAATTTAACACCTTTATTATTTTTTATAAATAATATTTTGTTCAATAAATCAAATGTTTTCTTTTCTATATATCTAATACCTTCGGTTACATCATTTATTTTATTTATAAAATATGAACAAACTTCCGTTGAAATACTTATATCATTTTTTCCGAATCCTAATTTGGATAATAACTTAGGAATTACATGATTGATGACAATATTCACTTTGTCTTTATGTGAATATCCTGGTACGTCAATAATATACATTCTATCCATTAAAGCGGAATTATTCGAGATGTTATTTATAGAAAAAATAAACCATATATTAGACAAATCTATTTTTAATTCGGATAGATAAATGTCATTATATTCGTTATTTTGTGTAGGATCTATAATATCTAAAAATGTATTTTCCAAACCTTCTTTGTCAAATATTTTATCAAATTCATCGAAAAATAATATTCCATTACTACAATTCATTTTTTTCAACGATTTTACTATCTGACCAGGTTCCGAACCTATATATGTATATCCATGACCTCTTATATAAGATTTATTAGTAATACTACCACAAGATATTTGTTCAAAAGGAAATTCTAAAATCTTAGATAAACATCTAGCTATAGATGTTTTTCCTACACCAGGAGGTCCTTTGAAACAAAGATTACAATTACTCATTGAAGGATTAGAAATTTTAGTATTTATAAACAATAATAATTCTTGTTTAATTTTATTCATACCATAAAAATTATCATCTAACGTTTTTGAAATTTGTTGTAAATATTCACTGATATTTTTTTTATTATACGAAACTTCTTTTATTCTCATATAAGGTATACTTAAAGCCCATTTTATCCAATTGTATATTTTATGATATTCATCGTCGTCAATAGAAAGATTTTTTAAACTATTATATTTATCAAAAATTATTTTTTTATTATATTCAGTAGTTTTTAATGATAAAATTTTAAACTGAAATTTTTTTTCACAATCTAAATTATTTTCATATTCTTTTATTTTTTTTGAAAAAATATCCAATTCTTTTTTATTATATTTACTACATGCTTTTTTATTTAATTTTGCATTTTTTACCATTTTTTTAATTCTTTTTTGAATATGTAACCACTCGTCTGTATATCTGGGACAATTTCTGTATATTTCAATATTATTCATTATTTCAACTTTATCATCTATACAAAAATCACCAGTGATCAATTCTACTATATTTGGTTCATCTTTTTCAGCATGTACTATAACTTCGTTTAAATTTTTCTTCAATTTCGGATTTTTATTTAAAATTTTAGAAGTTAATAATTCTAGAATTTCAGAATTATTATATTCTTCGTCACTTTCTTCATCTTCTTCACTTTCTTCATCTTCTTCACTTTCTTCATCTTCTTCACTTTCTTCTTCTTCTTCACTTTCTTCTTCTTCTTCACTTTCTTCATCTTCACCACTTTTTTCATCACTTTCCCTTGGACGAATTTTATCTTTACTTTTACAATCTTCATTTTTGTTATCACTAAAAGGTTTTATTATGTTAATTTCAACATTCTCGTTAAATTTTACTTTTTTATATTTATTCATATAACATTTATGTTTTTTACTTTTTTCATGTTTTATTATATTATCACTATTGTTTTTTATTACACTTCCACAAACACATTTGTACATTTCCTGTTTTATTTTTTTATTCATTTTTGTTTATTATATTCAAATCTTTAAAAGTAATATTATTTATAAATATATATTATAAAAAAAATGAGTATAGAAATTATTTTTGCAACAGATACAAATGGTGGTATCGGATATAAAAATATATTACCTTGGAGTAAATATTATGGTGTAAATAATGAAGAAATAAAAATATTTAGAAAAAAAACAGAAAATTCAATTGTTATATTTGGAAGAAAAACATTGCAAAATTTACCATTTTTACCACGTAGAGAAATATATTGTTTAACAAAATCCACAACTTTAAAAAAAGATGATTATAAAAATAATTTTAAAATTATAAATTCTATAGAAGATATTTTCAAAATTAAAACTGATAAAAAAATATTTATTGCTGGTGGTAAACAACTATACGATATAATTTTTGAAAAATATATGAATAAAATACATAAAATCCATATATCTGTTTTTAAAAAAGAATTTGAATGTGATACATATTTAATTTATCCAAAAAATAATTTTATACTAAATAAAACGGAGGAATATAATAATTTTACACATTATGAATATTCTTATAATGAAAAAAATAGTGAATACGAATATTTAAATGTTTTAAAAAATATTTTAGAAATCGGAAAAAAAAGAAAAACAAGAAATGGTATAGTATATTCGTATTTTCATGATAATATGAGATTTGACCTCAGAAAAGGTTTTCCTCTTCTAACCACTAAAAAAATGTTTACAAAAGGTATAATAGAAGAACTTTTATTTTTTCTACGAGGTGATACAGATACAAATAAATTGGAGGATAAAGGTGTGAAAATATGGAAAGGAAACACTAGTCGTGAATTTTTAGATTCGATAAATATGAAATATAGAAAAATAGGAATGATGGGTCCAATGTACGGGTATCAATTTAGATATTTTAATGCAGAATATGACGAAGAATTAGGTGTTCCTAAAACTTTTGGTGTAGACCAATTAAAGAATGTAATAGAAACTATTCGAACAGATCCAAACTCACGTAGAATACTTATGACATCTTACAATCCATACCAAGTTAAAGAAGGTGTTCTCCCACCTTGTCATTCTATAACTTTACAATTTTATGTAGATGATGGTTATCTGGACCTGTTTTGTTATAATAGAAGTCAGGATATTTTTTTAGGAACACCTTTTAATATAACATCCACATCTTTATTATTGTGTATAGTTTCAAAACTGACAAACTTGAAACCTCGTATTTTAAATATAACAATGGGTGATATACATATTTATGAAGAACATATACAATGTGCTCGTGAACAGTTAAAAAGAACTCCGTATATTTTTCCCACTATTTCTATACCAGATATTTCGGAGATTTCGGATATACATAAATTGACGTATAAAGATTTTATAATCTCGGATTATAAACATCACGAGAGTATAAAAGCTAAAATGATAGTATGATAATCCCCATCTTCGATATTTTTATTTATATACACGTTGTATATAAATATTATTTATATTCATAAATTTCACCCAATAATTCTAAACCTTCCACTATTTTAGGATCAATATCATTAAAATATTCTTCATCAAAACACATTTCTAAATCAATACCAAGTTCATCATCACTTGACAAAGATAAATAATCCTCGTATATTAGTTGTGTTCCAATTGTAATATATACAGGAATTTCAAATGGTTCATACATTATAGAGCATAAATATTTTTCATGGATGAACGAATGTACAAATAACGATACTGACCATACAGTTTCAAATAATTTATCTTCAATCTTAAATAAATCACCTTCTTTTGTAATAGATATTTTTTCACATCCTATAATAATGTATAGAGGTTTGAATATTTTCTCACCGACGTACCCTTTGATCTTCTTCAAGACGTCGACAGGCAACGAGTTCAAGTTTGGCATAGCGATTCGTGTCTTCGGTTTTATACCTTGAAGTAGGTTGTTAATTTTATTTTTACATAAAAATCAAAATTCGATTTTATTATAGTTAAAAATTATATGATATAGATTCTAAAACGTCGACTTAATCCAGATATTTTTTAGTTTTTCGTTCCATTTCCTATCAATCATATTCAAGACGAATTTATGACTTGGTGAAACATGAATCGCAAAATGATATTTCCAGAATTTTTATGTACACTTGAAAACTTATTTGTTTAAAATTGAATTTAAATATGGAATATGAATAGTATGAAAATGACAAATTCAACTATTATTAAAAAACAATTAGGACAATTTTATACAACAAACTATGAATACATTCTTTCAAATATGAAAGTACCGGATAAAGTTGAAACTATCATAGAACCTTTCGTAGGTAATGGTGATTTATTAAATTTTATTTCTAAGGGTAATTATGAACTAGAACTTTATGATATAGACCCCAAGATTACAGATACTATAAAACGTGATACTTTAAAAAATCCCCCAGACTATACGGGGAAGTTTATATTAACAAATCCTCCTTACTTAGCAAGGAATAAAAGTAAAAACAAAGACATATATGAAAAATATAAGTGTGATGATTTATATAAATGTTTTATACTTAATATAATATCAAATGTTGCTCAAGGAGGAATTATTATTATACCATTAAATTTTTTATCATCAATTAGAAAAGCTGATATTGAATTAAGAAAAAAATTTTTACAGAAATATTATGTAAAGAATATTAATATTTTTGAAGAACAAGTATTTACCGATACAAGTTATGCAGTGTGTAGTATATGTTTTGTAAAAAAACAGAATGACGAAGTTAATAACATTAAATGTTATATTTACCCTTCAAAAAAAGAAATTCATATTTCGTTGAATTCTGAAAATAATTATACTATCGGAGGAGAGATTTATAATTTACCTCAGAATTCGAAATATAAAGTTCAAAGAGCCACAAAAAAAACAAAAGGAAATATAACAAATATTCTACTAAAATGTATTGATGATAATGTTAATAGTAAATTAGGTTTTAAAATTGTCAGTGATGAAGAGAGATTTATTGATAACACCAAAAAATTATCAGCACGTAGTTATGCTACACTTGTCATTAATAAATCTATTACATTAGAAGAACAAAAACGTTTAGTTGATAAAATGAACCAATATATAAGGGAACAAAGAGAAAAATATAATTCTTTATTCCTAACTAATTATAGAGATAGTAATTCTATTGCTAGAAAGCGTATTTCGTTTTGCTTAGCATTTAAAATATGTAATTACATACTTTCATCTATGTAATATATATTAATCATATATTCTTGAAATTCTACGTGATTGAAAACCTTTACATTATTAAGATTACTATATTTTTCCTTTATTGTCGTAATCTTTTTTATTAAATCTGAATCGATTAATATAATAAGAAAATCTTCCGATTCAGATTTATATTTTTTCCACCACTCTGCTATATTATCCATCTCCTCAAATACATTATCTTGGTGTCCTCCGTTGCCATAAACGACTTTTGCGGTAATAAATCCACTAAACTTGCCTGAAATCTTAGCATCAAAAGATTTCAGGCAACAATCCTTCGAAATTTTTCTTATTTTCATTTCATCTTTCGATAAAATAGAACCATCTTTTGTAGCTCTCAATTCTGTTTGATTCAAATTTTTAATCGATACTCCACATTTTTCTGCAATTATATTACATATTCTTAGTTGTTCTGTTTCATCTTTACTACCTTGTCGTGATGATTTTTTAGAAATATTCATAGATGTGGATTTAGCAAACAATCGATCATCTTTACATTTAATCAATAACTCTTCTTCTGTAATTTCTAAATATTCCAAGTATCTTTCATATGCTTTAGGGTTAATATCTTTACGAACTGTTTTTATATCACCATTTCGCAAGCTTTCATATACGGTTTTAATATTACCAGTTTGCCTAAGTTTCCTTATATCTTTAAAATTTCGTTCTATTGGTTTGGGTTTTGGATGTTCCATTATATATGTTTGTTTATTATAAATAACTTCCTTTTTATAAGATTTATTAATATATTTTTCCCGTTTTCCATCATCCACTTCACTTTTCATAGCTATACTTCCTCTTATTTTTTTTATTTTCAGTATTAACAATATACTATTTGCAAATATAAATAGTATATTGTAATAATGACTATAAATATTAATACTTAATGTAGTTTTGTTTTTTATTGTAAAAGTAAACATCATCATTTTTTTAGTTGATAATAAATACGATAAAAATGTTTCAGCTTTATACACACAATCAAATATTTTATGCTTTTTACAACATAAAAAGCTTCCAAATATTTTAGATGAACATTTTTTATTTTTAAATTTTCCTTTTTTGAAGACATAAAAACAGGTACCTTCGTCGATTTTCTTCTCCGAAATCTCGCGTGCATCTTTCAACATCTTGTTCGTTTATACCTCGAAGTAGGTTGTTATTTTTATTTTTATATAAAAAATAAAATTCGATTTTATATAATGTATAGATATGAATAAAATAAAGCAAAAAACCAAAAAAACCAAAAAAAACACATAAGAACAAAAAATAAAAAAGCCCCCAAACAAACATTTACATGGTTTGTTTGGGGGCTTTTTTTATGTCACTATAATTTGTAAAATTAATAATATTCTGAACATATATAAATTATGTTTCAGAATATTATTTCGTCATTTATTTTATTAGTTCTGGATTTTGCCTGGATACTATATTACATGGGTGAAAAATACAGTGTCAAAATTCCTGAAATACAAAAATCTCCTCTGGAAATAAATATTATATATGGTATGATGTCATATTTATTAATGTTGTTAGGGTTGAATGTATTTGTGATTCCTAATATCAAGAAGCCGTTGATTGATAGTTTAAAATATGGTTTTACTTTTGGAATTATATTATACGGTGTGTACGATTTTACATCGGCTTCTGTTTTAAAAGATTGGGATATGTCCCTAGGATTGATTGATATATTATGGGGAGGCGTTGTTTTTTTCCTAGCTTCTTATGTAGGAAAATTATTGGAAAGTAAAATAGAATAGAGTGTTCAAAGAATAAAATCGTAGCATTATTATCTTACACATTAGGATTTTCGGAGTTAATATTTTCTATTTAGGACGCACAACATCATTGTTCCAAATATTTTTGTGATTGTGATTTATGGTTATTAGTTATATATAAAGTTTTTTCTCTAATTATATCACCATTTTTGTCAGAGTAGTTGATGTATTTAATACCGAATATTTTTATTACATTTAGACATTTATTACAAGGTTTTGATTGTGATATTTTTTCAGAATTATATTTTACAACGATTAGTTCAAGTTTTGAATTTTTTTTTTTAAATTTTTTAAATTCTTTTGTATTTTTTATTTTCAGACCATTAATAGACCTATAAAACACACTGTTTTATATTTGGAAACTTGTTCAGGATATAATTAAGAACACACATTTCACTATGTGCAGAACCACAAGTAGTCCCGAACATTTTATTACGTTTATAATTGTGAAATATAGGAGTGATAATTTTTCCTTTTTTAACAACTACAGCTGCATGTTTTTGATTTATGTTACTTTTAAGACACACAGGTTTCATTTTCTCAATAATAGATTGAATAACGTTAATTTTCATTTTATGAAAGATGTATACATTTAAATACTATAAAGTATTTAAATACAAATTTGTTTCGGGTATTGTATACAATTAGTTTTTAATTTGTTTAAACGTTGTGAGTAAAATATAAATATGGAAGATATGATTATATTTTTGGAAAAAATAACAACAAAAATGAAAAATAACGAGTTGAACGATAATCAGATAAATAAAATCTTCAATTTTTATACGGAATACGAGATGACAAAAAAAGGTAACTATTCTATTGAAGATTATAAAAAATATATTTTTCTAGGGTGGTATGTTGATAATTTGATTAAAAATTAATTTAATTTTTCTATAATTTGATTTTTATTCTTTTTAATGAATGAAATGAAAGAATAAAAATCGTTTTTCATGAATTCACTAGAAACTCCAGACATGATAACTTTTCCACTGTGAAATACCAAAAAAGTGTTATATTTTTGTTTTCTTTTTATTTGTTGTTGTGATTCGTTTAATGTATTTATGTATCTATCATATATAATTTTTTTTACTTTTATCGTATCGTTTTTTTTATTTAAAATAATATTATAAATTTTCATATCTCCAGTTTGTTGTTTACAAGGCATTTTTATATTTACACCAGTGTATCCAAAAGAAGTTTCTAAAAGACAGTGGAATTTCGTGTCTTCTAAAATTTTCCTAGCGAGTTTTTGTCTATCTATATTAAATCCTAGAGAAAAATCTATATTTCTCATGGCTGGAACGATATGACACACTATTTTGTCATCATTATTTTGGATAGAATAAATTTTATTGTGTTTTTTAAGTATTTTCCATATTTGAACTATACATTCGATAGCATGGTCAACATGTTTACATCCTGTAATTTGAAAAGTTCCATTTTTACATATTTTAAAATTTATTTTTTTATCTAGAAAAATAATTATAGTGAAAGAATTTCTAAACCATTTACAGTTTTTTTTATTATTAAAATTAGCCCCTTTGTGTTGATCTTTGTATTTTATAGAAATTATAGAACCCCATTTAACATTGTTTTCTGTAGTTTCATTTTTTTTATCTTTTTGTTTTTTCCTACCTCTTTTTTTTTCAACTATTTTGTAAAAAGTTATAGGGATGACATCGTATAATTTTTCTAAATCTATAGTAATATTAGTATTTGCAATATATGTTTTAGTTGAAACTTTTATATCTTCGAAATTCATTTTCTTTTTAAATTTGTTATTTAAATAAATTCAATTTTAATTAAATGAATTCTATCGTTGATGATATATACGAAGAACAGTCCCTTATATCGGAAGATGATATAAACAGAAAAGAATTATTGTGGAATTCTAATCTAGAGGAAATATTAGAAAATTGGAAATTAGAGTGTATACAACTTTCTAAATTACATCACGTGAGGAGTAAATGGAATAAATGTAGGTATGTCACATTTTCAATACCGTCTATACTTATACCCATGTGTATATCTGGTTTAAGTGGTATAATTCATCAAGAATCTTTTTCAACAGTTGTATTAATGTTATGTTCATCTATTTTTAGTGGTTTGAATACTTTTTTTAATTTTGGTAAAAAAGAAACTTTACACAATGAATTTTCGAATAAATTTTTAGAACTTTCAGATGATATAAATGTGGAAGTGAAAAAACCAAAAAAAAACAGAATTGCCGCGGATGTATTTTTAGAGAGAATCAAACAAGAATATCATAAATTGTTAAGTTCATCACCCATGTTATAATTTACAAGTATTACATGAACGTAAATAATAAATAGTTAATAATATTAGTATAATTGTTATAGTTATACTTAATCTAGTTATAATTTTCCCATATTTGGGAAAAAGGCCTGAACCTATCGTACTTCCCGTGGTCGCCATAGCAAGTGGTACAGTTGCGCAAACTGGACAAAAATCTTCTTTTACTTCTTCTTTGTATTTAGAATCTGACATTTATTTTAAAAAATATAATAATAAATGAGAAAAATAAATTCTATAATTTTAATTGTATTTTTGATGACATTTTTTCAAATATATTTTTATCAAACCAATATAAAAAGAATTGATAAAAATGATATAGGTTCGATTTTTATTTCTACATTTTTCCATAAAAAAGTAATTTTTCTACTTTCAAATATATATTCACTTTTCCATTTTATACGTTTACAGGAAAAAATAGGTTCTGTGAATTTTTTCAAAATTTTTTCTATTTTGGTAATATTAAATACGTTTTCAGACTATATCTATTTTAAACTGAATAGTAAAAAACATATTAATAATGGATTATCAGGAGTATTATTTGGTATACTCGTATGGGATATGATGACAGATAAAAAAGTCAACAATGAATATGTTTTTAATAATATAATCACAATACTACTTTTACTTATTCTTAAAAAAGAACACATGTCTTTTCAAGGACATATAACAGGTATAATGTGGGGTGCAATATTATCTATTTTTTATAAATAATTGGGATTTTATTATCAAATATTATTTAAATAATATAATATTTGATAATATTAAATATGACTATATATACTAAAAATAAGAATTTATATATACCCTGTCATCCGGTATATAATCATAAATTGGATCACGGGATTACATTATTAAATTTACCAGTATATACTGATAAATACTCAGATAAGTTCGTTGAAAAAAATGGACGTTATTACAGCGACGATCCCAAATTAAAAGAACCTGTACGTAATTTGACAAACTTATTAGATAAACCTCCTATAAATTCAAAAATCCCTTTGAATAAAATTGCAACTGATAAATATTTGGTTGGGTATGGTAAAAATTATAAAAATTACAATGATATAAAAGAGGGTCAAATATTATACCACGTAGATGAAAAATTAAATAAACCTTACCATGATCCAAATTTTGTAAGATCTATCGATTTCGAAAAAGTTTTGTATAAAGACCCTATGGATTCAATAAAACCACAATACAATCGTAAACAAACAATAAGTAATATTCCTAAAAAAAAATGTTTATTTGATTCGACTTGGATACAGGATAGTAACGAACACAGAGAAGATTTGATTTCTAAACAAATGAGTAAAATGAACAGTCAAAGATATATTCATATTTAAAATTTTATATGTAATAAAAAATGGATAAAATAAGAAGAAAAGAAATCAATAAACTAAATGTTCAATTAAAAAGTTTACGCAAATTCAACGAACGAGATACAGAAACTATAGGAAGATATAGAAATATGAAATATTCGGAATTTAATATAAATAAAATTTCTGAACTGAAAGATAAAATCACTGATAGAGAAATGGAAATTCAGAATTTGGAAAAAAGAATACAAAATATAAATATAGGTTTAATAGATACCGAATTACAAAATGAAATAAACAAAACAACAGTTTTGTTTCTTAATAAAAAAGAAAAATCACAAACGAAAAAATTATTAGACAAAAAAAATAAAGATGAAGATAAAAAAAAATCATTAAATTACTATAAAAATAATAGAAAACAATATGTAAATTATGATAAAGAATATAAGTTTTTTCTAAAAAAATGTAGTTCGTTACCTAAACATTTATCAAAAAATTTAAAAAATATGCCAAATAACAAAGGATATATATTCAAAAATATATATTTCTATGGTAAAAAAAAACCTTTTGGAAATATATACAAAGATAGATTGTACGAAAGAAAAAACGGAGAGTTATACGTCCATGAGATTTATAACAAAAAACATCATATCATTAAACAAAAAAAGGAAAAATAATTACAAATTCATCATATTAGATAACATCATATTCATAACATTTCCCATATCACCACTATTTCCCATATCACCATTATTCATATTTTTAAACATTGTATTTACTGTTTCCATCGCGTTTTCGACTTTTTCTTTATTTTCTTCTTTTTTCAATTCTGTACTCAATGTGGAAACCATACCTTCTACAGTTGATAATAATTTATTTATATCTATTTTTCCACTATCAACATTATCACTTACACTATTTAAAACTTCTGAAAAAATACCACTTTCCATCATCCCATTAAAAGTATTTTCCATAGAATTTTCATCAACGTTTATTTTTTTCTCGACATTTTGTAATAAATTATTAACAAAATCGTTTTCCGTTTTGTTTTCTGATGAAATTTTTTTCAAAATTTCATCAGATTTACTATTTTCATCTACTAATGTAGAGATAGTTAATAAATGACATAAAATACTTTTTTTAGATTCTTCATCTGCAATTTTTACAATCGCAGATAAATCAATATATACATTTTCAGAATAAATTATTTTCGTTTCTACTAGATTATCTAAATTTTTACCAATCAAAACATCTCTATTGACTATACAAAATTGTTTGAATAATTCTATATGTTTTTCTACAGGTTTCTTGTTCTCAACTGTGGTTTTATTTATTAAATGGTTATATAAAACCAAAGAATGTTGTTTTTCACCAAACACATTTTCCAAATCATTTACAAAACTACAAATTGATTTGAATACAAGTTTAATTTTATCACTCATTTTTTTTATATTACGTATATTTTTAAATATATAATATAAAGTTTTAAAGGTTACATTTTTACAAAAAAATGAATATAAATACGTATAAATTCTCGAAAATTCAACAAATCATACCTTTAATAGAAAATGTGTTGAATTTTAAATTAAATTTAATTATAAGTACGAAAAATAATTCACCTTTCACGTATAGTATTACTACAGAAGAAGATCTGGAAAATAATTCTTACGAATTTAAAACGGAAAATGATGGTTTTGTAAATATAGAAGTAACTTCAAACGATAATACTATGAGAAATTATTTATTACTTATAAAATCTGAAAAAGATGATGAATTTACAATAAATAAAACAATTGAAAATGTAGAAGCTCGAAATGAAAAAAAAACAGATAACGATATTATTTCTACTGAAATTACCAAACAACCATCGAACAACCAAGATAAACAAAAAACAAATTACATTTGGTATGTTCTTATTTTTATTTTAATATTATTTTTTATTTTTATTTTATTCTCTGAGAATGAAGAAATATGTACTCGAACCAAACCTTTACCCGTAACAGATACTTCTAATAATATAAACGAACCAGTTTTGTCCAATCCCGAAACTTCTAATAATATAAATGAATCATTTCTATCAAATATAAATAATTTAAATACAAATAATAAATCTTTTTTAGATAGATTGAATGAAATGGAATTATAAATTTAAAGTTTGAATATATAATTTAAAATGAATGTGGAATTTGTAAAAGTTGATGAAAAAGCAGTAGTTCCTACCAAGGCACATATAAATGATATTGGATACGATTTAACTTGTATAGGAATATTTAAAATATTATCTTCCAGAACTATTTTATACGAAACTGGTATTTCGGTTAAACCGCCAGAGGGTTATTATTTAGAAATATTACCTCGTTCTTCAATTAGTAAAACTTCCGCTGTTATTGCAAATAGTGTAGGGGTAATTGATCCAACTTATAGAGGTACTTTAAAAGTAGCCGTGAAATTTTTAGATGACGAATTACCTAGGTTTGAAACCCCGTTTTGTAAATTTCAATTGATTTTAAGAAAAACTGAAACTTTCAATTTAGTAGAAGTTGAAAGTTTAAATGATACAGAAAGAGGTGATGGTGGTTTTGGAAGTACTGGTTGATTAATTTAAAAAATCATACTTATACGTACAATTAACGCGAAAACAATTGCATGTAAAACATATCCTATTAATGTTATTTCGTCGCCTTTTAATAATTTCAACTTTAATTTTGAAAATAATTTTCCGGTTAGTTTATACGTTTGTTTGTGGGATATTAATAAAAATAATAATGCAGACCATAAAGAAATAGAAATTTTTTTGAATTCACTAATTTCAACGTTTTTATTTTCACTCATTTTATAATTATAAATATTTTATTTATAATTATAAAAAAATGTTCAAATTACTGTTTGAATTGGAACCTGAAAATACAGATAAACATATATCACGTTTTTGTGACGAACCAAAAAATTATAATAACCCGATTTGTGAATGTAATAAAGAATATGATAAAATATGTACTATACCATTAAATAAATACCTAAATAAACAAGAGGAATATACGAAAAAAAAACGAAGAACATAAAATAAAACTTCGTGAATGGGAAAGAAAACGTGAACTTAAAAAACAAGAAATTGATAATGAACGTGTAAAAACAGAACCATCTCTTAGCTTGGGACCACAGAAAGCATGTAGACGGGTTGATAAAAATTTATATGCTGAATTAAACCCTTGGTCCCAACACGAATGTAGCTGGGGTATGTGCAAATTCAATTGTAGATGGACACCTTACGGTACCAAATTAAAATTAAAAGAATGGGAAAAAAAGAATCCTAAACCATTCTTTGATTTAGACCCCCCTACAAAATTTGAATGTCCATCTTACACATGTAACATATGTCAAAATTATATAAACAACGTGAAAATAGAAGGGAAAGGTGTATTACAAAAATGTACACGAAAAATAATTGAACAAACAGAAGAAACTACCACCCCAGAAGAAACTAGGTTTGATAAACGTATAATTCTTTATATAGGTGGTGCAATATTAGTAATATTACTATTTTTTTTTTTTTTTTTTCAAAAGAATAATTAAATAAATGTATAAATTATTATATCAATTAGAAGGATTGGAAAATATTAATGATAAATATTGTGAACAAAATAAAGATGATCCTGTGTGTGCTTGTGTACAAGAATATCACGAATCTTGTACAAAACCTACTTTAAATCGTGAAAATCAAATAATGAAATGGAATTCTAGTTACGAAATTTACGAGAGAAATTTAAAAAAATGGAATGATTCGTATGCAAAAAAACATAATGATTTAAAAAATTTTAAAAAACATACAAAAGGGTATTATTGGTGGCCGAAAGAAGCTTGTGATAAAGATGATTATTTCAAAGAAGGGGGGTACTGGCCAACTTTTAGGGAAAAAACAGATTGTCGCGGCTTACGCGGATGTAAAATACAGTGTAAATATTCTGGCGTTGGTATTGATCGTGAATTAAAAAAATGGGTTGCGAAAAATCCAAAACCAGTAGAACCTTTAAATAAACCTTCACAATACATATGTCCCACACTTAAATGTTCTTCTTGTAGAAATATTGTGAAAAATGTAAATGTACAAGGTTTGGGTTTAATACAGAAATGTAATCAAAGTTTTGATTCAGCAAAAAACGTTTCAGAACCTCAACCCCCACCTCAACCCACACCCCAACCCCCACCTCAACCCACACCCCAACCCCCACCTCAACCCACACCCCAACCCCCACCTCAACCCACACCCCAACCCCCACCGGAAGACCCACCGGAAGACCCACCGGAAGACCCACCGGAAGACCCACCGGAAGACCCACCAGAAGACCCACCGGAAGACCCACCGGAAGACCCACCGGAAGACCCACCGGAAGACCCACCGGAAGACCCACCGGAAGACCCACCGGAAGAAGGAGAAAAAAATAACATTTTATTATATGTAGGGGTAGGGGTAGGTGTATTATTTTTACTTATATTTTTACTAATAATTATTTTTACAATATAATATAAATGAATAGAGATATAACTAAATATTTGAATATAAAATGTGTATTATTTACAATATACATGTCTATATTGTATTGGTTTTTACCTAGAACCAAAGTAAACTTGGTATTAATAACTATTATAAATTATATTTTAGTAAATATATATAATAATTTGTATAAATGTAAAAAAAGAAGTATAGTGAATAATATATTAATAACTATAATAATAACATTTTTACTTTCAGTTTTACCCGTAAAAAATAGATTTATATTGGTATTATTTTTATATTTTCCTTATTTTATTTTAGCATGGTATGATTATTTTATGAATTGTTCTTTTAGAATGAATCCTACTATATTTCCTTACGGGAGATATATATATTTACCTATAAAACCTCCGTCTTACAAAAAAAAATTCGAAGAGATAGATCCTGTAGTATTGGAAAATATTAAAAATTTTGATAAATTTTTAACAACAAGTATAATAATATTCGTATTTATATTTGTAGTATTGAAATTTGTTAAATAATGGTTTAAAGTTTAAGAGAATTATATAAATAGTCATCTTAGCTCAGTGAGGTAGAGCGTTCGACTTTTAATCGATTGGTCATGGGTTCGATCCCCATAGATGATATCTAGTTCCTATAACTCAGTCGGTAGAGTGTTGGTCTTATGAGCCAAAGGTCACGGGTTCAAGCCCCGTTAGGAACATTTTTATTTTATTGTTTTTACAATAAAATAAATAATATATATAGTAATAAATGAATTGTCAAGATAATAATAAACCCTGTGATGAAGAAGTAAATTCTATGACACCAAAAGAAGTCTGTGTGGAAAAACAGAAAAGGAAAAAAGAAATTGTGGAAAGTATAGGTGATATTATAGTGGCACCTGCAAAACTAGGTTTGGAAGTTATAAAACTTCTTACAGGAACAGCTGACACTAAATCCGAAGTGATAAATAGGATCAGAAATAAATTGAGATCTGAACAAATTACAAAGTTGAAACAAGTTTGTGAAAATCAAGTTATTTTAAGTGGTTCTAATATAATAGACGGTACACCATGTGAGGAAAGTTATAAGGAATTATTAGAACAAGGTTTTATTAGTAGTGAACAATATATGAAACTTAAAGAAAATATTGTGATAGATGGAGTAGTACAGATAATCGATACTAAAGTTAAAAATTCTTGTGCTTTCAGGGCTGTAAGTGAAATGTTGAGTAATATGGATAACTCTATAGATAATCAAGCATTTCTTGAAGTTATGGCCGAATCCCAAGGGATATTATCTAGTGCAAATACCGATACGAAAGTGTGTAATGATATTTCCACTGACATATCCTCCTGTAATTACTTGAGTAACAATCAATGTTGTTTAAACAAAGCCATAATTTCTCAGGAAAATATTATTAAAACTTGTGGCAAAGTAAGTAATGTTTTACAAAAATCTAGAGAAGAAGTTATTAATCAATGTATGGGAGTTACAGATACTAAAGTAAAATCAGACCAAAAAAGTTCCACAATCAATAAAATAGAGGTGGAGGCGAGTAGTAAAAGTGTAGGTGTCACGGCTGCGTTTTTAGCCATGGTGGTTGTTATAATTATATTGATATTTTTATTTCCGACTATAGTTACAGCCACTACTAAAAGTAAAGGTGTAAGAATTGTTATATTTATATTAAGTATTATTATATTAATAGGACTAGGTATATTTTTAATTGTGAAATTTAACAAATCTAAAAGAAAAGAAGTTAATAAATCATTATTCCATATTGTTGGGTGTAAAGATACTAAAGTAAAAAGTAAAAATCCTGAAAAAGGTGATGAAAGTAAAGCTAAAAGTAAATTAGAAAATAGTGATGATATTTTGGGATATGATATAGTTATGGATGATGAAGGTAGTAATATATATTATATAACCGATTATAAAGTTGATAAAAATGGTGATTATGTTTGTGATATAAAAACAGATATGTCTGAAGTAGGTGGTAAAACTTATCTTAAAAAATATCAAGAAAATTTGTATTTATATTTGGCAATAACATGTTTCGTTTTGGCATTGTTATTTGTAATCGTAAGCATAGTTATAATGGTAAAAAAACCTAAAATAGAAACCAGTAATTCTGTAAATAATGAATCTAAAAATAATCTTAAAATTGATGATTTGATAAAAATGAAATTGATGAAAAGTTTATAATATCAATATTTATTCGTATTTATTCGTATTTATTCGTATTTATACACATGTTTCAACATTTTCAAACCTTTTCTCAATTCAGGTGTGAATTTACAATCAAAGTCATAGTTAAAAAACTGTTCATTTTGAAATTCTTCATCACCAGCCAAGAACCAGATATCTTCGTATAATAAAATATCACCTATCATCATACGAATATTTACCTCTTTATAAATAGGTTGGATGAAAATTTTAGATAAATATTTATAAATATACATCGTAACATCTTTTTTATTTTCAAATGTCATATTTGATATTTGATATTTTCCATCTTTTTTAGTTATAATTACCTCGGAACCTTCGTACATCATCGTTTCATCTCCAATATATATGTAAATGGGTTGATATACTTTTACCTGACGGTATTCTTTGATCTTCTTCAAGACGTCGATGGGCAGCGAGTTCAAGTTTGGCATCGTAATTCGTATCTTCAGTTTTATACCTTGAAGTAGGTTGTTAATTTTACTTTTAATATAAAAATAAAATTCGATTTTATACCCTTGGAAACTTCAAGTGGACAAAAATAATTATATATTTTATATATTATAATAAACAATGATTGTCAACTTTATAAAAGAATCTTCGAATTTGACAAAAAATTACATATTAAATTCTTTATATTTTATACTAAAAGGAATTTCACTTTTTCTAATTGATACACTGACAGGTGGTACGATAAATCGCGATTATAGTAGGGAAAAAATAGAATATGCGTATAAAAAATTCACACATTTACACCCTAAAGTTGGTGGTATTCCAACATTGTCTATTGAACGATTAAAAAAAAACGTTAAACAACTTATATTTGTCATTCTTGGAAAAAAATTATATAATGAAATATATAATATTCAGATAGATTCCTTGTCTAAAGAAAATAAAGTGTGGATAACGGAATTTATGAGGTTAAATTCGTTTTTTATTACAACCCACAAAAAAGATGAAGAAATAGTAAATTATATTATAGAATTTGTTCACAGGTTTATATTGTATTGTAAATTGAAATCTGATAATAATAATATAAATGGTACTAAAAATAATATTGAAAATTTATTCTTTGAAAATTTAAGGAACAAGAATTTTATTCAACAATTTAAAATATATCAAATAAGAATTCCGACTTCTATAAAAGAATTAGTGTCTGACAAATTTTATATCGAACCCCCTGAAAAGTTTGTTAAAGGGTGTAAGTATAATTTAAATAGGGGTGCATTAAAAACTAGGGTGATAGGTAGAAAACTAAATGAATATTATAACACGGATATTTATGATAAAAATAAAAATACGACATTTTATAAAAATGCAAAAGTGTTGGCACACTGGTTTAATCGTTTAAAAAAAGATGAAGTGGAAATTTTAAAACAAAAATTTCCCAATATGAACAAACCTTTGCTTGTGTTAAATAGGAATAAATTTTTAAGAGAAGAAAGATTGGCAATACTTAAAAATCTATCTGGTCCGTATAAAATAGATATTATTTCATCTAGAAAATATAAAAAAAACATAATACTTTTTGGAGAAAAGCATGATTTCAGAATACCTTGTAGAAATGGACCAGATATATATTCTAGTAAAGATCCAAATTCTATGAGGCTTTACATAGAAAACATGTTAATAAATACAGGAGTATTTGTAGATTTTTTCTTAGAATCGGGAACATGTAAATATTATGATGATGTAATGACTTGTTGGAAAACTTCTATCCATTTTTTACGAAAAAGTTTCAATAAATGTTTTTACGATAAACAAGATAAGCAATGTATTTATAACGACACGTCGAGAATTCATTATATAGATACACGATCTTCTTTTCTCTCTGGTCTAAATCTATTTTCTTTTTCTCATGGTTTCTTTTTCCTCTACCAAGGACTTACAGAAACTATATTTTATGACTACCGAAAATACATAACAGATTTTTTTCATTATGACCCAGCAAAAACCTTCGAAGACCATTGTGAACAAATCGCTCATAAAATAACGAAAGAACTATTTGATCATGTTTTAATAGAAAAAGAAATGAAAAATTTAAATGGTATATTGGAATTAGATATAATTAAACAATTAAAATTATATACAAAACTAATAATTAATCAATATTATAGAAAAGATTATTTCAAAATCAAAAAAATAATAAACGAATTGAATAATATATCACTTGATTCAGATGAATTAAGTGATACAAGTAAAAAAATATCTAAATTAAAAAACAAAGTTAAGAATGATTTACATTATATATTAATAAATTTATATGCACATCAGATCGATATAGTTTTAATTTTAAGATTATTCAAAAAATTTTCTAGAGAAGTCATTAAATGTCAACCAGAAAATATTAACAATGTTATCGTATACGCTGGTTCTATGCATACCGATTTTCAAAAAGGATTTTTAACGGAAGTGTTGGGTTTTAGAAAAGATTTCTCTAGAACATCTTCTATAGATTGTATTCAATTCCCTAGTATTATAGATGAACCACTGACGAAATTTTTTGATAACTTTTAATCAGTATCTGATTCAGAACAATAATCGTAGTTGTACTTGTAATTATTATAAAATGTAGAATTGTTAAAAATATTATTTTGTAAAATATTTTTTTCGAGTAATAAATTGATAGTTTTATCCACCTGATATCTAGTATAATTAACAATATCAGGTTTTATACCATCGTCTATATATACTTGAGAATTCAAAGTTTTGTATTTATTATAAATTAATTTATTGATTTCATCTTCTAACATTTCTTCGAATATATTTTGTGATGTAAAAATATATTTTTTTAATTCTACCATTTGTAGTTCTTCGACTAAATCTTTTTTTAATTCCCTTATACTTATTCCTAGAACCTTTTCTTTTATTTCCGGGGGTAATTTGGAAATACTCGATACAAGTTTTGAAATACATAATTCGTTCAACGATGTCATTTTGTTTAGAGAAGAAACAACTACAAAATATTCAATTTTATTAAAATATAAATTTATATATATATATAATTATAAAATGAATGTTATAATTATATTAATAATTTTAGTATTATTTTCATTACTAATACTATACATAAATAACGAATTGACTAGTATTGATTATATTATTGAACAATACAAATACATTCCTAAAAAATATAAAAATAAAGTGTTATTATCTATCATAAATACAAAAACAGATATGAGATTTGAAGAATTTTTGAAATCTTTACTTTATCAAAGTGAAAGAGTTGATAATATAGATATAAATTTACCTTATAATAAAGATAATCATCCGATAGAATTGATGAAAAAGGTATTAAGTATATATAAAATAGGGACTGACATATATCAACCTAGAAACAATATAATACCTACATTAAAAAGATACGGAAACAAAAAAACGATTATTATATTCGTAAAAGATAACAAAAAATATAATTACTATTTTGTTGAAAAAATAATGGAAATTTTGAAAAAAAATGAAAAAATAACAATAGTAGACAACATAGATTTTGACAAAACAAATTTCATAGCATTAAATCTTGATTACGTGAATACTAATATTATAGAAAAAATGACTTCGTACAATTCTATAAAATCTTATATTGGAGATATAAAAGTTTTATAAACTATTTATATCTATATTAGGACCTTTCATTTTTCTTTTAGCACGTTTGATATTTTCGTTTTTACTAGCGTTCATATTATTTACCATATTCATAATATTGGAACCTGTTTTATTCATAATCATTTTGGAAATAATAAACAAACCAGCATTCATAAGTACTAGGAATAATAATCTAACCTCTACTGGCCATCTAGAACCAGATGGTACATACGATTTTTCACCCAATTCGATTAATAATTTTTCATAAGATTTGATAGATATAATTTGTTGTTGGGTAAACCCTTGCATATCAAATCCAAGGAAATTACCCATCAAATATTCACATACCATAAAACCACCTATCAAATAAGTTTTGTAACTCTCCACAGTTGAATCTATACTTAATCTTCTCAAAGAATTTTCATAAGTTGATTTCATCATTTCGTAATTACTATGGATAGTGAATTCTGGTATTTCTGAGCCGGGATATGTTTTTCTTAATATTTCAAATTTGAAGAGTAATTCCCGTTTTAGGTCTTCCGTGTCATCGTCAGTATATGATAGTTTTACTGGAACATTATTTCTATTATACACTCCTCTATTTTTCAAGTCTTCTAAAGAAGGAGGATTGTATGAATTTACATGTTTTTCAGGTGTGTATTCTATATTTTTACTTCTACTGTATTTTTCATTGTGTTTAAATTTAGAACTATCGTTTAACATATTTTTCAAATCGTCATCTGTATTTTCATATATATTTTCTTCTTCTATGTCATCCATATAACCAGACATTTGTTTTTTCTTTAATTCATAATAGTTGGGTTCTTGGTTGTAATTATCTACATCATTTTCTTCATCATTATAAGTTTCTTCATCATTATATTTATCTTCATCATTATATTTATCTTCGTCATTATATTTATCTTCGTCATTATAAGTTTTATTTATAAGTTTTTGTTTAATTTTATTTTTGTTTTCTATTAATTCTAAATACAACATAGGCATTTTTGGAAAAGATATTGGTATATCAAAAGAATTATGTAATTTCGGTATTTTTATAACTTTATATTCCTGTTTAGACATTTTTATAATCTAAACAATCACTTTAAATTTTATTTAATTAATTAATTAAATAAAATTTAATTAAATAAAATGAATTAACCACCGCGTAATCTTAAAACCAAATGTAACGTGGATTCTTTTTGAATATTATAATCCTGTAATGTTCTAGAATCTTCTAATTGTTTCCCTGCAAAAATAAGTCTTTGTTGATCAGGTGGTATTCCTTCTTTGTCTTGTATTTTACGTTTTATATTTTCAATTGAATCAGATGTTTCTACATCCAATGTAATTGTTTTACCTGTTAATGTTTTTACGAAAATCTGCATTTATTAATGGAATTATATTTTTAAATATATTATTGGATTAATTTATCTAAAATTATATTTTCATTATTTTTAAAAGTTATAATATCACCGTTTTGTAACATGAATTTTATTTCGTTATATCCGAAAAATTCTGGGGTATATTTTATATTCATGAAATCGTATCTGGGTCCTAAATATGACAAAATTTCATTCGTTATATCTTCCAATTTATCATTTTGTATATATTTAAAAGGAGATGGACCTCTAATAGGTTTCACTATATATATATATTTTTTATCATTCAAATAATATTCAAGTTTATATTTTTTTTTGTCATATTTTTTAATATTATTATTGAAAAAATTTTGTCGTAATAAATAACACATATAGATATAAAACATGTTTATATAATTACCTGTATTCTGAATAACTTTTCCATTTTTGGTAATATCGTTTATAATAAATGTACATTTATTATATAAATTAGTAAATTTTTTGTTTATTTGTGTGATAATGAACATTTTTTTCTATTTAGATATTTTTAAATCATTTTCAAGTTTCTAATTGGTTAAAACTTTTAATGTATAATGATATTTCACCAATATTTCCTATTGACGATTTCAATAAAAGAGGTAAATCTTTATTTGTAAAAATTTTGATTATGTTATTAAGTCCAGAAATTTTTACAATTCTAGATAATTGTTCGGTTGTAAAACATTCATCGTATATATTTTTTTTATGTTCATCATCTATACAATCATCATCATATTCTCCAAATTCCACAGTTCTTTTCAAAACACCTTCAGTATCACAAGTAAATTTAATTCTATATTTAGTTGCTGTAATATTTATATTGTTACCAATATTTATCATATCTTTACACATTTTATGATATTCATTAGAATTTACTAAAATTGGATTATTGTATCCAGTTGGTTCGTCTATAAATATATTTTGTATATTTTGTATTTTAATGTAAGAAGTAGTAATACGAGTGTATTCTTTCGGTATAGTTTTTATGGCTAAATCATTAGGAAATTTATCATCAATGTACATCTCTATTTTATCTTTCTTTTTTACTGATTTTACCATTCTATGCAAATGATTTAAATTTATACCCAAAAACATAGGTTTGTTTTTTGAATACGTAAAAAAAGGGAAATTGGATGAATGTAGTTCTATATTTATTAAAATTTTTCGATGATTATCCGTCATTTTAAGAAAAATACCTTTATTATTGATTTCGAAACATGCAGTTTTTAAATTGGAACATAGTAATTCTGTCAATATTTTTATTCTGTACGCTTCATTTGTTTTTACTTTGAAAATAATGGCCATTTGTAATTAGTTATTTATTTTTAAAGTAATATATAGATATTATATAAATAGATGTACTATTTCGTCAGATTTATCAAAAATACGTTTAACCTGTTTATTTTTATAAAATCCTATGCGTTCATAAAAACCATTTTTGTCGTACAATAAAACCACAGAAGATTTATATTCGTCGTAAAATACATCACCTATAGGTTCGCGTGTATTTGAATCAATTAAAAATATATTTAGATTATAAAATTCTTGTAAAAATATTAAAATTCTGTTATCCAAAATATTATTTATATAAATATTTATATTTTCACCCGAGTAAAGTTTATCAAAAGTTATAAAATTTACATGATTGTAAATTTCATTCGATATATCTTGAAACAAGGTATGAAATGTTTCAAGAATATTATTATATTTTATCATATTTATATATTTTTTATTTGTATTTACCTCGAATACGTGTTCTAATATTTTTTCAAGTTCCGTTTTATTTTCCGAATCTGTGTTGAAAAAATCGGATAAAAAATATTTGAAATCGTTCTTATATTTTATCAATATATCATATACAAATTTTGATTTTTGATTTTTACACGTATATTTTAATTTTTTCGACAATTTTATGTATAATGAATCTTGAAGAACATGTTTATTTTGTCCATTGATAATATCTTGTAACATTACTAAAATATATTCAAAATTTTCATTTATATAATGTGAAAATTTTGAATAGTTATATTCTTTCATAAACTCAACTATTTCTTTCTTTTTTTTTTTAATTTTTTTTTCTATAAAAGAATCATCATTAATCGTTCTAATTTCTTCATAGTCAAGAATATTTATAATATTATTTTTTTCTAGAGTATTCGATTTCACATATGAATTTTTTTGCAACTTGTTGATATTAAATACAGTGTTTTTAGAATAATCAACCTTCATTTTTGTATGTTTATAATACTTTAAACTATAAATTTAGACTTTTAATATGTGTATTTATGAATTTGTACAAAATTTGTTGTAATTTTGGTGGTAAATTATTTATATTTATGTTCAATTCATTGTTATCGGATACAATGTCAAAAGGGAAAATTTGCATATTATTTAATTTACAGTTTAAATTTTCATATGTTTTTATTAAAACATAAATTAGTTCGTGTTGTTCAGTTTCCAAAAATTCGAATTGTTTTAGGAGTTTGTTTTTTTGATAAGGCGTTAATTTTTTTTCCGAAATTTTATTTACAAGATTGTCATATAGTGGGAAATTACTCATTTATATTATATACAAATAGTTAAACTATTTTTTAACATATGCTTCATCAAATTCAAGATAACAAACGTCGTCTTCACCACACAAAGGAACTCCTATACTATAATCAGGAATACCAGTTCTAATATTTTCTTTTATGTTTTGGGAAACAAATTTTTGTTTTGTGGCAATTTTCCTAGAAATATCAACTACAAAATTTTTTATATCTTGTTCATCATTTTTACCTTGATATCTCATAAAAGGTTTTCCGTTTACAAAAAGTAAAATATATGGTACATATTTAATAGGTGCTATACTTTGTCTTGACTTCAACACACAATCGTTATTGTTAGATACGTTTATTATACCGATCTGACACCCGGATAATTGTTTAGGTAATTTTTTAAAAATTGGTATTACATTTTTACAATGTTTACAATGTGTTGAATAAAATAAAATCAAAGATAATCCAGGAATACTATTACACATAATAGGTCCCCTGGTTCCTTTTTCCAAGGAAAAGTCATCGCTAGATAAAAATAATAGACTATTCATTTTTTAATTATATAAAACATTTAAATTAAAATTATATTTAACATTAGTAAATGTCAGAAATAAAAATAAGTCTGAAAAATTTGGATTATGCTCCTCTTGATAACTATTATTATACACATGATATAATAGATAATGAAATCTGGAAAAGTACTGCACATTATGTTTTTACTAATTCATTACTGAATCATAATGATAAAATGTTATTGAAAAAATCTAATTCCGAAAATTTACAAAAACTTTTGAATGAATCTAATAAAAAGTATATTGAAAAATATATAGTAGAAAATCTTGAAAAAGTTTACAAAAACAATATGGATTTAGAAATGAAAAAATCATTTTCGATACTAAAAGGAAAAATAATATATAAATCCGTAGATAACTTATTGGGTGATGGGGAATATGGTGACGGAAAAAATATATTAGGTAAAGTTTTAGAACAAGTAAGACATGAAATTAGATTGAATATTAAAAATGATGATAAAGAGATAGATAAAAATAAATATATCGACAAGGTATACAATGTATACCTTGTCGATATATTATTGAAAAAAATACTATTTAATAAATTCAAAGATATAAGAGATATACCGTTGGGGGATATTCCAAAATTTATAAACAAATATTCTAAAGAGTTTTTTTCTGAACTACCAGAAAAAAAAATCATTATAGATATGATTAAATCAAATCAAATACCCGATTATATAATAAAAGGAACAAAAAATATATTATACATTCCCAATTACATATTGAAAGAAAATATAAAAAAATATAAAAAAAATATTGATAATAATTATATCAATATTTTATTCGAATTTTTCGTTGAAAAAACTATAAATGACAATTTACCAAATATAAAATTTGAAAATTATGCATATATTATAAAAAAAGAATTTGAAAAAATACCATTTTGTAAAAAAAATAATCTTCAAAAAAGAATATATAAACTGTACAAATCTGAAAAATTGTCAGAAGACATTAATAATTTGATGAAAGATTATTTTTCAGATAAATTTGTCCCAACGGACGAAGAAGTTCAAAATGTAAAAAATATAAATTTGAACTTTTTTGTAAGTATAGAGAATGTTGAAAATATAAATGAGGATATTTATATAGAAGATGAAAATGATAAAATTTTAATACATGATGTAGAATTGGAAAACGAAGAAATAAAAAATACTAATTATGAATTATACGATCCAAAACATTTCAGTAAAATGTTTATAATGGATAGTTATTTATTTCCTACATATTTACATTATTTATATTTCAAATTATTTAAACTTTTTTACAATGAACGAAATTCGTATAAATATATAATAGTTGATAATTTAAATACAAAACCGAGTAAACCGGAACATTTTAAAAGTTTTCAATATTTGAATGAAACTTTTACTAATATTTATAATCAATCTCTCAATTCTAAACTTAAAAAAAATTACAAAAAGGCATTAAATGAAAAATTAAAAAATAAAAAAATCGTTAAACTTTTATTATCAACTGACAATAATAAACTTTTATGGATAAATAAAAATAAAACACTAGGTTTTCCAGGTGAAAATTTTTCAGGATTATATATGGAAGAGAAAAGAAATAGTTTAAATAAATTAAAAACAAAAACAAAATCTGATATTAAGATTAACAATGAAGATATTTTAAGTGATAAATTTTTAATTAAAAATTGGATAACTATGAAAATTATAGAAAACATCAAATTTTTAAAATTAATATTTAATTATATTAATATCAGAAAAAAAACACCTTTAGAAAAATACACTTTAGATTTTGTAAAAACATCACTTTACGAATTCCACAATATAAACAATATACTAGATATAAAAAAACATTCTGTAAAAATCCCGTATAAATTTGAAAGAATGTTAACGGTACATATAAAAGATAAAAAAACGGTACAATACATATGGGATATAATAATTAACATGTATTTAAATGTTATGAATTCTGACCAGATAAATCACACACAATTTAAATATACCCTTTGTAATTCATATGATTTATTAAAAAATAAAAGACCTCACAAAGAACTAGGTTATTTGGAAAATATAAATTGTATAGTATTAGCTTTAATCAATATTCTTAATAATATGTATAATTTAAATTTTAAAAATGGTTTTCGTCAGTTTGAATTAATGGAAAATGATATAGATTATGCCGTTAAAATTTTACTCAACGATATAGATGTTGATAAAAGTTATGATGTACTAAATTCTAAATTAATAAAAGAAAATTTGCAATATTACCAAAATTTTAATTCTGATATAGATGTACTTAATTCATATTTCAACCCCAATATTTTAATTTTCGAAAAACAAATTGGTGATTATTTAAATAAAAATTGGTATATCAACAATTCTATGAAATTAAAACCCAATATTTTGGAAAAAATAATATCATCTGTCAATTTCATAACTGAATACAAAATACCGAAAATAATTAAAATTAACAGGATAAACTATTTCTGTAGTATGAAATCGAATTTACAAAACCATTTATAAAAAAGAACAAATAATATAAAATGGACTCCAAAGAACAAAAAGTAAACTTATTTATAAAAAATATATCCGAAAAATATAATATTAAACATGATGAAATTTATAATATTTGGAAAGATGTCCAGACTAGAAATGAAAAAAACACAAACAATTTAAATTTCGTAAAAACACAATTACAAACTTTAAAATTAAACGAATTAAAAAAAATCTGTAAAGAAAAAAATATTAAACAAACCGGTAAAAAAAGTGAACTCGTAGAAAGAATTTTAAACTATAAACCATTACCTGACAAATCTACCGTTAAAAATAATGAAATTAGAAAAAATATATTTGAAAAGATAAAAAAAGAAAACATACATATATCGAGAAATGAATTTCAAAATTATTGGCATGAAAAAACCAAATTGGTTTTTGATAATAAAACTAAAAAAGTTATCGGAAAACAAAATTTGAATGGTAAAGTTGATTCTTTAACACCTGAAGACTGTGAAACTTGTAAAAAATATCATTTTGATTTTATATTACCTAAAAATCTTGATAAAAATATTAATCAAAATAGTGCAAAATCGTTTAATAATATTAAACATTTAATTGAACACGAGGTTTCAAAATTAGAACAAGAACCTGAACGAGAACCTGATCAAGAACCTGATCAAGAACCTGATCAAGAACCTGAACAAGAACCTGAACCTGAAATTGATATTGAACAAGAGATTGAAATTGAACAAGAGATTAAAAATGAACAAGAGATTAAAAATGAACAAGAACCTGAACTTGATATTGAACAAGAGATTGAAATTGAACAAGAGATTAAAAATGAACAAGAACCTGAAATTGAAATTGAACAAGAGATTGAAATTGAACAAGAGATTGAAATTGAACAAGAGATTAAAAATGAACAAGAACCTGAACAAGAATTTTATTCTGAAAATGAAGATATTATAATTATAGAAGAAGAAGAAGAAGATTAAATAAAATTGAATTTATTATTTATTATTATTATTATTTCAAAAATGATTTCCGAAAGAAAAATTTTTGAAATAATAAAAAACTTTTTCGATGAAAAAAATATTTTAGAACATCAAAAAAAATCTTTCGAAAATTTTATAACAAATGGTATAAGTGAAATAGTGGATAATATTGGACCTATAATAATAAATAATGAAAAAATGAGTTATATAATACAATTTCAAAATGTTTATGTATCTAAACCTACAATAATAGAAAATAATAAATTGAGAAATGTTATATACCCAGATGAAATGAGAAAAAGAGATTTAACTTATGATAGTCCTGTATATATTGATATAGTGGAAAAATATAAAGAAGATGGTAATAGTTACAAAACAACTATATATAGAAGAGTGTTATTTTGTAAAATCCCTATGATGGTACAGAGTAAATATTGTCATTTAATTAATTTAACAAAAACAGAAAGAATAAAACATGGAGAATGTGAATATGACAAAGGGGGGTATTTTATTATAAATGGTAAAGAACGTGTGTTAGTTTCTCAAGTTAGAAATATTTATAATAAAATATTAGTTAATAAAATAAAAAATAGTAGTAAATATATTATGTGTGCAGAAACACGTAGTATGGATGATAGAAGGGAATTTTCAATTTCTATAAAAATGTTGTTGAAAAAAGATGGAAAACGTATATATTTAAATATTTCTTATTTCAAAACAGATATACCAATTGGGATAATATTTAAGGTATTGGGAATTTTTTCAAAAGAAGATATTAAAAATATTACTAATTTACACAAAATAAAAGATTATAATTATATGCAAAATGTACTTGAAAATATTATGAACGAATCTTATCATATAAAAACAAAAAACGACGCGTTAATATATTTATGTAGTAATCTTAGTAATAATGTAAAAGAAGATAATAAATTGGATTATGTAAAAGAAATTATAAAAACACAATTTATACCTCATTTAGGTATAAGTCATACAGAAAAAGAAAAAGTGTTATATTTTGGCATGATGGTTGAAAAATTGTTATTTACATTCAAAGGTTTACGTCATGAAGATGATAAAGATGATTATATAAACAAAAGAATTGATACACCTGGAATACTTTGTTATAATTTATTTAGGGGATTGTATACGAAATATTTAAATACTTTGAAATTGTACATATTAAAGAAAAAACAATATTTTGATATAGTTAATTATATCGGGAGAGTAAATAGTATTACTATTGGTTTCAAATATAGCATGGCTACAGGTAATTGGGGTATTCAGAATTGTTTTATAAAACTTGGGGTTTCACAAGTTTTGTCGAGATTAAGTTATGGTGGTTCTATATCACATTTGAGACGTATTATGTTACATATAGGGAAAGAAGCTAAAAACAAAAAAGTTCGCCAAATTCATTCATCACAAATAATGTATATATGTCCCTGTGAAAGTCCAGAAGGTGGTGCTATAGGCACAGTATTAAATTTAAGTTTAACTACAAATATTACAGATAATTTTTGTTCGGTATTTTTGAAAAATATAATTATTAAATTTCCCGAAATAACTACAGATAATATTGAAACATTAAAAGATATAAAAAATACAAAAATTTTACTCAATAATAAATTGATAGGATACACAAGTAAATATTTAGATTTTATAAAACGTTTTTGTGAAATTAGAAAAAATGGATTAATACATTATCATGTATCTATTGGATACGATGATATAGATGATGAAATAAATATTTATTCAGATGGGGGTAGATTAATAAGACCTATATTCAATTTGGAAAAAGGTAATCTGACATTCCATGAAAATGACAATTTTAGTTGGGAAGAAATGATTCAATATAATCATATAACATATATAGATCACACTGAAATAAATAACAAAGTTATAGCATTTTCACAAAGCGAATTATCTGAATATAAATATGATTATTGTGAAATACATCCTAGTTTAATGTTGGGTGTGATGACTTCTATTATTCCATTTTCAGATCATTCACAATCACCCAGAAATGTTTATCAAGCTTCAATGGGAAAACAAGCCATGAGTATGTATGCGTTATCTTTTAAAAATCGTGTAGACACGATTGTAAATGTCTTAAATTATCCTCAAAAACCATTAGTGAACACAAAAGCCGCTGAATTCATGAATTTTGATGTTATGCCATCTGGAATAAATGTAATTGTTGCCATTGCCTGTTATACAGGTTATAATCAAGAAGATAGTATACTAATGAATAAAGCGGCAGTTGAAAGAGGATTATTCCATTCTACATCTTATAGAACTATAGTTACCCAAGAAACAAAGCAAGGGACATATAATTTAGAAGTTATACGAAATCCCAGTTTGGAAAATAGACGTAATAATTTGAATTATAATTTATTGGATAGTAATGGAATAGTTAGAAAAGGGTCTATTGTATATAAAAACGATGTACTAATTGGAAAAGTTTTCATAAAAAAAAATAAAGTTTTAGACGAAGTCGTAACGGATGTTAGTGTATTCGCTAAAAAAAATGAGATTGGTATTGTAGATAGAGTTGTAATCACTACAGACGTATCTGGATTTAAACTGGTAAAAGTAGTTATTCGTAATTTGAAAATACCTGAAATAGGTGATAAATTCGCATCTAGATCTGCTCAAAAAGGGACAGTTGGTATGATATTCTCATCAGAAGATATGCCATTTTCTTGTTCAGGAATTATTCCAGATATCGTAATTAACGCTCACTGTATTCCTTCCAGAATGACTATAAATCAATTATTAGAGTGTGTTTTGGGAAAATCGGCATCCATCCACGGAGAAATTGAAGATTCCACCCCCTTTACTGAAAAAAGTAAAACCGTTTCAGAACTTATATCTGAAAAATTAAAATCGACAGGTTTTGAATGTAATGGATTTGAACAAATGTATAACGGGTTTACAGGTGAACCAATGGATGCAAAAATATTTATAGGACCCACATATTACCAAAGATTAAAACATCTAGTTTCGGAAAAAATACATGCTAGGTCATCTGGAAATGTAACTACTTTAGTAAGACAACCACAGGAAGGTAGGTCTAGAGATGGAGGTTTGAGATTTGGTGAAATGGAAAGAGACGCGGTTATTACGCATGGAACTTCTAAATTTTTGAAAGAAAGGTTGTACGAATATTCCGATAAATTTGAAGTACCTATATGTAATAAATGTGGTAATTTTTCAAATACTTTATATAATTGTAATGCGTGTAATACAGATGATGTATCAATAGTTAATTTACCTTACGCTTCCAAATTACTGTTACAAGAATTAAATTGTATGGGTATAAAAACTAAAATGTCAAAAAATTAAATCGAAATTTATAAATTAATAATGGAAAAAAAAATAAAATGAAGAAAATAATTAAAAACATAACTTTAAATGTATCGTATATAAATAAAAATATAATAAATAGTTTAATACAAAAAATTAAAAAAACCTTTACTAATTATTGTTCTGAAAAACATGGTTATTTTTTAAAAATTTACGATGAAATTAATATATTAGATAACTTTATTAAAAATGATAAAATTATTTTTAAAGTTGAAATAATTGTAGATAATATTAAACCTGAAAAAAATAAAATATATAACGGTGTGGTAAAAATGATATCACCAGATGGATTATTTATAATTGTTGATAATGTATTAAATATATTATGTTGCAAACAATCCTTGTCTGATTTTAATTATAACAAAAAGAATAACACATATGAAAAAAACGACGATATTATAAATATAAATGATATAGTACAAGTTGAAGTCATTGATTTGTTGTATAATAACCATAAATATAGTGTTTTTGGAAATTTCGTCAAAAAGATATAAAGAAAAAATACATACATTAAACAATGTCTATTAACATTTTAAAAGAATTCAAAGAAACTTTCATTTCATTTATCGATGAACTTATCGAACAATTTCCAAATGAGGGTGACCTAGTACTTTTAAGGATTTATCTAAAAGACCAGGCTATAATAAAAGAAGTTATGGATACTTTCGTTTTAAACCTTGCCAAAGATAATGAATTATTGAAAAAAATGGTAAAAGAACGCAATGAAAATTTCTTTCTTGATTATAACTTCCTACAAAATAAAAATACTGATAAAGAAAATCATTTCAAGAAACTTTGGAGGTCGGATAATTTAGATAACGATGACAAAAAAGTCATCTGGAAATGGGTGGATGCACTTGTATTTATTAGTGAAAAGTATGTTAAATCTATTTAATAAGTTTATATTAAATTTTAATATATTAAAATTTAATATAATGGAGTATAGTTCCAATTAAGTATAGTGAATAATTTTTCACAAACTTCATCATGCCAATTTTTTCTTTCGACAGTCTTTAAAATGAAAAAATCATCTTTTTTACATTTATGTTTATGTTTCAATAAAAGTTGGTATAAAACATATTGTGTATTTATAAAATTTTTACGAGTTGTATCTGTAAAAATTTCATCATATAAATTAGATAATGTGTCAAAATCTGCCAATAACTTATTCTCAAGGTGGGAAATATCATCTAAACTTTTATTCGTTAAATGATGATATATAAGATGTAAATTTTCGTAATGTTTAGAATATTTTAATTCTTTCAAAAATAATAAAATATGTTGTTTAGTTATTTTTGAAAATTTTATTTCTTTTTGGGTAGAATCTACCAATAAATAATGTTTTTCAAATTCATTTTCTAAATCTTCAAAAATCTTATCATCTATTTTACAATTCTGTTTACCTTGATATTGATTAATACAATCCCGAAAATGAATTTTTCTATCGTACATATATTTTGAAAATGTATTCACTCTTTCGGAATCACGATAACTGGATGTATGGTTTATAAATGTTTGTTGGGAATAACATTTTTCACATAATATAGTATTTATATCTATATTAATAAAATTTTGTGTATTATCGCAATTATTACAAATTATCTGTCTCGTTTCTACTTTTTTATATTTTTCTTCAGATATAATATTGTATTTTTTTATAATATTTATATATTTTTCAAATAATATTTTCTGTCTAGATATTTTTTCATTTTCTACTTTGTTATTCATGAAAGATATTCTTATAGGTTTTTCGGTTAATTTCTTGAATTCGTTTAAAATATCAAAAGTATCCACTATATACAAATTTAATTTCTTTTTCGTTTGTATATTTTTTATAGTTTCTTTTATTTTTTTATATTCAAATGTATTTTTATTATTGTTTTTTTCCAATTTTTCCAATTTTTTACGGTATTCTTCAATTTTTTTATATTCTAAATTAATTTTATCACGAATATATTTATCTATATTTATAATATTTGGTATATCCATATTTTATTTTTTTATTATCTTGTTTAAATTAAATGAGTATTACTACATCAAATATAACTTCAGGTTTCATAGATTTAGCCACCTTTGATGAAGTTGAAAAATACATGTACGGTGGTCCTGACGCTACTACATACTTTGTACGTGAAACTCGTAAATCTACTTGGTTCACACAAATTCCTATAACTTTACCATCTTCTTCCGGTGAAGCCAATTTTGGTAATGAATGGTCTGTAAATGTAATCCGTACAGGTGATTATCTACTCCATACTTGGTTAAGATTAAAATTACCATCGGTTCAGGCAGCACCAAATTTATTCATAAGATGGACTAGAAATTTAATGCATAATTTAGTAAGAGAATGTACTCTGACATTCAACGATTTAGTAGCAGCTCGTTTCGATAACTACCACTTGGATTTCTGGGCTGCATTCACTGTCCCCTGCATCCAAAAAAGTTGCTTATGATAATATGATAGGTAATATTTCTCCATTGGTAGAACCGAATGTGACTATAGGAAATACTTTACCGTCAAAAACTCTTAATTTACCACTTCCTTTTTTCTATAGTCGTGACAGTGGAGTTGCATTACCCACCGCTGCACTTCCTTACAATGATATTCGTATAAATTTCAGTTTCAGAAAATGGAATGAATTATTAATATCTGGAACTACTACTGTTCCAAACCAAACTACGGATATATCTCATATAGCAGGTAGTGTAGCTCCATCTCTTTCAAATGTTCGTGTATGGGGTAACTATGCAATTGTTTCCAACGATGAACGTAAACGTATGGCATGTGCTCCCCGTGATATTCTTATCGAACAAGTTCAAACTGCTCCCATTAGACCATTCTCTAAATCTGACGGATCTGTTAGTAGATACAATCTTCGTTTTTCACATGCTGTAAAATCTATATTTTTTTCAGTTAGAAATAAAGGATATAAAACTGAATGGTCTAATTACACATCTGAAACTTCAACACAAAGTGCAGCAGGGGTAGTTTTGATAACACCGACGAGTGAAGATCCTATTTCTTTAGTAGATTTGGTGTATGAAAATTCAAACAGATTAGTTGAGATGGGAGTAGATTATTTCAGCTTAATAAATCCTTGGTATCATTCACCAACTGTACCTGATTTAACTGGTTATCACTTATATTCTTACGCATTAGACTTGTGTTCTCTTGATCCAGTTGGTTCTACTAACTATGGTAAACTTACAAATGTATCTATCAATACTACCACCTCTACAACATTAAATTCTGATTCCTATGATTTTATAACTACTGTAATTAATCATAATATTGCTCGTATTAGTGGAGGTGCATTGGGATTCCCTGTATTATAATTTATTAATATATCCAAGGAAAAATTTTCGTCTTTTTTTGTCGTAAAGACAATTACTACATATTATCCTATTAGTATATTTACAATTGTTTACAACTTTATACGTATTACCTTTTTGTAAACACCAATCACATTTACGATTGGAATTTTTGAATTCATAATTAATAAAGTTCATTTATTAATTATGAATTCAAAGTTTATATTTGTTTTTTATAGACAAAGATATATTTTCTAAAATATATTTGTAATATTTAGGTTTAACTCCAAGTTTTTTTAATTTTAAAATTAAAACACTCCCCATCAAATCCATATTAGGATTTTCAGTTTTATTTTTTTTGATAAAATTTTCATCAATTTTTTCAGACATACCGTAATCAATTATATACAATTGATTATTTTTAAACATAAAATTGTGTAGATTACTATCCCCGTGAAATATACGCAATGTATCCAATTTTCTAAATATCTCAACTATTCTTTTCTGAATTTTTAAAGGAATAACGAAATTATTTTTTTTCAAAAAATATAATAAATCATTATCAAGTTTTTCCATTACGAAACTTTTTTTTTTAAAAAAACACGAAAATATAGTAGGTGATATATCATATGATGAAGTAATATTTTGGAAATTTATTTCTGTATAAACATCATATATATTTTTCTTATGTATTTTTTTTAGTATATATGTATTTTTATTAACATCAGTTATATTCCAAACTGAACTATTTTTATCTTTTTTTATAATTCTATGAATGAAATATTTATCCATTTTATTATATTAATCATAAGTTTCTACGTAATTTTCATCATATCTATGATTATGAAACTTCCAATAATCGGCACAACCAAATCTAAAATCACTAGGTGGAATTTTTGCTTTATAATAATAAACACAATCCTGCCAATTATTAGATTTACTAGCATTATGGATATAAATTGCGGTATAATCTGTAGTAAGTTGATCCATTATCTGACAAAATAATGTAAAGTCAGGTATAATGGATGCATAATTTTCCCATAAAGATTTTCTATTCTTCAAAATAGGTTCTCTTAATATAAAAACCCCATCCACATTTGTCCTTATAACCGGTCTTACATCCATGGCATATTGTAATGATAATATATACAACATTTTCCAATGTCTACCTCTTTTATACATACCTTGTTGTAAAGGATTGTTGAAAATTTTAGGGTCGTCAGTACAATCATCTAATAATAAAACACTCCAAGGATTTATTAAATGTTCTTTTGCGAATTTTTGTCGTTTTATAAAATCCTTTATTTTATCTTCATCGTAATCATTATAAACAAATGTGGATGGGAATATTTTTCTATAAAAACCATTAGAATCTTCTGAACCACTCATAACCATACCTACAGGAAAAATATGTTTTTTAGCATATAAAATTGATGAAATTAATGTAGTTTTTCCAGTACCAGGTTTACCTATAATTACTAATTTGGAACCACCATAATCTGGTTCATTCATTCTTTTTGTACAAGGTGCTATTAATTCTAGATCTAACTCTTTTACTTTTACTTGTAGTGTTGACATTTTAAGTTTTTTATGATTTTTTAAATTACTATTTAGATATTAAATAAAACATAATCAATATTATTAATATTATTAATATTATTAACAAATATTTTAAATAAAACCATATTTTTATAAACATAGATTTATTTTCTACTCCCGTTTCTACTCCCGTTTCTACTCCCGTTTCTACTCCCGTTTCTACTCCCGTTTCTACTCCCGTTTCTACTCCCGTTTCTACTCCCGTTTCTACTCCCGTTTCTACTCCCGTTTCTACTCCCGTTTCTACTCCCGTTTCTACTCCCGTTTCTACTCCCGTTTCTACTCCCGTTTCTACTCCCGTTTCTACTCCCGTTTCTACTCCCGTTTCTACTCCCGTTTCTACTCCCGTTTCTACTCCCGTTTCTACTCCCGTTTCTACTCCCGTTTCCACTCCCGTTTCCACTCTCGTTTCCACTCTCGTTTCCACTCTCGTTTCCACTCCTTTCTTTGTTTTGTTTTTATCCTTTTTATATATTCGGTTATATTTTTCTAAAACATTTATATTATTCGGATACATATCATTGATAATTTTTACATCCGTTAAAGATAATATTAAATTCATTTCAGTCCCTTTTCCATCTTTTGTAAAATTTCCTGGAAAAAAATACAACATTATGGATTCAGGGTCAAATTCCGACCCATTTGTAGAATCTGAAGAATATTTATTGAAAATATTTACATATGTTTTTTCTCTATTCCATTTTCTATTTTTCCAGGTATAATCATAAACTTTTTCTTCATCCCATTGTATTTGATTATTTTTAGGATTTTGATGTTCATGAATTAATCCTAGTGCGTGACCAAATTCGTGTATTACTGTTGCTACGTCAAACCAACCAAAATTCATAGTGGGATTGTTTTTGTCCTGTAAAGCATCGATACCTAGTTTAGACCACGCACCCGAATCTGAAAAAGAAATGCGTATATGAGCGTTTCTATAATCATCTACGAATTTGAATTTAAGATTTACAAAAGGTTCTATTCTTTCTTTAACTATAATTTTTATAGATTCTTTTATATCATAGTTTTCTAATTTTATTTGTAAAGGGTCTAATTTTATTTTTTTTTTAAAAAATATCAATTTGTCAATGATTTCGGATGTTTTTGTTCTCGGTATGTTTATTTCACCAAAATGTTGGAAACCTACTCTAATAACTGAATTTTGAGGCCATACTTTATTTTTCAAATAAGCAGCTTTTACTTTTGAATGATGTTTGGATGATTTTTGAGGAATATTTTTTAATTTTTCATGAGTTTCGTCTGATAATATTTCAATACACATTCTTTCGTTGTTATTATTCATATTTATTATTATATAATATAATAATAAATGTCATTTAGTTATTCAGCTTTAAATAATTACGGTAAAAGTACATTACCATCAGTGGAAAGTTGGTCTATTAACAACAATATAATAAAAGATCCACCCAAATCTATAACGACTAGAAGAATTGAAAAAGTTGGCGATACTACTTTTTTAAACGAAATTATAGATGAATCATTAGATAGAAATTCGGAAGTTATAAATGAATACGCGAGAGGTGTTAATCCTATGGTTTCAGTTTCTTTTAGTAATAATGGAAATAATGGAGGGCAACATTCAGGTAATTTGATAATAGGTGGTGGTAACCAAGGAAAACTACCATACAGAATAATGAATGGTGGAGCTTTTAGACCTCCTATTGTAAAACCGCAAGATTTATTACCAGTATCACGAAGTAATCGTAAAAATACAAATATGAACACTAATTCACATAAAATAGATTATACCAAACGTATAAAATTATGCGGTGATGATACAAACACTAAAGAAGTAAAAAAAGAAATTATAAGAGGTAATATAAAACCTAATAAAACATATAAATACGAAACACCTATTTCTGAACCAAGTGATGTAAGATATAAAGTTAAAAAAATATTGAATGGTGATATTGTAACAAATAAAAAATCTATTGATATTATCAAAAGAATAAACAAAGAAATCACAAATACTACAAAAAATAAACTTCAACTAGAATATGGAACTAATAAAACTGAAAATATATACAAAGATATAAATAATGGTTTGGTCGATTTGACTAAAATTAAAACCAACAGTTTGATACAGGGTAATTATGAAACCAATAAATCTTCTAATATATCCAGTAATGTAAAACATGAAAATAAATTAGTATTAACAAAAAATGTTCCTAGACACGAATATGTTTCCAATAAAATGGAACGTAAATATAATAATGTAAACGGTAATAAATATAGATTAAATCAAAAAATACAATCAGGAACGTTCGATCCTAAACCATGTAAACCTGGGAATGACAGAATTTCAGGTATTCCTGTATTGAAAGTAAAATAAATTTTATTGATATTAAATTTCAAATTATAATATTTAAAATTTAAATTTTATTAATAAATGTACAACTATTCATGGTGTTCAAATAAGTGTTGTTGTATTAAAAAATGTACTAAACTTTTCATTACACAAAAATTCAAAAAAAATAAAAACAAATCAGGTGTTTTTCTATATGACCCGATAAAAAAAAAATTACTTCTTGTACAATCACGAGGAAATTTATGGGGTCCACCAAAAGGAACTGTTTCTAGAAATGAAACTTATAAAAAATGTGCAATAAGGGAAGTAAATGAGGAAACCGGATTAAATATACCTATTGAAGAATTAAATAATGATATTTTTATTAAACATAATGTAGTATATTTTTATAAAGAATTATCCGAATGTGATGTAAAACTGTCTTTACATACGAATAATGATGTAACGGGTATAACTTGGATAAATATAAATTGCCTAAAAAATATGATTAATAATAATTCTATTAAATTAACAAAACATTGTAAAATAATTTTGAAAAAAACTTTAAAATTAATTTTATAAATGAGTGAAAGTTTTTTTTCAACTTATTTAATAAGTTGAATATATTGACAAAATATTATCTACTTGATATAAAATTGTTCTTTATAAAAATTATAAAATTCTAAAGCTTTCTCTTCATTTATATTATCTAACATACGAGTAAAATATTCTATAAACATATCAGGTTTATTATTTATAGTTTCCATTCGTTTATTCAATACTATACCATCTTTTCTTATATTAAATTTATCATTACTTCCTGCTATATATGTACATTTTTCTTTTACTAATTTACGTACATATTTATTAAAATCTAATAATCTGGTCATGTAAAATAAATTTTTCATATACATACAACCTTCATTCTCAGTAAACCACTTGTGTTTTAAATAAAGTTCTGGATCACCTTTATAATTACAATCACCGAAAATATTTGTGTGATCTATTCTGAAAAATCTAGCTATACTCATACAACATTTATCCATCAAATCTTCAGTCATATATAAACAACAATAATCTAATTTCCATTTTTTATTATTTTCCATTATATTTTCTAAACTGTAAAATCTCCACATATTATCATCTTCTACATAAATAAAATTTTTCTGGGGTTTGTTATCAAAATATAAAGATAATATTTCTTTAATATGAAAATATCCAAAAAAACATTGACTTATATTTGTAACCATGTTATGAAGATTAAAAGTTTCATAAATATCGTATTTGAAATTATTAATCATATTTTTCTTAAACTCATATATTATATTATCATCTACACTAAATTCATAATAATACATAAATCGTAGTAATTTAGCTTCCAAATTGTTGAAAGATTTAGAAATTATTTTACTACGTTCTTTCTTATCGTATAAATTTATCATATTTAATATTTTTTTATGATGTTCTTTACATATTGATATATATGAAGTTTTTGCACCAGTGAGTAATCTCATATTTAAAGTTGGGAATAATTCATCTCTTTCTTTTCTTAAATTATTTATATACGAATATATATCTTTTTCTTCCTCTTCCTCAGGTGGACTTTCCTTCACTTCCTCAGGTGGACTTTCCTTCACCTCCTCAGGTGGACTTTCCTTCACCTCCTCGGGTGAACTTTCCTTCACCTCCTCGGGTGGACTTTCCTTCACATCCTCGGGTGGACTTTCCTTCACCTCCTCAGGTGAACTTTCCTTCACCTCCTCAGGTGAACTTTCCTTCACCTCCTCGGGTGAACTTTCCTTCACCTCCTCGGGTGGACTTTCCTGTATTTGATAATTAAACAAATCTTTATAACCATTGTCAAATTCTTTTTTTAAAATGAAATTAAGAACATTATTTTTTATTTTCAAAATTTCATTTTTATGTAATAGTTTTAGATTGGAAATATACAAATTATTTTCATTTTGTAATTTTCTAATTTTTTCTCTATATTCAGAAAAAAGTTTTATTTTTATACATTTCAACGAGGTTTTTTTATGTCTTTCTAATTTTTCGATTGAAATGTATTTTTTTTTGCACAATTCACAATTGAACATTTTCTCGTTTGATTTAAATCTTAAAATGTATTATTCAATTTTAAGATTTAATATATTTAATATTCGATATATCTAAATTGTTCAAACCAATTATTAAGAGTTAACGAAGAATTTTTATATATTAAAATATTGTTTAATATTCTTTCTTTTTTCAATTTATTTATGTGTTGTGTCCTCATTTCGTTTAACCAAAATAACATAATACATACAGAATCTGAAATATCATGTTTTCTAGTATAATTATTTAATTCATTTAATAAATATTTATTTAAATATTTTTTAGTAATTTTTTCAGTTTCAATTTTTCTAGATTCGTAATCAAGATGGTTTATTTTAAAATATTTATGCATTTTATTAGGAGATATTAATACAATTTTATCCCTGTATCTATTATATATAAGTTGTTCTACAGATTTTATTCCAGTAATTGGTTGATTTTCAACCAATATTACATCACATTGTTCGAAAAACATTTGGTGATATATAAATAAGTGTTCCATCCAGTCTGATATTGTTTTATTGTGATATAATTTACATTTTTTCGGGTCGTCTTTATGTAAAAATTTAGTTATGTCTAATAAATCTATATATACTATTTCTTTCAATGTATAATCTTTGTTTATGATTGAAACTGATAATCCGAGATTTATAATACCTACATCTATACTTAACACTTTTATATATTTATCATTATTTTTTTTTTCTGAACCATTATATTCAGAGTCTGATTCATCCGAATCAGACTCTAGTATTATTTCAAAATCTGAATCATCTGAATCAGATTCTATTATTATTTCAAAGTCTGATTCATCTGAATCCATAGGATTTTTTTAATAGGTTTATATATATAAACCTTTATACATCACAATCAAAATCCCAGTTTTCTACATTACTACCGATAGCGTTGGAAGATAGTGTATATTCCGACACTCTTTTTTCGAAAAAATTTGTTTTTCCATCAAGACCGATGTTTTTCATGAAATCGAATGGGTTTGTATCGTTATAAATCTTATTGAAACCTAGTTGAACTATTAATCTATCAGCAACATATCTAATGTATTGTTTCATAAGTTTTTGATTCATTCCGATAAGATTACATGGAAGACTTTCACATATAAATTCCTCTTCTATTTTTACAGCTTCTCTAAAAATTTCTTCAATTTCATTTTGGGAAAGTTTATTTTCCAAATGTTTGTATATTAAAACTGCGAAATCTGTATGTAATCCTTCATCTCTAGCAATAAGTTCATTACTTGTACCTAAACTTTTAACCATTTTATTCATACTTTTCAACCAAAAAATTGAACAAAAACTACCACTAAAAAAAACACCTTCTACTATAGAAAAAGCGATTAAACGTTTTTCGAATGGTAGACTTGGGTCTAACCATTTCATCGCCCATTCGGCTTTTTTCTTAATACAAGGAATATTATCTATGGCGTTAAATAAAAACTTTTTTCGTTCAGTATCTTTTATATATGTATCTATTAGTATAGAATAAACTTGACTGTGTATATTTTCCATAGCACCTTGTAAAGCGTAAAAGTTTCTTGCCTCAGGTGCTTTTACTTCATTTATAAAATTAGATAATAAATTTTCTAAAACTATACCGTCAGCACCAGCGAAAAATGCTAATATATGTTCTATGAAAAAACGTTCATTGTCAGACAATTCTACCCAGTCTTTATAATCTGCTGTAAAGTTTATTTCTTTTGCAGTCCAGAAAGCGGTTTCTTGTATATCGTACATTTTTTGAATATCCGGATATTTATATGGTAATTGTGTGAATCTTGAATTGTCATCTACCAATAAAGGTTCCATTTTACGTTTATTATTATCCATTTTATAATCCATTTATATGTGTAAATATAATTTTAAATGGATTATAAATAAATTTCTATCAAACCCAAATAATCATCAATAGACAACCATAATTTTCTTTGATCATTCTTTATCTGTAATCTGTTTATAGAATTCATAACTGTTCTTACTTTATAATTCATCATACCCTTTTCGATTGAATGATTTAAACCCAGATAATGTAAAATTTCATGTAAAACTACATTATACATTGTGTTTTCATAGTTTAAAACTTTATCTGCTATAACTATTTCATCGGGTGGTATGAAATGTCCAAATCTAAAACCATCTATTTGTTTATTACATATAGTGGTTGCATTGAGATGAAAACGTTCTTGTTTATCAGTCAATATTAAACCAAAATTGTTTACATGGTTTAATTCATCTACGATTGTATCTAAAGTTTCTAATAATCTATAATCTATATTATCACAATATACAATATCCCCTGGTTGGAAATTAAAATGTACATGATCTAGTAATTTAAAACTATTTGCTGAAAATAGTAAAGTAAGAAAAATAAAAATAATCATTTATTTATCGAATGATTATTTAAATCTCCTTAATAATACATCTAATTTATTTTCTATATTGTTAATTTTATTATTTATATCATTGGAAGGGGGGGTTGGAAAAATATCACTATCGTCCGAACTGTCGTCTGAACTGTCCGAACTATCATCATCTATAGAAGGGATTTGTATTTTTTCATAATCGAAAATTTTAGATTTAAAATTTTTATTACTAACTATATCCAGAATTTGTTTTGCTTTTTTTTCAAATTCAACCTCGTTATAATCTTGTTCTAATATAGAATCCATTTTTTTATTCAAGAGTTCATGTGATTTTTTTATACCATCAATTATTTTATACACTTTTGCTTTTTTTTCAAAAGGAAAAATCCACGAATTTATTTCTTCGACCCAACACCCACCGTTATTTTCAAATAACTCATTGTAATCGTTATAACCTTTATCCACATTTTTTATTATGATATTACAATTATTACTTTCTATTATTTGCAATTTTTCATCCATATTTTCATTTAATATATTTATCTTTATAACATTTTCTAAAACATAGACTACATCTTTGGGAATTTTCCGAACATTTTTCCGAACATATATCACATATGTTGAAAAAAATATTTTTATCAATTGATATATTACTTTTCGTTTCTTTTAAAAATTTTTCGGTTGCAATTTCGAACTTTTTCCCCAATTCTTCAAATTCAGAATATGCTTTTTGTCTAGACATAGATACTAAACTTGGAATTTTTTCTTTAATGGTTTTAATTGCCATTTTAATTTAATATCTATATTATAAATATATTTCAATTTTATTCATCGTTGAAATTTCTAATTCTATATCCTTTCCATTTATTCCTTTTCTCAAATTCTCCCCATTTATCGAGAAGATAATCTTTCAATTCATTTTTACTGGGTATATTCATATTCGGATGATTTTCTCTAAACCAATCTTTGAATACCGAGAAAATATCAGTGATGGATACCAATTCATTTTCATCTAAAATAATATTATCCTGTATAAATTCAGATAAATAATCATTTTTACTACGATACTTACTAGTAGCATTTATAACTTTATAAGGTGAAGCTTGTATATATTCTTCATCCATCATTTTAATTCTATAATTTAATAAAAACCAAGCAAAAGGTTCTAACATGTTAGGGATTTTAAAATAAAAGTTTTTATCCATTGGAAATCTTTTTTCTTTTAACTGTTCAGCATAAGTTTCTGGACATTTATCTCCATGTCTAACAAATGTTGATTCAAATGGAATAACTTTAATACGATTCCAAGTGGCTTTATCGGCATATTTTATATTTGGTAATTTATTACAAATAAACACCAGTTTGAAATAAGGAGTAATTTCTTTAGTACTTTTACCTTTTTCGAATAAATCTCTCGCAAAAAAACTATCATTACCTGTCAATGCTTTCAAAATACCCACATTTATATGTTCATCACCATCGGGTTCCTCCATAGTAGCCCAACGAACACCTTCCCCACTTCTTGCTAGTTCAGGATTAGCACAACCTATAGATGTCTTTTTACCCGTTATTAAAGTAGTACTAAATTTAATAGCAAGAGGACCCAACATTCTTTCGAATAAAGTTTGTGTAACTGATTTACCATTATCACCATCCCCAGTCCAAAAATATACAGATTTATCTTTGTTTCCACCCACAAATACATCCGACGCAATTTCTAAAAAATATTTTCTTAATTCCGCATCCGGGAAAATTTTTTCCAAAAAATTACATATATCTAGAACATCATTGTCTGTATCATTAAATTCCCTATAATTGATTTGTAATCTTTTACTAATATAATCCTCAGGTTTTGCTTTTCTAAATTTATTATTTTTCAAATCATATACTCCATTTTTGAAACCAATCAACATAGGATCTTTGTTTAAAAGTGTTTCGAAATCACTTTTATAAAAAACTTCCCTACATTCTTTCATAACAGAATCTTTAAAAGGTGCAGATTTTACATTACATCTCATTTTGGATAATTTGTCGAATTTTTTCTTGTATATCATATTAATTTCTTTATCCAATGAAGGATTATCCATTTTAGTCCATATTTTACTTCCCAATTCAGTATATATTTTACTCATATCTATAGATATTCTCTCCCTTAAATATATACCACTGTCTATTTCTTTCCAATGTCCATCAGAATAATACCACCATTTTTTATTTTGTATAGATGAACATACAAACTCTTCACCATAAAATTCATACATAACTTTTGCTATATCATTATGAGATCCACTTACAGATTCTTGAATATATTCGTCAGCTTTTTTATGTTGAAATTTCTTATATTCTGTAATATTATCATGTTTAGCCATCCATCTTAACGTACCTATACTATATCCTCTTATACTCATTTTAGACCACTCATATATACAAACAGACTTCTCGAAACTAACATCCCTAGCGGAAAATTCACACCATATATCAAAAGCTTTTTCACTACCATTCCCTACATTATATAAAACCCATCCTATATTTATCCATTCATTTCTATCTGAACACCTATATGGTTTCAACATACTTAACAATTCTCTACAATCTTCTAATAATATATCCACGTTTTCTGAAATTTCCATTTTCATCTCATTTTGATGTTTTTCCCTGTTTAATATTGTTTTATAAGGTACTACATCTTTTTTTATCTCAAATACTTCTCTGTTATCTACATATATACTTAGAATTTTAGGCAACAAATATTTCATTTTACCTTTTGTCTCAATCAAATTATAATTTTGATATATTTTATATCCTCGCAAACCCTCCTCTAAATCATATATCTCATTACCTTCTATATCAATAATTTTAGAAAAAGTATATGGATCCATATCTTCGCTTTTTCTACTCCCATACATCAACCAAGGTGCTCTACAATATCCGTTATCAAATGTTTCACTAGAATCCACAATGCCTAAATAATTAAATATATTTGATTTTTTTAGTTCTTCTTTCACTCTTGGAATAAGATGTGTTTCATGGTTGACTATACTTAAAAATATATATGGGAAATGTAAATGGAATCCATTTTTAACATATTCCACTCCATTTTTATTAACTTTATAAGGATTTTTTTCCAAAACGACACATGAAAAATATTGTTCATCGTCAATACCATAAATTATATTCTTCAATATATTTTGATAAATTTTAACTACTTTATGTACCGATTCGTTTTTATATAATTTATTTTCCAAAGAACTTTTACATTCTTCTATTTTTATTTTAATATCTATATCAACCAAGATCGGTAAATAAACATCATCCTTATTTTCTTTTTTATTTATACATTCTGCAAGTCCTAATATAGGATTTCTAGTATCATGCACAATATCACAATACAACTTCCAAAAATGATCTTGATCATTTTTTACAAAATATCTACCTCTAGGTTGTATAAGTGACACATGTGTATATTTACTATCTTGAATTTCATTATTGATGTAATATGATTTTAATATTTTTTTGTATTTGTCTTCCATTTTATATATATGTATATCATTTATATTATAAATTCAATTTTTTTTTACTTAAAAAATACAAACAATATATTAAATGAATTTTCTCGATTATATATTCAATTACACCACCCTTACTGATACCGAAGACACCACCCTTACTGATACCGAAGACACCACCCTTACTGATACCGAAGACACCACCCTTACTGATACCGAAGACACCACCCCTACTGATACCGAAGACACCACCCCTACTGATACCGAAGACACCACCCTTACTGATACCGAAGACACCACCCTTACTGATACCGAAGACACCACCCCTACTGATACCGAAGACACCACCCTTACTGATACCGAAGACACCACCCCTACTGATACCGAAGACACCACCCTTACTGATACCGAAGACACCACCCTTACTGATACCGAAGACACCACCCCTACTGATACCGAGTGTGATACGAAAGAATATAGTTTATATATTGACGATGAACTTTTATTCAGAGGTAATCTAGTAGATACTGAAAATATGTTATATTTAAACTTTGTATCACTTAGACAAAAGATGAATAAATATTATAATACATATTGGAATGTGAAAATAAATAATGATGCAGTTCTCGGTGTAGAAATATTAGGTTTTCAAAAATTTTCACCGACAATTTATAACCGAAAATTGCATCATTTAAAAGTAATATAAATAGATTTAAAGATATATTATTATAAATAAATCCTGGATGGCGCAATAGGTAGCGCACCCGGCTGTTAACCGGTAGGTTGTGAGTTCGAGTCTCACTCTGGGAGTAAAGTATTCTTGGCCGAGTGGTTTAAGGCGCTGGTTTTAAGCACCAGTGGACTATGTCCGCGTGAGTTCGAACCTCACAGAATACAATTAATTTTATATAACTAAATTTTAGTTATATTAAATTAAATATTATTTTATTATTGTTTTTTACATTTTTAACTATTGAAAGTGAAAAATATTTCATGAAGTCTACTGGAACCTAAATCGTGTTGATTTATACAAATTGAGACACTGGAGTTATTTACTTTTATTCGATTGGTTGTAAAATTTAAACCAAAAAATTTATCAAATTGTTCATATTCATTTACAAAAAATTTGATAAATTTAAGGTTAGGGAAATTTTTTGTATCTAAAAATAAATTAATATTATTTCTGAAAATGTTGAATATGTCAATATCGGAAATTCCATTATATTTATTATATGTTCTATTTGCTGTAACAATATTCGTTCTATTGTTATTATTAACAATCACTACAGGTTCATCGTACATTTTACAAAAACCTCTAAACGTAATTCTATTTATATTTTTTTTATTTATATTATCGATTATATAAACAAATTCATCACAATCATAATCAATATCTAATTCTTTTATATACCCTATTTTTTTAGATAAAATATTAAAATATTTATTAGTTTTACACATATTTACACTTTCTGCATGTGGTAAAAAATTCAAGATATATATTTGTAAATCTTTATTAAGTTTATTCATAGTTTATTTTTTTTAAAAATTATGAATATAAATTCAATTTTAGATTATAATACATAATAATAAATGTCTGAAAATGAAAAATATGAACTTGAAAATTATTTTGAAGAAATATTTTTATATTTCAAAAAACTTCCGTTTTTTCCAAAAGAAAAAATATTGTACACGGTTATTAAAAATATAGATAAAAAAGAATTTATTGATAAAAAATTTAATTCCGAATGGTTTATTGTAAACGAAAATTTTTATAAACTTTTAAATAGAAATTTTATACAATTAGGGAATAAAACTATATTAAATATAAATAAAAAAAACATGGTATTTAATATAGGATATGTGAATAGTGATTATGAAATAATAAAAAGAGATGAAAAAATTCACGGGAATGATATGGAATATCGTAAAAAATTATTACAAAATTTAAATCATAAACTTAAAAAATATCCGTCTGATTTAAATATAGATGTGAATTCTAAAAAAACACTACAACTTATATTAGAAAATTCTTTTCTCAATAAAATAAAAGGTGGTATTTACCAAGAAAAAATTCTTGATGCTGCGATAAAAAAATCTAAAAATGAAAATGATTTAGTTGAAAAAATAGGTTCCATATTAATTTTTACAAATAATTTTTACAATATTAAAATAAATAATAGTAATATAGATGTTATAGAACCTATTTTTTTTAAACAATCTTTGTTAGAACGTATTTATTTACCCGATAGAATTTTTGAACTTGATAATAGAGATAAAATACCTGAATTATTTGAAAATTTATCAATAAATGAAATCGATGTTTTAAATCTTGAAGAATATATCAATATTCTTATGTCAAGATTTAAACAAATGTTTAAATTTGTAAAACTGAAAATTTTAAATCCTGTTGTTCCTGTGGATGAAATTGAATTTAAAAAATATATAGATTATATGGGAATTTATAATATTGAAAAAAATGAAAACGGAGTAATAAATAAAGATAATGAAAAATCAAAAAATTTCGTGTATTATAGAAATGATATAGACGATAAAAATTATCGTTTTGATATAGATGATATATTAAAGGAATATGAGATAACGGGTAAATTTTTAAATCCTGAAACACAAGAAGAACTACCTGAATATTTCGTCAAAAAAATGTTACAAGAAAATATTCATATTAAAAATAATAATTCTCATTATACAAATAGGTTACTGGATGATTTATTATCTAAATATAATTCCGAAAAATATTATTCTATAAATCTTTATGATTTAGTTTTAAAACAAGTAAAACAACTAGAATTACAATATGATGGTGATGATGAAGAAAGTGATGACGGTGATGATGAAGAAAGTGATGACGGTGATGACGGTGTCGGTGATGACGGTGATGACGGTGTCGGTGATGACGGTGATGACGGTGTCGGTGATGATGGTGTCGGTGATGACGGTGATGATGGTGTCGGTGATGACGGTGATGACGGTGATGATGGTGAAAAGGGTGATGATGGTGATGACGGTGAAAAAGGTGATGATGGTGTCGGTGATGACGGTGATGACGGTGATGATGGTGAAAAGGGTGATGATGGTGATGACGGTGAAAAAGGTGATGATGGTGTCGGTGATGACGGTGATGATGGTGATGACGGTGAAAAAGGTGATGACGGTGATGAAAGTGAAAAAAACGATGACGGTGAATAAAAGTTTAAGAGAATATATATAATATAAAATGTCATGTTCATGTTTAGTGGTTGGAGATCCACATTTTAAAACTCAAAATATAAAAGAAATAGAGATATTTATAGAAAAATTAATTGTAAAATTAGAAGAAATAAAACCTGATATAATAGTTGTATTAGGTGATTTATTACATGAACATGAAAGAATACATATATCACCTTTAAATAAAGTTTATGATTTTATAGACAAATTACGTAAAATTACAAAAACATATATAATAGTTGGAAATCATGATATGATTTCCAATCAAGTATTTTTAGAGGATAAACATTGGATGAACGCTTTAAAAGAATGGGATAATATAGTTATAGTTGATGATGTGTTAAGTAATACGATAAATGGAAATAAATTTTTATTTGTACCATATGTTTATCCAGGGAGATTTATCGAGGCTATAAAAACAAAAATTTCAGAAAAAAATATTGAAGAATATGATTGTATTTTTGCCCATCAAGAATTCAAAGGTTGTAAAATGGGTTCTATTATTTCAGAAGATGGTGATGAATGGGTGGAAAATTATCCAAATGTGATTTCTGGTCATATTCATTGTAACCAAAGACCTCAAAAAAATATATATTATCCAGGGTCTGCATTACAACATGCTTTTGGAGAGAGTACTAGAAATGTAGTTTCTTTAGTAATATTTGGAAAAGAATTAAATAAAAATGATATGAGGTATACAAATGGGTATTATTTGGAAGAATTTGATTTGAAACTACCTAGAAAAAGGATTTTATATTGTAATTTGGAAGATTTAGAAAATGATAAAATCATAAAAGAATTAAATGACAATAAAGAAGATGATATAAAAATTACAGTATCAGGTTCTTATGATATGTTTAAAATTTTTCGTAAAAGTGTAAAGTATAAAAAAATTTTAAAGGATGGTAGGAAATTAGTTTTCAAAGCTAAAAAAATTGATTTATTAGAACAAGAAAAATTACACAATGATATATCACAAGAAGATAATAATAACTTTCATAATGTTTTAGAAAAATTAATTAAAAAAGAAAGTAATAATTTTTTAAATGAATGTTATGAATGTATTTTTAAAAACTAATTTTATTATACAATAATAAATGACATATACATTAATAGAAGATTTACCTGAAAATGTAGATGAAAGTTATAATATAGAGGAAAAATACCAAGGTATCCCTGTAGAAGAAGGAAATAATTATCATGATTATAGTAATTATAGTCAAAATAATATTCAACCTGAGTTTGAGAATAAAGGGTTGAACAAGTATGTACTTCCACATAACTCTCCTAGTTGTATAGATGTTGCTAATCATATTGAATTATGTCCTATATGTTCTAGACATTACAATTCTGATATGAAATATATAGTAATAATTATTTTGTTAACTATTGTTTGTCTGTTGATGTTGAAAAAAATTTTAAATTTATAAATAAATGAGTGATATAAACTGGGACAATGTAAATATAGGAATTGAAAAATTTACATTAAAAAACTATACAACTATCTGTAAATGTGTTAAAGTTTATGACGGTGATACTATACATGTAGTTTTCCAATTCAATAATAAATTGTGTAGATGGGTTTGTAGAATAGAAGGAGTTGATACCCCTGAATTAAGATCGAATAATGAAAAAGAAAAAGAATATGCGTACGTCGTTAAAGAAAAATTACAGGAAAAAATATTAGATAAAGTTTTGAAAATTGTCTGTGGTGATTTTGATAAATATGGTAGATTGTTAATTACCATATATGAAAAATCTGACGAAAATGATAAATCGATTAACGACTGGTTGATCGAAAATAATTACGCTTATAAGTATGACGGGGGTACGAAAACAACATGGAATTTAATATAAATATTAAAAGTAGATGTGTATGTGTATATAAAATCGAATTTTAATTTTAGATAAAAAATAAAATTAACCTACTTCACGGTATAAAACTGAAGAAATTCAAATGTTATCAATCAAATCCGATGTTCCAGAGAAGAAAAGGTTTAAAGGTACTTGTTTTTATGTTTTTAAAAAAGGAAAACATAAAAATAAAAAATGTAATTCTGAAAAATTTCCAAATTTTTTATGTTGTAAAAAACATAAAAAATTTGATTGTGTATATAAACTTGAGCAAAGTGTATCATATTTATTTTTAAGTGAGAATTCGATGATGTTTCTTTTTATTTTAATAAATAAAAAGAAATTCAGTGTAAATATTTATAACCACTATTACAATTTCAGTTTTACATTTGAAAACAATATATTGTTGATATTGGAAATAAATAAAATCGGTGGATATATAAATATGAAAAGTGAAGACGTTCAAGAATCCAATTCTTTTACCATATTTCAACAACACGAACCAAAAAAATTAAAAATAAAAAAGGAAAAACTTGTTTTAGTAAAATCAATTAAAAATAAAGGAACTGGGGCTGGTGGTTCAAATACTAATAAAAATGGTATTCTATACGAAGAAATCACCGACTTAGTTGATAAAATAACAATAATCAAAAAAAACAAATTTTCAAATATAATAAAATTTAATGACAGTGAAAAGATATTTGTTAAAACAAAACAAGCTAATTTGTTTAAGTGTATGAAAGATGAAATTAATACAAATATAAAAAAAGCACATGGGTGTAAAAATCCAGATGAATGTTACATTGATGAAGAATTTAAAAATATGTTTATTATAGAAAAAAAATTCCAACAATGTTCAGGTTCAGTATGTGAGAAAATACAAACACCGGATTTTAAATTGTGGCAATATTCGAGAACATTTCCACGTTATAGTATAATCTATTTGTATTGTCTATCAGATTGGTTCAAAAAAAATTGTATAGCTGAATTAGAATATCTTGATTTTAAAAATATTCATTACTTTTGGGGTAATAGTAAAACATACAAGGATGATATTATTAACTTTATACTTAATTATAAATAATTACTTCAGTTGTAGTCGAACCCGGTTTCTTAGAATTAATTGCTCTCCTTGCTTTAATATCATCACAATTATATTCTTTAAAATTATTAATAATTAAATCAACTTTTGCATTACTCATAACAAATTTTATATTTTCCATTTTTTTTATTTCATCAAATAGTAATTGATGTGTTTCTAAATTGAAACCAGCAGATACATATCCAACGAAAGATTTTGAATTTTCAGGGGCATAAGGTGGGTCTAAATATACAAAATCTCCTTCTTTAATATTTTTAATGGACTTTGTAAAACTACAATTTTTAAACTCGACGTCTTTTATCAAATCACTAATATAATTTAAATCCTTTTTACATATTATCGTAGGTGTTTTTTTGTAATGTCCATATGGGACATTAAATCCGTTTGGTCCTTCGCGATACATACCCCTAAAACAAGTTTTGTTAAGAAACATAAATAGAGCAGAACATTCAATTGTGTTCTTATCTATGTTATTATATTTTTTCCTTATCCAATAATAATAACTCTCTTTTGAAGTTTTCGCTTCTTCAATGGATGTTGGGTTTCTAATAATTATAGAACCTTGTATTCCATCATATTCTTTGATATATAAATTAATAAGTTCGTATAATTTATCTTTGTTATTTTGAATATTTTTATACACATTAATTAGTTCACAGTTTATATCATAAGCATAAATTTTATTTTTAATTAAAATTTTATTTTGTTGTTGTAATGATAAAACTGCTAATAAAACACTTCCACCTCCTAAAAATAGTTCGTGATAATTATTCATTTTTTTTGGTACTTTTGAAATAATGTGATTAATAATTTGAGTTTTACCTCCTACCCATTTTAAGAATGGTTTTTGTAGTTTCGAATCATTCATTTTGATATATTTATTTACATTTACATCATAATTATCACAAGGTGTCTTACGTTTATTATGAGAATCATAACTAGATTTTTGAGAAAATTCCTTTCCACATATTTCACAAGAATATTTAATCATTTTCTCTATATTATTTTAATATATATATATTCAATTTTATTATAATAAAATTATCATTATAATAAAATTATGAGGGAAATTAATCGTTACATAGTTTATGGTCAGTGTAATACTGGTAAAACATTATTATGCAATTTATTATCTGAATCTTACGTAAATACGTATTATTATCAACCCAGTATAGGAGTGGAAATATTTACCAGAGATATAAATATCTCGACCCCTAAAACATTACAATTTTGGGATTTGTGTGGAGATGCCTATTATTATAATATAATAAAAAGATATTTTAACCTTAGTGATAATTTGATATTGACGTATGATACAAGTGATATTAAATCTTTTTATTTTTTAAAGAGAGCAGTTCTACTTTTGAATACAGAAAATAAGAAAGTTATAATTTTAGGTACAAAATGTGATTTGGAAGATGTAAATAATAATTTTACAGAAGATGTGGAAATGTATGCTAATAATAGAAATTTCAAATATTATAAAGTTAGTATATATAAAAGGGAAACAATAGACAATTTTGTAAAAAATTTAAACGAATTGATAGGTGATGAACAGGATGTAGAATGTAGTTGTAATATTTTATAACTCACCTATACTTTTATATTCTTTTCTTTTAGCATTTTTTACAATGTATGTTTTACCATTGTCACATTGATTAATTTTTACAATATCGGGTTTTTTGATAGGTTTACATTTACCATCGGTGTCATAGTTAGATAAACCTTTTGAATAGGAAATAGATTTTGAACTATACATTTATTATATGTAAAAAAAATATTTAAATAAAATTGAATTTTATTTAAATATTATAGTGTAAATTAAAAATGAACATTGAGAAATCAAAAGTCCATTCGGTTACCAATATGAAATCTGTTTATATTGGTAACATAAAAAAATTCGCAAAAAGTAATGAAATTTACGATGGTAAACATGATACTGTCGATTTCAAAAACTTTCTGGTTGACATTTTCAAAAAAACTAGTTTGAATATAACTTTCATTGACAAAATTTTTGAAAACGAAAGTTATATTAAGTTTTTGAAAATGGCTTTTACATCCGAATCTGCAGATTCGGATGTAAACTACGAGGTATTTGAACAATTGGGTGATGTAACAATAAACAAATTTATAGTATGGTATTCATACAAAAGATTCCCTAAACTATTATGTAAAAACGGTGTACAAGTAGTAGCAAAAATAAAAATAAAATATATATCTAAAGATGTATTTTGTAAAATTTCCCAAAAACTAGGTTTTTGGAAATATATTAAAGCGAGTGTACAGGAAAGATCAAGGAATAAAAAAGCCTTACTTGAAGATACCTTAGAATCTATAGTTGGTTGTATTGAATATATTATAAACGACATGACAAAAGACGGTTTAGGAAATATTTATGTTTATAAACTATTAAAAAATATATTTGATGATATAGATATAGATATAGACTATTATAATCTTAGTGATTCGATTACATTATTAAAAGAATTATTCCAATGTCATAAAAACATTGGATATTTGAAAAATAAACATGAAATACTAGAAACTAAAAATGGTAATGAGTTAGAAAAATTGGTTAAATTTTCAATATATAGAATACATAAAAATAGAGAAGAATTATTAGGTTATGGTATTTCAAGTAACAAAAAAGATGCCGAGAAAAAAGCAAGTAAAGAATGTTTACGTGTATTATCATTAAGGGGTATTAAAAAAGAACCACCAAAAACTTTTTATGACTTGGATAATAAAAAATCCGGTTTTATAAATTAATAATTTTGTCAAATTGTCCAGTTACAATTTGATGTGCTATAAATATAACTGTTTTATTCTTAAAATTATCCTTAATCACTTCAAATACATCACCAGTCAATTCTTGATCTAAACTAGAAGTACATTCATCCAATAATAATAATGGTGAATTAGTCATTTCACTTAGTGCCAGGGTATAGGCAAGTATAACTCTTGAAACTTCGCCACCACTCAACATATTTAGATTACAATCCATATTTTTATAAACTATTTCAAAATTTAGTTGTGTTTTAACTTTGGTTTTAGTTTTTTTAAAAGGTTTTAAAATTATAGATATAGGTTCATCTACAAAAAACATATCTAGATATGTTTTTACATAACTATTAAGACTATTAATCATGTTATATAACGCGATACTTTCCGATTCAAATATTTTTTCTTTTAATAACTTACTAGCGTTATAATATTTCTGACATATAATTTGTTCTTTTTTTAATTCCGTAATTTTGTTTTCCCACTTTTTATAATTTTTCAACTCGATATTATATTTTTCCCATTTTTCTATAATTTTGAGATTGTGTTCATGTTTTTCTTTATTCATATTTTCTTTATTCATATTTTCTTTAAGTTCTCCCAAATCTTTTTGAATATTGTTTATAGGAGAAATCTTATCGTATATTTTTATATGTTCGTTTTTTATTTTAACATATTCTTTATCATTTTTTAAAATTTCATCATTTAACAAGTTATATTCTTTTTTTAAAGACAATAACTTGTTTTTTTTCTCAGTTTCTTTATAAAATTGTAATTTGTATTTTTCTATATTATAATCTATTTTTTTTATATCATCTATTACACATTCTTTAGTTGTATTTAGTTTATTTATTTCTTTTTCCAGTTCTTCAAGTGTTTTCAGGACATTGTTATAAGTAGATGAATATACTTTATTATCAAGTTTAGATTGGAGTTTTTTGATAGTAGATATTTTGTTTATTTGCTCGTTTTTATAATAATGTAATTCGTTCAATATTTTTTTTATAGAAGTAGAATCTTTTTGTTCATCATATTTTTTAAGTATATCGTTATTATTTTTAACCAGAGTCTCGTATAACTTAGTATCATAATTTAAATTTCTTATTTCTTGGTAGTAATTTTCCAATTTAAGTTTTATCGTGTTTATTTCCTTTTCTACATTTTTTTCCATCTCTACATTTATCTCTTTTTCAATTTCGTTTTCTGGTAAAATTTTTAATGAACCGTTATTCATATATAATACATTTTGACAGCAAGGACATTTATATGTATTTTTTCGTATAATTATTTTTTGGAGAAGTTTTTGCTTTTCATCCAATATTTTTTCACATTTTTCTATATTTAAAAATGACATATCATATGATATTTTCTTCTCGTATTCTTCTCGTATTCTTCTCGTATTCTTCTCGTATTCCTTCATATCATAATAATATTCTTCATATTCTACAAGTAAAGTTTCTAATTCTTTTTCATCATATTCTTTCCATAAATCAGATTTATATTTTATAATTTTATCATTATATTCCTTTTCTTCATTTTTCTGTATATTTTTTAGAAAAAGTTGTTTGTCATTATATTCCTTTTTTTTTTGATAGATTAATTTACAATGTTTATTAAAATCTATTTTCACTTGAACATTTTCAAGCAAATTATCATCAATAAAGTTTTCTTCTATATTTTTACTGATAATGTCTAAACGTGATTTTAAATTATCGTTATTCTTTGTAATATTAGAAAGTTTTTGTTCCAATAATTTTACATCTACACACTCAGTTTTTTTATTTTCTATACTATCTATGATTTTACATATTCTATTTTTACATTTTTTATTTTTTATTTTTTCATTTTTTATTACTAAATCTACTTGAGATTTTTTACATTTTATCGGAAATAGTATTTTATCAGGAATTTCTATTTCTGATAAAATTTTTATAGAAACTTCTAACTCATTCGTTATTTTTTGAAGATTGTTATATTTATCATCTATCAATTCTTTCGTTTTTTGTTTTATATTGGATATATTCGTATTTACAAAACAAAAATTTTCTAGAAATGTCAATTTATCACTAGGATTCATCATAACAAAAGAATTAATAGTATTTTGGGAAATATAACTACATAATTGAAAAAATTTACCAAATTTTTCAGTCAATATATTCTGTGCAACATCATCTTCATATTTATTATTTACTAAAAGTCTATTTGGATTTTTAGTACGTTTTATTATTAAACTGTGATATTCCATTTCTACCATACAACTAGTTTTTCCATGTTTAACAACTTTGATTCCAATACCATATAATACAAAATATATAGCATGTAGAATAGTACTTTTACCTATACCACTCATACCATTTATTAGAACTATACCATTCTCACCGAAATCAAAACTTTTATCTTCGTAACATCTGAAGTTTTTTAATCGCAGTTTCATTTTATTAAGTACATACTAGTATTTAACTCGTTAATAACCCGAAAACACCCAAAACACCTTCATCTAAATCGTCTAAAGTATTTATATCAAGTAAAGAATTATCATTTCTCAGTTCATCTATTTCATTTATCAAATCTTTAATATCAAGTATTTTATCATCACTCAAATACTCTTCCAAAACTGTAAAATCTTCTTCTATAATATCTCCTTCAATTAATGCTGTGTCAACTTTTAATTCATCTTGGACTATTTGTTCATATTTTTCTTCCAATTGTTTATATTCTTCTGTATATGTATTTATATCTTCTTTCAATTCATCATGTTCCCCCTCTATTTCAAGTAGGTCGCTGTTCAGTGATAATATATCATTGTTTAATATTTTTGCCATATCAGAATTCTGCCCTCCATTGTTTCTAAGTTCCGTCAATTCTTTTTCTTCATCTTCGATTTTTTGTTCTATTGTTTCTTTTCTTTTATTTACAACAATTAGTAACTCTTTTAAAACATCTTTTTTAAATTTAACTTTAGTTATATCTTTTTCTATTTGGTATTTTCTCGATTGAAGTTTTTCTTTCAATTGTTCCATTGTTTTTTTGGAAAATTCAATAATATTTACTCCTGGACCAGGTTGAGGTTGGGGTTGGGGTTGGGGTTGGGATTGGGGTTGGGGTTGAGGTTGAGGTTGGGGTTGGGGTTGGGGTTGGGGTTGAGGTTGGGGTTGGGGTTGAGGTTGAGGTTGGGGTTGGGGTTGGGGTTGGGGTTGGGGTTGAGGTTGAGGTTGGGGTTGGGGTTGGGGTTGAGGTTGAGGTTGGGGTTGAGGTTGAGGTTGGTTAGAAAGATGTGAAGAGATTTCTTCACATAATTCACGTTTGAGTTTACGTTTACGTTTACCATTTACAATTTTATATGTAGTAATTCCACATGCAATGGCTACTCTTTGAATATCTACTAATAAATTTTTTCTAGTATTACAATTCGGTATCTCTTTGCAAATTTCTGGTTCTTCGGGTTGAGGTTGAGGTTGGGGTTGGGGTTGAGGTTGAGGTTGGGGTTGGGGTTGAGGTTGGGGTTGAGGTTGGGGTTGGGGTTGAGGTTGGGGTTGAGGTTGGGGTTGAGGTTGAGGTTGGGGTTGAGGTTGGGGTTGAGGTTGGTTAGAAAGATGTGAAGAGATTTCTTCACATAATTCACGTTTGAGTTTACGTTTACGTTTACCATTTACAATTTTATATGTAGTAATTCCACATGCAATGGCTACTCTTTGAATATCTACTAATAAATTTTTTCTAGTATTACAATTCGGTATCTCTTTGCAAATTTCTGGTTCTTCGGGTTGAGGTTGGGGTTGAGGTTGGGGTTGAGGTTGGGGTTGGGGTTGAGGTTGGGGTTGAGGTTGGGGTTGGGGTTGAGGTTGAGGTTGAGGTTGAGGTTGAGGTTGAGGTTGGTTAGAAAGATGTGAAGAGATTTCTTCACATAATTCACGTTTGAGTTTACGTTTACGTTTACCATTTACAATTTTATATGTAGTAATTCCACATGCAATGGCTACTCTTTGAATATCTACTAATAAATTTTTTCTAGTATTACAATTCGATATCTCTTTACATTCAATATTATTCATTTATAATTAATAAATAAATTATAATTTAATTATTAAATGAAGAATTGGTATCATCTGTTTTTGAATGATAGAAAAATATCATTAGATTATATTTTTTCAAAAAATACCAAATTAACTATAGAAAAAAGGTTATTTGAAGATAATAATAATTTTAAGATACAATATGGAAGATTGTATATATCTACAATTTTTGGAGAATTAGGGTGTAATTTTGATATAGAAACAAATAGTATAGAATTGACACATAGTTTATCTAATATTAAAGTGAAATTTAAAAATGATAATATAATTCTAAAAGTTGGTGATAGATATCTAAAAATTAATGAAAATAAAATTTATAAAACTCGTTTCGTTAGATTCGCGACACATATAAATATAAAAGAAATAAAATATATCGAATGTGAAAATTGTATTCATAATTTTTGTAATATAATTTAATTTTTTTTTTATATTTATATTTATAAATGTCAGCAGGACCTGTATCATTAGAATCATCAATTAGAACTTGTAAAGTTGATGTAGCTTATGCTAATAAAATGGAATCGGATAGATTTTTAAATCCATCTAACGCGATGTGTCCTAGATGGACTGGTAAAGATTTAATGGGGAGAAAAGTATGTGCTAATTCATTTAAGACCAAGAGTGCTGGATGTAATAGTGCAGTTGACAGAGTACATGTGGAAAATGATTTACGACCACAATATTCTGAATATATCAATTTATCTACTATGGGTTTAAAAGGTAAAATATATAACGATCCATCCTTGCAATCTGGAGGATTTGGTCAAGATATTCGTAATAAAGTTTATCATGGATGTAATAGAAACCCTTACGCGGCAAGTAAAACTGTAAAGGAAGGATTCTGTAAAAGAAAATGTGGTGGTTGTAAACATTAATTACTTGATGTATAGTTTTAATATAACATTCATATTTAAATATAAATATTATATTATAAAATGAAACTAAAAAATGTCTTCGAATACGAGAAGACTAAGAATAGTTTTTATAATATTTTGAATGAAAAAAATAAATGGGATATGAAAATGTTGAAAACGGATAGTAAACAGGGATTTTTAGGTGTTGTTTCTATAAAAGATGTTGAGATGGTTTTCAAGTTATCTCAACATATAAATTATTTAATAGAACATGAATATTATATTTCCAAATCATTAGTTGGTTTATCTGATTATTGTATACATTTTTGTAAATCTATTGATATGATAAATTCACAAATATCTGAAAAATTTAGATTTTGTAGAAATCCGTTTACAGAACCTGGTAGAAAAATATATACAAATATAATGTTTATGGAATATATAAAAGACACGTATAGTTTATATGATTATATTCGTTATAATAAAATTAACGATGATGTTTTATATTCCAGTATAAAACAGGTTTTGTTAGCTAACATTATAGCATATGAATATAAAAAATTTACTCATTATGATTTACATTCTTGTAATATAATGATGAAACAGTGTAATAAAGATGTTGTTTTTTTGTATGTGTTGGATGAAAATAATCAATTTATTATACCTACATTTGGAAATTATCCTATAATAATAGATTATGGGTTTTCATATTGTTCCGATATGGAAAATAATCCGATGTATTGTAGTTTAGGGTTTACAGATAATGGTTTTACTAGTTGTATACCAGACGAACTTTTTGATTATAAATTATTTTTAACATCCACTTCCAACGAATTGTATTATTATAGAAAAAATGAAAAAAATAAAAAATTTAGAAAAGTAGTATATAACTTATTCAGAAATTTAAGAATGGATAAATCTAATGGTTGGGATAAACTACCTGATAATAACATTAGTAAAAATTTGGTAAATATTTTAGGTAAAAATAAAAATATAATAAAAAATAGTATTTTCAATAATAAATATATAGAGTATTCGTTAGATTTATTTAATTCTTTGATTATTTTACCCAATCAATTACAGGATTATTCTCAAATTCAACGAATTTTTTCCAATTTTTTATTGGAATGGAACAAGATAGAAAGAGAAATATCCAATTCCTTTTACAATATTTATATACTAAAAGGAATTATCGAAATAGTGAAAAGTATTCGTGAGGAATTTTTAAACAATATAAATAATAAACAGATTATAACGACCTTTAAAAATTCTGTTTATGAAAAAATAGACGAAGTGGTTAAATTTTGTAATCCAAAAAATATAAATTTTGAAACTTTATTATGTTCTATCATATTATTATCTAGAAATATAGAAGGATTTTACCATAATGAACTCGAAAAAATTAAAGAAGAAAGAAAACAGAGTTATGAAAATGTACCATTGAAGACAAAAAGACAAATATTCTCTCTTATAAATTTAAAATTAGATACAGAATATATTTTTAACAACAATACAATAATTGTTGTTTTTGATGTAGTTAAAAAACAACAACATATTTTTCAACTAAACGAAAAACAAATCAAAACATTAAATATGTTAAATAGGTATTATAAAGACAATTGTGTATATGAATATTATAAAAAATCTCTTCAATCGGCTTTATAACTATCCAGAAATCTAGCAGATGGATCTTTTTCATCATTCCATTTAGGTAACCAGTAATAAGGTGTTAAATCTGTATTCGAGTAATATTTTTCGTATATTTTTCTGTAGTAGTAAGATTCTTTAGTGTATGGTATATTTTTCGTATATTTATTAACATTTTTCGAAAATTCTTCATCTGAAATTATTTTGTCGATATGTTTTTTTATAATTTCAGATAAAGAATTATTTTTGTTACTTACCGAATCCGAAAAACCATTTTTTCTCCTCCACAAAACATCATCTGGTAAATGTTTTTTATCATCAAACGCTTTACGTAATAAATATTTTTCTATTTTAATATCATCAAACATCCTTAACTTTGGATCTATACTCATGTAATATTTCACAAAATTTTTATCACAAAAGGGAACTCTGGATTCCAATCCATAAAAAGATATACATCTATCCGAACGTAATCCGTCAAAATAATGTATATTCTCTAATAATGATATACATTCATTTTGAAAATGTATTTTATTGGGAGCATTTGTTAAATATAAATATGATCCCATTTCATCCATTACTTCTCCTGAAAATAAAATCTTAACATTTGTATTTTGTGATACATATTTTGATATTAAACTATGACCCAAAGATGCTCTAATAGTA